TCGTGCGTGCGTCACGGCGTGCGTCGTGCGTGCGTCGTGTGCGTGCGTCGTGTGCGTGCGTCGTGCGTCGGTGTCGTCGTGTCGGTGCGTCACGGCGTGCGTCGTGCGTGCGTCGTGTGCGTGCGTCGTGTGCGTGCGTCGTGCGTCGGTGTCGTCGTGTCGGTGCGTCACGGCGTGCGTCGTGCGTGCGTCACGGCGTGCGTCGTGCGTGCGTCACGGCGTGCGTCGTTCGTCGTGCGTCGGTGTCGTCGTGCGTCGGTGTCGTCGTGCGTGCGTCACGGCGTGCGTCACGGCGTGCGTCACGGCGTCGCTGTGTCGGTGCGTCGGCGTGTGTGTGTCGCCGTGTCGGTGCGTCGGCGTGCGTCGGTGCGTCGGCGTGTGTCGGCGTGTCGGTGTGTGCGTGTGTGTGTGTGTCGTGCGTTTTTTTTTTGAGTTTTTTTTGTGTGTGTTGTGTGTGTGGTGTGTTATGTGTGTGTTTTGGCGTGCCGAAATGAGCCCCGCGCTAACTTTTCTCGCACCCTGCGACACCGTGGGCAGCTATGCCATAGAAAATTAACTTCAAACTTTATCACTTAGATTTATCTGATTTTTTCTTCAATCTTCTTGGCTTTTCTTTTTCTCGTTTATCAGCCTCATACATCTCACAGGCTGTTCGATAAAACAATTTTTTATGCTTGCCCTCACCGGGGTGCCCCCCACAACAGGGAATTAAGTTATTCAACATCATTTCCACAAAAGCCCTATCCTCATACTCTTTTATCACATCATCTGGCTGTTTATATAAATCACAGTCATTGAGAGGTTTTTTCATAAATCCAATTATAATGTACAGATGGAAAACAACACAGAAAACAACACGACCAAGTACATCTCGTACAACGAATTTATAGCGAACGTCAGCATTGACTATGAAATGATAAAGAAAGCCGGTTCAAAACTCCGATACGGTCAGGTGTATTTTGTAGAGCTTGATGATTTGCATCCAGAAATAGCTGAGCAAATTCGCCACTCGCCACTCGACCCCTTCTACCACGACAAAGCGTCTACTGACACTCACGCGTTTGTGGAATCCCTCTGGCCAGAGAAACCGGAACTAGAAGTTGCAACCCTTCTTGCGGAGTAGTTGCTCATAAGAACCAACGTTACCCTTTGGGAATGTGGCGATATGGGGACCATTTGTTCCGAAAATCTTAAATGAAACAGAAGAATTGGACTTCATCAATCCGCGCACGAATCCACGCGCATCAGAAAGCCAAACACCCGCATCGTCATATGTTCTTTGATACTTGACTGTTTTGGGTTGTGTATTATCGAATTTCACTTGACCAGAACCAGCTCCATAAAGACTTGCGTTTGCATATAAACCAAAAGGATAATTATAAACACGAACTAAAAGATTTTGTTTTACACAAATAACTTCAAGCCAATATGTAAGCATGAATCCATTTTCATATCCCTTATTTGACGATTGGACACCCAGCTGTACATATGAATTACGGCCATCGTCTTCAGAAAAATCTAACCAATATGGTTCACAAGTATTGGTTGCTACATTGTATGAATAACCAATGTCGCAGTAACTCGAATGCATCCTTGCATTAGCACTCACTGAAAACGCAATAAACACAATAAGTGAAATAATGGTTGCTAGTAGTAGTTTTTTCATGAAATTATTTTACCTCTTTTTCCACTTTTGACTATTTCTTCCACTCGGAAAAAGTTTCCTTTTTGTAGAAGTGATTTGATTAGTGATTCAGTATTGATATTTTTTATATCGTTATTATCTGATTTTTGTAATCTAATAATGAATGTCTCGATTTCATCATTGTTATCGTCACCCACCGAGCTGTTCCTCCTGCTTGTTGTTTCGTGGTGGAAATATTTTTGAAAAAAGGCCGGCGATGATTTCATCTTCTTTCGTTTCACCGGAAATATTGATTGATGCATACTTTTCTAGCACCATCCTGTTGACATATCGTGCAACTTTGTATAAATCTGCTTCGAGGAAAGAACTAATAATGAGCCATTCCTGACCCCCCATTTCCAGCCATATGCCAGAACCATAAATCGTCACATCTTTGATGCTGGTGATTTCAGTGTTGCTCATATATATAAATTACTCCTGTGTTGTGGGATAAATTTATCTGAAATTTATCAGTATTCTAAAAAATTTTTTTATTCGCTTTCGGGGTATTTCTCTCCCGTGAGCTTGCCGGCGCAGCATTTTGTGCCCAGATTGAAAGATACCAAACCACCGGTTCCGAGTGGGACGCTGAATGCAACAAAATTATCGTTCTCCAGTCCACAATAATTGCAATTGTTATCTGATTCTTGAGCGATTAATTTCAGGAAGTCGTCCGCACACACATAACAGGAAACCGTACCTATTTCGGGAAAGATACAATGATTTACTTTAGGCATAATGAGTGAATCTATGTGTGGACAAAATTTCGTGCACTTGGCGACCAGGGCCCGAATTATCTTTTGTTGAGTTTTAGTGAGCCGATTTGTTGTTTTCATGTCCGGAATTTTGCTGCGGATAGCCGAAAAAATAAAATCCTGATACTCCCGTGCCTCCTTCAAAGCTTTTTCTCGGTCTTCTGGTGTTTGGAATGGAGAATTCCAAGGGGGTGGCGATTTTCTATATCTAGGATTGCTCATATGGGTTAAATCTATCCAACCTTTCTGTATATGCTGTTTTTCTAAAAAAATTTTTTGACTTGCTACCGTTTTCGCATGAATATTTTTTTTCTCTTATTTGAAAATATCCCCGATGGGTTGAATTGGTGCGCCCTGCGGGGGTCGAACCCGCGACCTGCGGATTAAAAGTCCGTTGCTCTACCAACTGAGCTAAAGGCGCGTGAATAATTTTGTTCACGACAGCGAATAACTTAGTTGTTTGATTAGATTTTCACCCATCCATTCCCTAATGGGGTTTGAATTTTCACAAAATACAGAAATACGCGTGGAGAAAACATTGCTGGTTGGGTCGGCAACTACTGCTATTTGTGAATGTGGGGGCGGAAGCATGGTTGCGCAAATTATATCTGCAGCCCATTTATTGAATGGCGCTTTTCTTGTGCCAACATCGTCGTCCCAGTCTCCGGTAGACCATCCGGAAAGTATTTCCTCCCAGCCATTAATAATTGTTTTATAGTGTCCCCTGTATCCACCAATCGATATCCAGTCTCTATTTATGTCAAATTTTAAGCCTTCCATCTCATTTCCTTTTTCGTCCATCCTGAGGTGCGTGCCAATTAAATAAGTATTGACACAATCTTCATTGGCAATATAAATGGTGGATAGGGATTCCGCGTCACCCATTCTGCAATCTTCACACAAAATACTGCGTCTAGTTGCACTCCATCCGAAATCATCAACGTTGATATCTATATCTTTTTGACAATCACAGCACTTGTTCATCTTTGTTCTTTCTCATTAGATTCATAATTAATTGAACCGTTTCGCTTTCCTCTGCAAATTCACCACCGTCAACTGCGGCATCCACAACAGACCTCTTCTTTTCAATAAGAGTGTATATTTCTTCGTCAATCGTGTCAACTGTCAAAAGATAGGTTGCCGTAACCGAGCCTTTTTGGCCGATTCTGTGCAGACGTGAATAGGTCTGGTCAACATCGGCCGGAGTCCATGGGAGCTCAACAAATAAGCACTCTTCTGCAGCAGTTAGCGTATGTCCGGTTTTTGCTGCCTGAATAGACAAAACAATCACTGGAGCACTTTCTACCGATTCCGTTTGAAAACGGCGCTTATTTTTTTCCACTTCCTCGACCGCCATGCCACCCTGAATTCGAATATTGCCATATTTGCGAGCGATTTCATCCACGATATCGCGATGATGAGCAGCGACAACAACTTTTTTGCCATTTTCGAGTCTTGCATTTATCCATTCCTCCACTACTTCCATTTTTGCTTTTGCTGCGAGTTTTCTCAATACGGAAAGGCGAACAAGATGCTCATTTGCCTCTGCGCGAATCATTGCCGAAATAGCTGCCCCCCACATTGGCTTTCCTTGTTCTTTGGCTATTTCTCTAGCTCGCTCGGCGATGTATAAGATTATGTCTTTTTCTGCTTTTTTATATTCTTTCATTGCATTAGAATTTCCATCTACCACAACTTTACTGTGTATGACTGGGGGCAATTCGGAAAGAACTTGGTCTTTGGTTCTCCTAATATAGCAAGAGCCGCGCAATCTGTCGTTTAATTCATCCAAATGTGAGTGGCCGCTAATATTCCACACGCCAAAAGAATCTTGATATGCAGCGCAGTAACGGCGATAGAAACCCCAAAGCCCGCCAAAATCTTTTAATCTTCCCAGAATATCTAATTGACTTGCATATTCGTTTGGCCTATTTGTTACTGGGGTGCCGGTGAGACACAAAATAATAGTGTTTTTGGGCGCGCTGTGAGCAATTTTGATTGCTGATTTTGTTCTTTGAGCGTTGGGCGTTTTGCAGTAATGGGATTCATCAAATATATATGCCCTGTGTCCCATCAAATTTTTTTGCCAATGAGAAATATTGCTATACCCAACAACAACCACATCATAGGAACCAAAATCGGGGAAAGTTTTTCTATTTGTTACAGCGGTGACGCGAAGTCTTGGAAGCCATTTATTCCACTCCATCACCCAGTTGAGCACCAGACTTGGAGGACATACAACTACAGCCGGGTATGAGTCCATTACGTGCTCAACTGTCGCTATGGCCTGTATAGTTTTTCCAAGCCCCATTTCATCCGCGATAAATGTCCGCATGGTTTTGGCAGCATAAACAACACCGGCACATTGATATGGAAGTAAATTTCCAGTAAGGGTTGGAATCTCAATATCCGCACTAATAGAGCGAGATGCTTCAATAAAATTATTCATTTTTGTTACTACTGAATCAGAAATCATTCGCACATCTTGCTCAACTTCTATGCCAAAACTGTCAGCCCACTCAATCACTGACTGAATTGACGACTGGGGGGCTCGCCACGAATAGGCTTTTGAGTCCCAGGAAACAGCCGGAACCTGTTTGACGGCTTTGATTACAACCCGTTCATATGGAAAGCGCATATAAATCATTCCATCTTGCAGAAATACGCGCGATTTATTTGCTTTTTTTTGCGGCACGTCAAATTTCATTGCATCAACAGACACTTCAAATCCGTGTCGAATAGCAAATTCCCTACCTTCGTTCATTGAGGTAAGTGGAAGTCTCCAAACTCGTGAAAGTTTGTCCCATTTCGCTCCTGGAATTTGTTTTATCTCATTAACCTGAGTCTGATTAAATGGAAAATCTAAAACTATTTCGCTTTTGTCCAAATAAAGCCTCATAAATAATATTTTATGGTTGTTTCGTCAGCGATTTGTCAAAATCTATCTGAATTTTGGCGTGCTTTCTAGCTGCTTCGAGGAAAAACATATACATAGTAAAAATATTTGGCGATATTTCATATGGCTTTATCGCTGGCTTTGATTTATTAGCAAATAGACATGGTTCGGCTTCCATCATTAATTTAATTAATAAAGCGGGTTGAATGTTGGTTGTCTTTTTTTCTTTTTCGTGTTGTTCAATGTCGTAGGTATCTCTACTTGTCATTTGCCCTCTCTTCGAGTTTTATTTGATTATCTCTAAGAATAGTGTAAGTTTCTTGAGATATGTCAAGGAAGAATCTCTGCTCTGGATACCTATAAAGAAGCCAGATTTTAAAATCTGCTAGAGTTTTTGGGACTTTGTCAGCGGAACCGAACAGAATGTTGCGCCTGGAATCCATGTATGACGCAACACCTGTCCGGAACCACCGCCCCCCTGTTGTTCAGCTGACTTGATTTTCGGTGATTTGATGGATTGGTGATTTGTTTTTTTGTCTCTTTGACCCAAGGAAATCGACCAAGTTCTTGAGTCCAGGATTCATCATGTTGGCAGCGTTTGGTGTGTATGTCATGTAGGTGGAATACATTCCATCGGCTTGCTTCTCTTGGCGAATCACAATTTGGCTCATGTCAAATCCATAGCGGTTTTGCCATTTCCAGCGGAACGTGAACCATGCATTTTGCTTTTTGCTTGCGGAAGAAACCAGATATTCTATTCGCGGTGTCAGGCTAAGGAAGTGAAGAAACGCCCTCTCCTCTTCATTCAGGGGGTACGTTTTGGCATGTTCGAGAGAGATTTTGGAGGTTTTCTTTTTCGCCGAAATCTTGCGGGTTTTCTTTGAGTAATGTGTTATTGCTTGTTTTGGAGTGGCCAGTTTGTTCTTTTTGAATTTCGGGGTGGCGTCATGAATTTTTATGACACCGTTTTTCTTGGCTGCGTCACCGAGCTTCTCAACTTTCTTGCGCAGTGATTCCATGCGGCGCTTTCCTGCCTCGTTCATTGGTTTGCCGTTGTAGCGAGCGTAGTGATTGATTTTCCCATTTTCGTTTTTGCGAATCATCTCAAAACATCCACCAAACTGATAAATGCCCGACATATTCTGTCGTCGCTTATCTCCAGAAAGAACGAGGAACCACTGCTTGGGGTTAGAAACCAACGCCAAAAGAACAATGTCAAACTTAGACAGCTCGACAACACCTCCTGTCAATTCAGCTGAATCAATTTCGTCCGCTGGCTTGGGAACAATGATTTCAGAGTCGAGAATTGCGGTAGAAATTGCATTGATTGAGGAGTCGTCAAGTCGAGACAATTGCTTGCTGGACCGAAGAATCTTTTTCAGGTCTGCGTCTTGTGGTGTTTTCTTTTTCATGTTGTGTAGTTTCTCCAATTTCTTTTAGGTTGTTGATGAGAACCCCCCAGTGGGGCTGAATACACCATAGTTGTATTGTCAACAGAAAAACAACCTACTTTGAGTAAAATATTTTGCCCCCCCCCCCCCCACCCCCACCCCCCACCCCCCACCCCCACCAAATTCCGGGAAACCCGAAGGAGGTTGTATTGCGGGGTGATTTCCGGCTATAGTCTTTTATTGCCGCCAGGAAAGTTTCCTGTGGCGAATTGCAACAACAGGCACAAACTAAGGAAAAAAAACACAATGGCAACGAAAAAGAAACCGGCCCCAAAAGCCCCCCAAAAGAAGAAGGCCCCAGTAAAGAAGAAGGCCCCAGCAAAAAACAAGAAGGCAAAAAACAAGAAAGCAGCCATCAGCATCAAGTCAAAAAAATCGGTTAAAAATACAACCTCACCCAAAAATTCAAAAGTCACGAATCTTGTGCAACTGGCACTCACGAATGAAGAAAATCCATTCTGATGATGACTTGCTGAAGCTGTCATTTGATGAATGGATGAAAATTGGGATTGAACGCGGTTGGTGTGGTCCACCGGTGTGTTACACACATGACGGTCTACCCACCAGCAAGGAAGATGATGTGGCCTGGGATGCCGGCGACGATATGTGCATCCACATTATAAGACTTTATGAAAACGAAGAGCACAAGAAAGCCGTGGAAGAAAATCATTCCCCGTCAAATTGGCGAAATATTTTTACAAAGAAGTAAAAATTAACGACAGCATTTATAATTGCCTATTTTTGGGGGCCGTTTCACGACTTTTATTTCATTAACAAAGACTACGGAACGCCTAAATTGTTCTGGTTCTTTGTCTTCTTTTTTCTTTTTTGCCATAAAAATCTACGCCACTATGCTCACTATCAATTTTGCCACAAAAAACCCAATACGGGGGTTAGTGCATTTTCGAGTTAAAAAAGCGCGTCTTGTATGAAATCAATATTCATTTTGTCGCTGCAAAAAGTGTGCTTATAATCATGTAGTTCTTCTACAACTCTAGAAACAGATGTACCTTTCGACTTCAACCAGACCACGGCTTTTCTCTCAACCCCGACGCTGTTTTGGTCAATCGGCAATCCGCAAACCTTGCAAACAAATAGTGGTGGCAGCCCTGCCGGAGACATATGAAATGCTACCAATAGCCGAGTGGACACTCGGCACCTTTCAATTTTGTTTTTATATGCATAAAACAACCACATTCAACACATTGTTGCGACGCTTTTATGAATCTTGAACACTGTCTACATGTTGAGAGTCTTTCCTTGGCTATCGATTCCTCAACATAATTCATTCTTCGAAATATGTGCCACGGTCGTGCTTTTCTAGTCATTGTCGCGTCCTTACTTAAACCTACTTTATCATTCTCTTTACGCTCAATGTATTTTACATAAAATCCCATCGTGATACATGAGACAATAATTACCAAAACAAACGTGTTCCATTCGGAAAAATCATAAACATTATGATGGTTCATAATCATTTTGTGGGCCGTGTAGGAATTGAACCTACGGCCAAAGCATTATGAGTGCTCCGCTCTAACCACTGAGCTAACGGCCCGAAAACGCTTTGACAATCAAAAGTATTGATTCTCAAAGTGGGTATCATAGGTGGCCCCAGGTAGGTTCGGGTCTTTGCATTTGTAAGCTTGTTTATCGTATGCTAAAGCGTGTTTCCGTTTTCTTTCAAGAGCAAGTTTTTGTATAGTTTCAACACCCATGGAAGTCAAGAAATAGTTACCATTTAAATCTGCGCTAATGAGACCGTTCTTCAATAATCTGCGTAAGCAATCTCTCAAATTTTTCCTGCTTTTGTATTTCTGGTGATTCGCTTGGTAAAGCAAATCAAAAGTGGCGTTCTTTGAAGATTTGTTGAACACAAGAATAAAATGTATCACGGCATCGCTCATAGAACCAGATTTGACGAAATGTTCAATTTCTTTTGTTTCAACCGACATTTTGGGTCTCCTTTGCTTTGATGTAGCCTCGCACTAAATTAGAAACATTAGTCCATTTGCTGTGGAGTGAGCCGAGAGGGAATTGAACCCCCGACCAGCACCATGTAAAAGTGCCACTCTACCACTGAGCTACCGGCCCCACATGTTTTTGTGGGCCGAGTGGGAATTGAACCCACGACCCACACCTTATAAGAGTGTCGCTCTCACCACTGAGCTACCGGCCCCACAAACCTGCGGGTTACAGCCCCCGTTCAGCCAATGCGGTGCGTATGCTTTCCACAATCGATGCAGCAGAAAATCCGTTTGGCTTTATTTTTGTAACCAACTCTCCGTTTTTAAAAAGAATGAAAGTGGGAATCGTGACAAAATCATATTTGCGCGACATTTCTGGAAATTCCTGAACATCGACTTTGGCAAAATTGACCAATCTGTCTTCTTGTTGGGACAGGTACTCAATGGTTGGACTAACCAGCCTGCATGGACCACACCAAGGTGCCCAAAAATCAACAAAAACTGGAAGTTGCGATGATTTTAAGAATTCGTCAAATGTCTCTTCGGTAAGTTCAATTGTCATAATGCTGCCCTGTTAAAACCATCATATTTCTCGCTGAAAAGCATATCCATGACCTCAAATGGCATCAATAAAAAGCCCCTTGCTGGATTGTCGCTGCCACCCAAGTTGAATTTTGTCTTTTCATTAAATTGGTCCGGATGTAGACGCAGATATCTTTTGAGACGAGCAATCGAAACAACAATAAACGCCCCCTCTGGAGAATAGATATAGACCCACCATTTGGCGGTGGTGACGTTAATTCCACTTGGAACCCAGACCCTATTGCCAGACGGGTCCAGCATTCCTTTGGGGTTTTGATTTGTCTCAACAACCATCTTCCCATTGCGATACCTGTCGCTTTTTACCTCAAAATCACTTTCAGAAAGTGATTCAAGAAAGCTAGATATTAGGTCTTCGCCAATTTTTCCATAGGCCAAGTCTTTTTCAAAATCAAACTTTTTTGACTTTAAATCAAAGGCTGAATTTTTCACAAAAAAACCCTACCAGGCTCTTATGCCTACGGTTTATTTTTGGGGGAACACCTGTGCTCCCACGCCTTTCCCCAGGTGCAGGGGTCCCAGGGGCCCCATCCAGCAGCCCGATACAACAAATATCCAACTTTGAGGTTGGTCAACGGGTCAAGCAGGGATTCCTGGGTGCAGATATTGAGCTGGCGACAGGCAATTGCCCACTTGTTGCGTTTGGGGTTGTAGTTGACACCATTAATTTGAAGAAGCCCTGTATCCGACCTATGGTTCCATTCGGTTACGTGGGTAATGTTGCAGTTTTTATCAACGGCATCACCGCCACGACGATTGGGGCAGCCGCCAGACTCCCTAAGAATTATCCGTCCCAATTCCGGCCACGCCTCCTCTGGCCAACCAGCTTCCGCCGCAAGAATTGGAAGCCAAGACACATCCCCCCATTTAAATTCAATCACTGACTTGGCCGGCTGTGTCATTGCAGTTGTGTTGATTCTGTCAATTGATGATGAGTTAATGATAGATAAATTAATAATATTAGTATTTATTTTTGTTTCTGCTATTTTGTCTTCATTTGGTGTTTGGGGAGGCTCATGTGCTTTTCCTGATGGAATGCCGACCCCGATTGTCAAAAAAAACAAAGAGGTGAACCAACCAGTTAAAACATTATTCATTGCGTTTCTCCATTCTGTTGGGGATATGGGGAGCTGCTGTTTGGCGGATGGGGACTTGGACTTTCAGTAAAATTCATCCAATTATTTGATGCTTGAATTTCCCCCGCCAGGGGGTTCTTTAATTATAACAATCCCCCGACCGATGTCAACACCGCAAAAACCCAATAAATATTGGGTTTTATTCTTCTTCGACCATTTCCCAAACTTCTTCTACGGGGAAAAGTTCGATTTCCAAAATTGACGATTTTGAGTCGCGGGAATCAGCCAACAACTTAATATCCATGGTTTCAAGTATCCCGGAACACAAAAAAGAAGAGAAATCGTCCTGTGCTTCTGGTGTTTCAAAAACCCAAATTTCATTAATAACTTCTTTAATAATTGTTTTGATTTTTTCTATTGTTTGTTCCTGTTTTGACATGTTGACACACTATCACTTGGTCGGCTAGGGTGTGGGGTGACCAACAAACCGATAGGAGCACGTATGAATTTGGCACCGGTAACGCTAATTGGGAATGTCACTGCAGACCCGGAACTAACCTACACACAGAGTGGGCAGGCTCGTTTGTCATTTTCTGTCGCAGTTAATCACGTTTGGTATGACCAGAGTGACAACAAGCAAGAAAAGACAAGTTTTCACAATATTGTTGCGTGGCGCTATCTTGCTGAGCATGCGGCCAGGACGGTGGAAAAGGGAATTGGCGTCATAGTTTTCGGTCGCCTTGAGCAGCGTTCATATGAAGACAAAGACGGAAATAAGCGTTCAATAACTGAACTGGTTGCCGAAGAGATAGGAATCGCAACCAAATCCCTGGAGACTATTGAGCGTCGCCAGGGCGGGGGGGCACAGCAGGGGCAGGGCGGCAATCAGGGTTCGACACAGCGCCAGCAGCAGCAGCAGCAAGCACCCCAACGCAGTAGGCCACAGGGAGTACGGAGCAAGCCAGCTCTTGTTTCTTCGTCAAACGAAAACGAAGAAGACATGGCTGAACCGTTCTAGGACAATTTATTTATTTTCAAAACCTTGACGTTCATTTAATTTCAGCCAGAGAGCTGAAAAATGAACGTCAAATTTTTTCACGAAATGTTTAATGGGGGCTTAGCATATAAACACCATTCATAAAAGGGAGCAATATCATAAAAGGGAGCAATAATCAACATGGTCACAGATTCCGAATACAACAAGCTAAAAGAAAAAGGAATGGGCAGGGGCAGGCCACGCCACACACCGGAACAAAAAGAAAAAGCTCAAATAGCGAATTCGGCTAGACAAGAGGCTAGACGCCGAGCGCACCTTGTTCTTAAGAGTCGGCACATTGACGAGTACATCGAGATTTACAATGCGGAATTATCTGCTTTGTTGTCTTCTGAGCCGGAAGAAAAAAAGAAAAGAACGCGTAAGTAATAATACAAATAGATAAACTAATTTTTAGTTGTATTATTTTTATTTTCCGTTTCCACGATATTAAATGAGCTGAATACTTTTTTGAGGTATTTTTTCGCCCATTCCCTTTGTTCTTTTTCTGACGCGGTGAATAGAAATTTAGAAACTGGAATTGTGCTGATTCCCACATTTCTTTTGTTTTTATTCATCGCTTTCATCCCATCCGTCATTTATTGTTTTACCAGTTTTTGCCATGTATTTTTTTTGCATATGAGCAAAAATGGCATCAAGGTCAAGTTTTTCCTCCATGCCTGAATTTCTTATTGAACCGTCAATTTCAACGAGCTTTCCCAATTCTGATGGAGTTCCGCTCATCCCACCCATTGTTGTCATTATTCCTCTACTTTTCTCTTTCTTCGTTTTGATTTTTTGTGTATTTTGCTTTTCAAACCATAATATTCGATTTCTAGCCATTCATCAAAATCCTCATACGCACCAGGCGTAGTTCTAATATATTTTTCGTAATGCTTGAGTAATTCGATATACTCTTCATCGTCTTCATCAAATTGCCGACCCATAAAATTTAATTATTTTCTTGCTTCCTTGCCAGCTTTTTTGGCGGCCTCCGTGTTTGAAACGAATTGTTTTCCTGAGCGACTACCAAAAATTTTTTTTCTGTTTGTTGCTCTGCGTTGCTCTGGTGTCATTTTTTTCCATGCTTTTGCTGGAAGATACCTTCGCATTCCACCCGGTCTATTCGCTGGTTTGCCATCGCTCGTTGTCCATTTTTCCCTAGTCCACTTATCCAATGAACGTTGATTTTTTCTTTTTTTTCCCCTATATCCACCACCGGCTTTTCTGTACTCCAGAGCAAGTAATTGAGCTTTTCTTGCTGACCATTGTCCCGGTTTTCCGCCCTTTGAGCCAGCCATTATCCTGTTTTTTATTTTGTTTCTAAGACTTGGTTTTGTGTAATTCATTTCTGCAGTTTTTTCCATTATGGAAGGCGCATGGTTGACAAATGAATTTACCGTTTCCTCAACCCACGCTGCAGCAAAATTCGAGTTTTTAAAATGGCGCATTTTTATCTTTTTCTATTTTTTCTTTTTTGGTTTTTTCATTTATTTCGAAAATTCTCTGAGAAAAAGACAAGCGAACATATCTCGGAAGCTGGGCAAACCACGGATAATCCATTATTTCCTCAATTTCGTTTTCATTTAATTCTTCTAACGGTTTGTTTATTCCTAAAAATTTTAAAACACTGGAAGCGCTCGTCGTATTTTGGATGTCTGGCTTGCCCCTTTTTATCCAATCTGCATTATCTAGGGAAGAGTCAATATTTATAATTTTTAGTTTCGCCATAAAATATATTTTATATTAGTAAATAACGTTTTCTTCGTAAGAACTATTTTTTTCATTATCTGTTGCATCAAGTATTTCTACGCTGTCAAGAACTGAATTACCAAACATTTCTTTAAAATATTCCTTGACCATGTGTATAAATATTTCAGCTCTTTCGAACTGATTTTGGGGTTCTGGAAGAGTAATTATCAAAAGAGTCCCCCCAAGTGCAACAATTGTATTCGGCGGTTTATTGTTCATCATGAATTCGCCGAATTTGACAGGAGAATAAGACCATCTTCCGATGGATATTTCTACTCCCTCCACTTCTCGAGTTCCCGATTTTGCTCTAATTATCATTTTTATTTTTCCTTTTTGAGGTCAAGCCATGGCAGAATTGCAAATAGTTTAACTAACGGCGGAATTTCTTCTACATCTGTTTTGAAAATTGACGATTTCTTATTTTTGGCTGAATCAGACTTAATTACATTTCCCAACGAGTCAAAAAGTGGTTTCAAAATCATTTTTGCAATTACAGAAATATCTTCTTCCGTTTGCCTTCTTGGTCCAGCCACATCTATTGGTCGTATTTTCAAAGTTCCATTCGGAATTCCAGAAAACAGCCACCACGCGGCAAAAGCTTCTGCTGTTCTTTCCATAATATCGTCTGAGCCATATAATGTAATCGAAGGAATTTTTTCAAAATTCGGGTCGAGTGTTGAATAAACAAAAGAATGCATGTGCTCTGCATCGTTGCCAGATATTGTCCCACTCGAGCGAGATGGAATCGTCGTTGATTCCCTCAAGCTTGCAGGGCCAGCCTGAAGTGATTTTCTCCCAAAAGAATCAAGCATGTGACCGAATTCGTGAATAGTTATTCCATAGGCCATTCTTCTTGCAAAATCTTCTTTGACGTTGGGTCCATCGGGATATCCCAGTGTTGCAATCGTTGATTTTGAGGCTGAGTCAATCGTTATGTTTGCGTCTTTCATTATTTGCTCTAGTGTTCTTCCAATGCCTTTTTCAGTTCTCATCTGTTCTATCAATTCTTCCGTTCCTAACCGAGTAAAGCCCCACGAAAGCCACATTGTGCCTCGCGGCGAGACAATATTATCTTCTACCACAAAACTACCAAGAGCTCCGACGGGAACGCCTCTCACAGAAAAGCCTGCCTGGTTAATAATAAATTCTGTATCGACAAGCATTGCCGCAGCTCCACTTTCGTCAAGCACTGACAGAACATCATCCATGGCCTGAAGTTGTCCGTAATAAGCATGGATGTCAAGAGGGTTGCCTTTTACCGGAGGTCTTTTAAAATTAAATTTCAGATTGTAATTTCTATATTTGTTAGCAAAATATCTCCTATTTTGACCTACACTATTTCCGTAAACTTTTTTCAATTCTGCAAGTTCGGCAACTCGTGGTGTGCCGTTTGAACCTCTTCCAAATTGCAAAGATTTTGGACCTTGGTCGAGTTTTTCTTGGGTTGTCCTTGGCGGTTCAGCAACTTCTCCTACGGGGAAAAGTTCGATACCCGAAGAGAGTCGTTCTGACGACAATCTCTTTCTTCTTTGTCTTCGTTTTGTAGAGTCGCCTCGAATGACTTTAGCTTTTTGGGCTGAGGACAAACGCTCACTCTGGGTATTTGCATAATGCCAAATACCCTCAAGCTCCTCTTTGATATTCCCGCCGTTAACTAAATCCCCATCTGTAATCACGTTGTAAATCCTGTCGCGAAGTCTGTTGAAATATCTGACACCCTCTTTGTATGGCATGACGCGATGAACCTCAGCGTTAAGCAGGGCTTGCGGGCGTAGAAGAATCTGATTTCCCTCACCAGTATTAGTGTTCATATATGAACCACTTGGAGCGTTCGCCATGGTGATAATCGCCAAGTATTGTGCTTTTTGGGACTTCATTTGTCTTTTTCTTTTTGGGGTTATGTTCTCCGTACTCGAAATTTCTTCGTTGAACGTGCTCTTCCAAAATTCTGGGCTCATACTGACAAACAGGCCTGGTTCTGTTGTGAAATTACTGCCGGCGAATGTTGTTTTTCGGGGGTCTATTTTAAAATTTTTATCTGAGGTCAAATGCGTGTACACACCTTCCATCCCCTTTAGGGTAAAAGCAGTGTAAAATTCATACGGGGAGTTGTATTTTGTTGCCTCCGATAAAATTGCCCTTACGGCAAAATCTGGAATTTTGGCTTTTTTCATTCTTTCTATTGTTTTTTTTCCACCTGATGAAAGTCTTTCTGACGGCAATATCACTTTTGGTTGATGTTTTCGTTTTGTAAAGTCGCCTCGAATGACTTTAGCTTTTTTGGCTGTTGGCCCAATAACGAGAACTTCATCTTCTGCTCCGAAAACAGGCAAGGAAAACACCTGCTCTGCTGGTATGTCGGCCTCATATACAACATGATTATCAAATATTTTTTGTTGCAATTCCGGTTTGTACGGTTTATAATCTGGTCGACTTGCATTCTCTTTTTCTGGTTCAAATTGGCCATATTTGATATAGTTTCCATAAAATCCATGAGCCAGTTCGTCCGAAAAGGTCCAGCTGCTTATTGGCCTGAGACGCAGGTCAGTAATCATCTCATCACCTGGTACAGAATCTAATTTTTGTCGCAACTCCTCATTCGACGAGCCACGATAGAGCTTGATTGAACGAATTCCATTACGCCTGAGGGTCTCTTGCGTTGAGCGATATACTGCGCGCGCAATCGAGCGAATTGCACCCACTGACACAAGACCCCTTTCGGCGTCCTCAGCAAAACCAAATTTATCCAACAGTGAAGCTGCTGCTTTTATGGTTTTCTGTCTTTCTAATGACTCTGGCTTTGAATTTGCAATACTTTCTGTTAGAGAATCACCGACGATATATCTAAATATGTTTGCACCAAGACTATCAGATTGGTGTATCCAGGAACCCATCAGGGAGCCCGAAAAAATCGAGGATGCCACATATGCGCGGTCAACATTTTCTGCCGAAGTGTTAAACGGCAATTCCGGATGATTGAGTCGATGCACTTTTTCGCGATGCGACATTAAATCTCGTAGTACTGGTTCGACAAAGGACAACCTATTGTCCAATATGTTGGTGTTTGTTGCCATTGTGTTTTTTCGCGCCTGTTGTTTTTTTAATTTTTTTAATTCTTTGGCGAAAAACCTAATCAGTTCATCAAATGACTCTTCTTTTGCTTCGCCTGTTTGTAGTGCATTCTTGAAATTCGAAATATAATGTTGTGCAGTTTTTGATAGGCGCACTGCCGCCTCTTCTGCTTCTCTTCTGTATTCTTTTTTTCTCGCAGAGCCATGAATCATATTGTCAAATGCCGGCAGGACTCTGTCAAAGACGGCTTGTGAAGCAATAAGCGACAGAAGAGATGGCGAAGAATCGTTTTCACTAAAATAATCAACAAGATGTTCAATGTTACTTTGTGTAGCTCGAATTGTTGCAATCTGATAAAGTAAGGTGTCGCTCGATAATCCGGGAACGGATTCTTCATAGTACGTCGTATCTAATTTTAGATATTTTTCTATGTTTTCTAGATAGTCTTCGCGTTTGGTACCTACTTCCAACTTAAAATCTCTAAATTGGCTTGCCTCGGATTTTGCAAAACCGTAATAACCTTTGTCAGAAGTTGTGATTTCTTTTATTTTTTCGTCCGAAAGGTCGGTGAATGCGTACGCCTGACTCAGCAGAAAATTGCGCGATTTAAATTTATCGTCCTCTTGTCTCTCGATTGCCACAAATCGTCCATTTTCGTCTATTTCATTTTTCCGCCCAGAGGAAAGTCGTTTTAAAGCGCGTTTTTCATCTGAGCTAGATGGAAGCGAACCAGAGGAAAGTCTTTCTGTTTTGGGAATTTGAATAGGACTGTTTCCTGGTTTTGTAGCGCTTAGGGCCAAAACACCGACAACAAAATTCAAATGGTCTCTATCTATCTCGTCTTCAACTTCCAAATTTCGACTTCCAAAAAACAGCCTTTCCATTCCAGTTGTTAATATTTCCCATGTCTCATTTCTTTCATACAAATCAGGGCCTCCGTATTTTTTGCCAGCATATGCAAATTTCCAATCGTCCTCGAGTGCAACTTCATTATCGGTGTAATGACCATGTCCTCCTTTTGCTGTAACAATGTCGCTAAGTTTTTTCAATTTTTCTCCCTTTTTTCTTCTGCTTAACCAAAAAATATGTTGAAGAGCACCCAACCATGGATTAACTGTTTCTACGCCATGTACAGTTTCGTGAAGCTGAACCCTTTCCCAGTTCTGTATGTCTGTGTCGTCCTTTTTAAAAAGTTTTCCACCCAACGTTGGAATACGGGCGCTGGATATTATTGACACGATATTTCCGTTTTCGTCGTAAAAGTCTCCGTGATTTGCCCTATGATTAGCACTATCTCTACCAAAACCCAAAAATGAAATTAATCTAAGCACGCCTCTTTTTTCGCCAACTTGTTTTCGTTGAGAAGTAACATACGGACTGTAAATGTAGTCCGGAACGGACGAAAGCTGTTCAGAAAGAGAACCATCTGTAAGGGATTTCGGTATCATTCTCAAAATTCTGTCTTGAGCATCAAGCAATGGATATAGCAAATCTCCTTTCAATTGTACATTTGTTCTCACCGTTGAATCTTTGGAATTTTTTATTTCCCAAATTTTATAAACTTTACTGGGCGTACCAGAAGCAATACTCTTTCGATTTGGTTCGTTTGTGATGTCGTAAAATTCTTTATCTATATCTTCCGGGTTGGTAAAAGTTACTCCGACGGATTCAAGTGCTTCAATTATTTTTTGTTGTCGAAGTCTCAAAATTCTTGTTTTTGCCCAAGACTTAATTTTTTCGTGCCCTGCTTCTTTCCATATTTGATTTATTTCTTCTGTACTCAAAGAATTCTGCAGTTGGCTCAAATCTTGCAAAGTTCTGATTGTTGTTTCATCCCACGAAATCTTTTCGTTATGTTCTACTATTAATTCAACAAGCTCTTTTTCCCATGCGGCAATCTTCCTGGACGCCGCCCTGGTCCGTTCTCTCATTGCCCCAAGAGTTGTTCCTGCTGGTATTACGGAACCGTCCGCAAGAACTATGTCACTCTTTGTGTTGGTGTTAAAAACTGCTCGTTCTATCGATTGGACTTGTTCAGATTCAAAAAATTTTCGCACCTGCGAAAGAAATATTTTTTTTCTATCTTCTCCAGAAATGGCAAGGAATGCTCTAAGGTTTTCTTCCATATCTTTTATAAAATTCTGGTATTTGGGAGGCAAGTCGACTAGGTCTACCCTGTCAGTTCCCCACGCTCCCGATTTTCTGATAACAATATCGTCACCGAAGTTCTTAATTGAAACAGCATATCCATTGCCATTGCCCAGGGGCAAACTGGTTATCTCTGCTTCACCAAGATATGGAGTAAACTTAATCGCCACCTTAGAAGAAAGCATCTGCTCCCGCGCAACCACCAGCTTTTCGTACTCTTCTTGTGACATTGTTCTGGGCAAACCTTGTTCTATTAATAATTTTTCAGCTTCTATCTTTTCTCTCAATTCTTTAAGATTTCTTTTTTCATCGTCAGTTAAGAAATCATATGACTTTCCCCAATTTCTCTCGTCAACGTAAGACCAATCCCCACTTGAGTAAGGCGCTAACCAAAACATGTCATATTTCTCAAATGAGCGCAAAATGCTTTCGTCGCTTAGCTGAAGCAATGGAATTTGTTTTTCTGTTTTTTCATCAACATCCATATCACCGGATACAAAGTCGCGGACTATATTCTCAGCAGTTAGCTGCGATTCTCTAAGTATTGCCAAGAGGTCGCTTACCACGTTCGGGTTTTTCTCAATAAGATTTTTTTCTTCTTCTGTTAATGTTCCTACAATTTCTGTTGGTTTTCGCATTTCGTAAAACCCGGATGGGTCATTTTCGTCTTGTGCCAGTTGACTGCGTGTTATATTTTTAAGTTTTTTGCCAACAAATTCAACTTTGTGTATTCCCTGTTCATTTCTTTCAACTTTATTTACTATAGAGGTGCGACCAATTGCCAAATCATCAATGCGTCGCGGGTCGCTAATCCTCATTCTCCTATTTGTTAGCGTGTTATTTTTTTCCGCTTCACTATTTGAAGAATTTACAATACTCAGTACATCTCTTAAAGTTTTTACAAATGTTTTTGCGTCTACCGCATATGGAACGCTTTTGATTTTTGATTGCTCTTTGGTTCGGTTCTTGCCAAGCGCAACACCAAGCAAAACTTCATATGAAGTTTCGTCTAGGTTTTCCAGCCCTGGAATATCTGACGCGAGAGAATCCAATCGCGACGTATGGGCAGCCATTTCGTCTTTTAGTTCAACCAGTTTTTGAAGCCTTGCTGCAACCAGGTCAAAATTTGGTTTTCCTGTTTTTTCATCAATCACACCATTTTGTGAAATTTCAAAAAGTTGCGAAATTTCGTCATCTATTGCTTCAATTATTCCATTGCCTGATTCCAATATTGCGGAAACAATACGCTCTTCTTCTGGCAGCAACGATAAAACTTCATCCATCGCCTCGTCGTCTGTTTTCCCGGGAATTCGCCAAATCCAATCATTGGGAATTCCTATTTTTTGCAAGCCCCTGGCAAGCATGCTTTTCATTTTTTCTTCTCTTTTATTTTCGACTTGAATTAAACCTTTTACTGGTGTATCGTTAAAGATTGATTGCAATAATTTTCTTGCTTGGGCCAACTTTTCTGATTGTCTGAATTTTTTTTGCTTTGTTTCTAGTGAATCGCCACCACCAGAGCGAAGACGTGTTTCCACATCTTCTTGCGTAATATTCTCACCCAATGAATCGGCACGCACGCGGATGCTTTGTTTTCTTTGTTCAGCGTCTTCTTTATCTTTTCCTTCCCACCAGTCAAATCTTTCGAAATACTCAAGTTTTTCTTTTTCGTTTTTAAATTTATAGCCCAAATTGAGTTCTGGGAAAACTTCTCTGTGAAACTCCACTAACTCTTTTGCGATGCCTCGTCCCTGGTGCCATGCTTTTACTTTTGCATCGGTCACTACCCATTTTTCCGGAATTTCAAAACGTTCATCTCCATATTGCGAGCCAGAAATTATTTCTCGAGACTGAAACTTGCCTTGATAGTCGTAATTAATCCATCCAACAAGTGCGCGGATGTGCCTAGAACCAGAGTGATTAGGGTTTTTTCTGTTTGTATACGTATCCAGAACTTTATTCCAGCTGGTAAAGCGAGATTTGTATTTTCGCATGTCCTTTTTCAATTCATTTACATCTATTGCAACAACTCTCTTGTTTGTTGTGTCCATTACTAATGCAATTAGATATTTTTCTCCTTTTTCGTTTGTATATTCAACAAATTTTGCTTTATTGAACATTTCCCTAGCAAAAGCGACTCCTGGATTCCAGTTTTGCGCAGATAATGGTTTTTCGGGTTCCGTTAATTGTGTTTGTATTAAGTTTGGGTAATCCGAAAGCGTTTTTTTATATCTGTCCCACAAATTCTCGTCAGATTCCTCAAAGTAGATATTTCCAGCTTTTTCTATTGTTCCATATCGTTCTGTAAATTCTTTTATTCTTTTGTCATTTTGCGGTATTGTTTTGAATTTTGTAGCTTTCTTCTTTTTTTCTCTTCCTGAAGAAATTCTTTCCTCGTCCAACAAATATCCCTTTTTACTAGTTTCCCTGCCATTAAAAATCAAATTAGCAAGAATGGCCAATCTCTCTTTTTCTTCTTTCTTAGCAAAATATGGAGTCGGGAAGGGCTCTGGCAAATCCCTATTCATCTCTTCTGCAATCGCTCGCTTCAATCCTGGCTTTTCAATATTCGTATCTGTTTCAATAAAGCCATCACCTTTGGGATTTCTTCGAAGCCCTGGTTTTATTTTTCTGTCAGCTGCATTCCAGCGAAATTTTTCGGGATTGGGCAGGTCGTTGCCGACTGTCAAATCAAGTATTTTTGCTACCTCTCTGAGTTCCGGAATATCGTAGTACGTGCTCATTCTGTCAAACTTATTAAACCACTGACCCTTCGTGTTTATTCCAAAAAACGGATACCACTGTCCCGGAACAACTCCCTCTTTGGGATTTTTTCCACTGCTTCTATAAAATGGGACACGAACACCATTGACATTTACAATCATCATCAATCTTCCGCTGTACGTCAGCAGTGGGGAATTTATTTTTTCTCCATTTGGTTGTTGAAATGTAAACCAAACAGCATCAAGGCGTGATTTTATTATCCTGTCCCCAGCTTCTTTTATTTTTTGTATTTGTTTTTTATTCGGTCTTGGGTATTTTTCGTTAATCCAATCAGATTCACTGTCGTAAACTTTGTATGTTAAAGTTATTATTTTATTATTAAAACCCGGTGTACCTATTTTTACAGTTTTTCTTTCTTTCTTTTTATTTGAATTTGTTCCGCTTGAAAGTCTTTCCGCATATTTTGATATATCATTTGCATTAAATTCATGCTGAACACGAATCATTGCATCTGCTATTCCCCTATTTCTATGAGATTCATCTATGCTTAGATTAAACATTGACAAAAAGTCAGTTTTATTTTTGTCAACCTGCAATTTGGCAACAGGTTTTTCTTTTTTGGTCATTTGATTGAGTTGATTGACCGAAGGTCTGTTGGAAGTTGAATTATTTATGTATTTTTTAAGCTGTTCTCCAGAAAATACCGAAACAGAAAGACCGTCATTTGAATCAAAAATAAAATAATCCTCAAAGTTGTTCGGACTCGACTCAAACCTAACTCTTTTTACATTTTTGTGTTTTTGTAGCTCAACCCTTCTGATGTTTCCTATTTGTCTCAATTTCGGGCTACCAGTAGTGTTTAAATTTTGAATAAATTTGTTTCTGTTTTCATTGAACTTTCTAATTGTGCTTTGAGTTATGTTTTTTGCCCCCGTTGCGCCCGAATTTAAAAATGAGTCGCTGGGAATATTTCCCTGATTGTCTATTTGCCTTAATTTTGACAAAACCATAGCGTTTGTTTGTTTTTCTCCGAACGCCAAAAACTTGGCCCTGTCAATAAATTCTTTTGTTTCTGGATATACGTCGACTACGTCAAAGTGGATGTCATCGTCAGTTATTGACGTATTGAGTGCGGCATCGGAATCATTTGTTTTGCCATATAAAAATTCGTTTTCTCCGTTTAGTATTGCCCAGCCAAGAAAATCATCGATAAGGCTTTCTGTCGGTTCTCCATTTTCGTCAAATAAATCAATGTTTTTAAGTTGTAATCCTTTTTGATTTCTGGGTATCACAATCCCTTCATTTATTTCTGAATCGACACCAAGCCCAAGTCGATATGCGTTCTGGGGGTTGTTAAATATATTTGTCTTTTCCGAATCTTCAAATTCCATGGTTATGTTTTTTGACATATCCAATATTTCTTTACTGTTTATGTTTTTTTCTAGTTTTGAATTCATGAATTCCGCTCCGGAGGAAAGTCTTTCTTCCCCGGACATCAATTCCATTTCTTTTTCTCTCAGTGGCTGTACAAAATCCGAATCTATTTTTTTAAAAAAATTTAATTTCTCTTTTGGATATTTGCTTAATGTTGAATTTTTATTTATTATTGCTTCTCTTTGCCTACCAAGCAAAACAACTTCGTGCTCCATGAGACATCCAAATCCGGTTAATGGGATTGCCAAAATGTCTTCCACGGGAACAGTTGATGCCAAAACAACACCAGTTCTCCCATTGTCTCCGGAACTATTTTCAAAAATATCACCACCAAATCTTGATGCCAAATCAAAACTTGTCGACCACGATGAGAGTGGTCTCATTGATACGGAAACGAGTTGAGATTCTTCTGCAATCCCCCCGGTGGCCCTTATTTCTTCTTGGGTGGAAAACTTTTTAAATGGGAGCAAGCGATTTGGCAAGCTCATCCCCCTGTATATAGTTATGTGGCTTATTCCCTTTTCCCTAAAATACTGTTGGGTATTTTCGTGCATCGCCTTCAAAACGCTTGTTAAAACCGATTTGACTCCATCTGGTATTTCGAGTTGTTCACCGTTTTGATAAACTTCACGCAAAACACCAACCACAGTTCCTTTTGGTGCGGTGGCTTCTGTGAGCATGTCTTCGAGTGATGTTGCTCCATTTATTGAAAAAATCTCTCTGGCCAGTTCTTGTGAGAGAGTAGATAAAAGAACTTTATTTGAGCTGCCAGCCCATGCTTGTATTAATTTTGACAAAATTGTGCGTTTTAAGGCTTTTTGTCCCTCTTCCGTTCTGGCATCATAACGCTCGTTAAATGCAAATGAATAGACAAGCATTTTTGCACTATCCAAATTACGACGAAGTGACGACTCTAGCTCAGAGTCCATCTTCGCGTTGGGAAATATTGAACCGTTCATGTCAGAAATTTCGCCTGGAACGGCAAGATTTCCATATTGTTTTACTGCGGCTTTGATTTTCTCATTGATGAGTTCAATTCTTTCTCTTAGGTGTTCTTCTGTTAAAAATCTATCTATTACCGTGGCTGCAGAGTCCATGTTTAATCCAGAAAGGCGTAAATCAACTGTTTTTATCAGCCCGTTTGGATATTGATTTTCTCTTTTTTTAATTTCGTACGAAGATTGGCCAAGTTGCTCAACCATTTCACCACTTGGTGGTCGCAGTGGGTCTGATGCTTTACGAAAGAAGTAATGAATTTTCCCATCAATGTGTTCATACACATCAATTTTTACATCCTCCAATTGGCCCCCTTCTTTTCCAAAAAGTGGCTCGAGTATTGCAGTTTGATGTTCTCTCCTTCGCACTTGAAGTGTTCTTTTATTCAATTGATTTTCTAAAACGTAGGTTTTTCCTGTATATTTGTTTGGTTCGTTTCTCACGGAACCCCGTGGCATCAGTTCGTCTCCACCAAAATCTCTTATCGAATCTTGCTCTGCGGCAATAATCAGGTCAACATCTTTGATATCGGGTGCGGGGAGGCGGTCGTTTTCTGGCTGTGAACTTGATGGGCTCAGTTCAAAAATTGTTTGGAAATCCTTCAAATTTTCTTTTGTATCTTTGGAATCAGAAAGAATTCCATACTGAATTGAATATCTTCCAAAGCCAGACTGGGCGTCTTTGGGGACGACCCTGGCGGAACGAATAGATTCAAAAATCAAATATGCACTCGCGTCAAACTCTGCATTCGTTTCACCAAATATTGCCCGTCCGTAACCAAGCATGAACAGTTCTTGTTCTGTCAATCCGCCAATATCTCTTAAAATAGAAACAAATCTTTGCCTTTGGTGGTCGGGGAGGAAAGCTTTTCCAACTGTTTGTCCTGATTCTGGGCTGTTAATATTAAAGGCGTCGTCAATTAATCTTTCTAGGAGAATCTGAGCTATGTCAGCTCTTGAGAATTGACCATTTTTCCACCCCGAACCGTTGGTTAAATCATCTTTTATTTGATTCCAAAATTCAACGCCTTCTTTTAGTTGTGGAAAAAGCGAAATAATTTTTTTTCTATCCACCCCGTCCCCCTGGCCAATAATGGAGGAAAATCCTTTAATTAATTTTGAGCGAGCAACTAAGGTATTTTTTAATGAGTCATAAGCACGATTTGCGTTTCTTTCTAGAACTTGCCCGGTGGACGGGTCAATTAAGAATTCATAATCTGATTCTGGGCGATTTTGCTCAACACCTGGCTTTGTTATTTCAATTAACTCTGCAAGCAATGCCGATGACGAGGTGTCCGGTGTACCAACTTCGTCTTTTTCGACACCAAAAATAGTTTCCGCCCCTTCATCTGTTTCTTCTGTCGTAGATTCGAAAAATTCTTTTTCTGTTTCAAATATTTTAAATAATTTTCTAAGTTGGTCTCTGTATTTTTCGGGAAACAAATCGATAACGTCGCCTCTTTTGAGGAGCAACGAACTGATTTCCTTAGCACTTTCGTCCATGTGTTCAGCAATTCCGGCAGCCACTGCTCTTTTTGCTGCACTCTGCACGCTTATCGTGGGTTCTCCCCGCTCATTCCGGCGAAGGTCCAGACGAGATGCATCACCAACAACTTCATAAACCATCGCCAATGATGATTCGGGTCCGATAATTGTTGAATCTATTTCAGTTTCGATAATATTTTTTTGGGGGTCAAAGTTGTCTCCTTCCATGTATTTCAACACAGAAATACTTGAATATCCGCCCGCTTTGAGTGCTTCCGATAAATCCACCCCGTACGATGGGTCAAATCTTTGTTGGGTTGGAATAATAAAATCAATTTCGGAAACTTGCCCGGTGGACGGGTCAATACCAGAACCTTCATTTTGTTTTGTTTTTGTGTATTTAACGTTTCTGAATTTTTTTATTATTTTTTTGAAAGCTGTATCCAGTGCAATCTTTGCTCGAGATGAACCACCCGAAGAAAGCCTTGACGATGACTCATCATCATTGTTCAAAAAATTCACCAAATATCTGAAAGTTTCTTCATCTTTCTCTTTTGTTATTTTCGCATACGTATTAATATTTGAAAAAAAGGAAGATTCATCGTATTTTTGCAGCGATTTGGAAATTTTTGATAACGAAGAATTGTCCATTTCATCGTTTTCAATTAATCTCAAAATAGATGGTCTTTTATTGTTTTTCAATATGAATTCTTCATTATCAGAAGAGCCCATCCCAAATAAATGCATCGAAAAAACATCATCAGATTTAACAATTGATTTAAGTATCGCTGATTTTCCAACACTTCTTTTTATGGGCGCCAACGTTGAATCAATGTTGTTGGACCATGAGGAGAGTTGATTTCCATCCACTACCCCCAAAAACATTTTTTTATTTCCGTCGATATCCAGCATCGATTCTTTTATTTGTTTTTCAATATCGTCACTGATATTTAAACTTCTATATAAACCAATATGAGTTATTCCCTTGCCACGAAAATAGTCTTGTGTCTTTTCATATATGGTGCTTGCAAAATCTCTGATGAAATCCATTTGTCTTTGATTTTTGTATTTTTGCGTTTCGCCATCAAACAATTCAGAAGCTGCAGCATTAATCATTTTTGAAATCGGAGAATTTGAAGATTTGTTCCATTCTTTAAGAAGGGAATTTATCAATACTGTTTTCAATACATTCAAACCATTTTCGGATTCGGCATCAAATTTGAGAAAATAACTTTTTTCTCCATTTAGTGATGATTCAAAAAGTCCTTCAGCTTCGGTGTCAAAAAGAAATCCTGCGTTTTCTGTTTTTATGGGCTTCAAATTAAGATATGCATGCTCGTTGCTCATTGACGAATCAGTTACTATGTTGTCAATTGGTGAAAAGCCAACAGATTCCAAATCCTCAGAGCCGTCCAGTTTGTCTACGCGTACGAGAAATTTACTCGACTCATTAAGTTCATCTTGTAATTTTTTAAACCTTTTTGTGTTTGGAAATTCTTTTTCGGTAAAAAGTTCGAAAAAATCATAATATTCAAAATTCAAGGAATCGGATATATTTTTTGAAAAAAATAATTCAGACGCAAATTTGTTCGGATTTTCATTATTAAAAACCTCGATTGTTCTCCCCAATTCGTCAACGTAGGAAAATTTTGCAGAATCAGAATTATTTATGTCGAATTTATCTTTTTCTATTTCTCTAGAAAAAATTAAATTATTTGGCGATGTTCCACTTGTGTATTTTTTAAAATTTGATTTCGGTGAATATTTTTTCAAAAATGAATTTTTGTAATTTTCTCTGCCGATTGCATCTAGTTTTCCAGAAGAGAGTCTATTTTTTCTTTCGCGCTTGGTAAGTGAATCTATTTTCTTTTTTCTGATTGCTATTTCTTTTGATGCGTGTAGCTCCCATGGCTCGTCGTCAAAACCGTCTCCGCCGAGAAGAATTTTTGCGTCTTTTCTTAATTTGTCATTTAAGGCATCGTTTTGAATATTTCTGTTTGGATGAAGAATGGCAGAAATTCCTTCTGCAATCATTTCTGCTGGAGATATGTGGGAATATGAAGTTGTGGTTCTTGGCGCGTTTGGGTCCTTGTTTATATCCACGCCATCTTCGTGCAGCTTTATTAGGTTTGGATTCATCGAATGGGAGCGATATTGTTCGGCTATTGACAATGCATTCATGTATTCCGGGTCATTGATGTTTCCGGAACCATAGTAAATTCTGTTTTTTGATTCTCCAAGTTTACCCTGGTCTCTTATTGCTCTCCAGTGCAGCCAATGGGCCCATTCGTGCATCATTCTTCCAGCTATTGAATTATCAATATGTGAATCTCCTGGAATAACTTCATGATTTTGTCCTAGTGACAGTGGTATTTTTTCGCCTTCATTTCCTGACATTTCTATAATCGTTTTTGGATGAAAAACCACCAGTTCAATAAATGGAGAAAGTCGGCCAGAAACGTGTGCCCTCTCTCGATAATTACGCTGCTCGGTTATTTTGTCGAGTAATTCTTGCATTTCTTTTCTTGACTCCCATGAGTCGATTCCCCCACGGGCCCAAACTGCATGCATTGGGGCGCCATGCTTTTCGTAAGCCCATCTCATGTAGGGATTTGATTCAAGCGAAGCTTTTAACACATCCTTCATGGCCTGAACGGATTCTGGAGACTCATCAATGACGTCCCACGGATTATTTTCCATGTGATTGTTCCAGTACTTTTTAAATGCTTCAACTATTTTGGGTTCCAATCTTGCTCCTGGCGCAAAATCATCGAGCCACATTTCAAAAAACTCTTCATTTGATGACGGAACAAGAACTTCTGCCATTTGTTCTGGCGTTAGGCCCTCAAGCCAGTCCTGCCTATCCCTTCTTATTTGTTTTCCATCATGCAAAACACTTTCGTCGCCGTATTTATATTTTCTGCGTCGATGTTGCTCTATTTTTTCTACTTCTTCTGCCGATATTTTAAAAATCTTATTTTTGTCAAGTCCAGACGAGATTCTGGTATTTTCGTTGCTGTTGTTTTTTAACCAGTTTTCTTTATCAATTTTAAATTTTTCAATTTTTTCTGTGTATGCTTTCTTGTCTGCCAGTAATTTCGCATCTCTTATTTTTTTGTCAAAAATGTCGGTAGACCAATTGTTTTCTATTGCTTTGTCAATTATTGCCTGCATCACCTCTGATGCCGCTCTGGCATCCTCGGTTGCGTAATGATGTTTGGAGCCAAGGTCAATCCCAAGATATTTTGTTATGTCTGCCAAGCCGTTCGACGGAACTTTATTTCCGTCAATAATTTTGTATGGACCGTCCTGTGTTTCTTCGTTCCATTTTGGCAAAACCATATCGGATATTTCTTTTGTATCTATATATCCATATGGTCTCCACGAAATTCCTGAACTTTCTAGTGCATCTTCCAGAACGTCTTTGTCAAAAGAAGCATTTTGAACACCCAAAATGCTTTTATCTCCAGCAAATTCGACAAGTTTTTTGTGAGCATCTTCAATTGACATTTGTGTTGACAGCCACTCATCGGTTATCGGATTTCCGTCCGCGTCTTTGAGGTTGTCGCGTGACCACGGCTCCAATTTCATTTGTGGATTCATGAATAGATTTAGTTTTTCTACGACTTTTCCATTTTTCACTTTTACCAAACCGAGTTGTGTTGGGTTTCCATTGTGGGAGGGTTTTTTAAAATCATCAAAAATGAGCCCAGTTGTTTCGTAGTCAAGCCAAATAATTTCTCTATCTTTATATAGCTCCGAGAATTCTTTCCAGTTTCTCGCTCCCGAAAAATAATCAATGGCGCCGTCAACAAAAGCCCCATACGTTGGCTTTCTGGGCCATGATGGTTTTTTTGCTCCGGACGCGAGCCTATCGACTGGTGTTGTGGCGTTGTAAGAATCTCTGTTTTTGTTTATTTTTGGAGGTTGGGGCAATTTTGCTTTGGGCAAACCCACCCAAATTGGTTTTGTGGTTCCCTCATCGGACCACCCGTCTTTGTCTGGGTCCAATCTGGAGCCCGTTGGGATTCTTGTTCCCGGCACGCCGCCGGTAGGTATGTCTACGTCGAGCCCCCTGCGTCTTCGTCTTCTTCCCCCCAGTCTTGGCCTATCTATAAGACGCCTAGCAGCGTAGGACACCGACCTCCCAAGAATACTGCGAGCTTTTACTTCTGGAGATTTTGTTTCACCAGAGTTGCGGACATTGTCTACTTCACGATTAAGCATTTACTGCAATAATACCATTCTGTGCATTTGAAATTGTTTTTAAATTATTATTACAACCTTTGACGACACTTCACACAAATTGTCGCCCAGGGGTAGGACTTGACAACTTCGTGTTGACAGGTAAGAACTTTTTCTGATTGTTCGTTCAGGTGTTTTCTAATCCATGCTGAAAGATTTAAGCCGTCTTTTTCCGAAGCCATCTTCCATTTTTCTCTTTCTTGCTCAGTTGTTCTTATTAAAACTTGTTTATCAGCCGGCCCACCGTCATTGGTCACGGAAAGTGGAATTTTCGATTCCATTGTTTCTGAAATTTTGTCCATGGCTATTTTTATATTTGACATTTCGTTTGAATTATTTGACACTTAAATTTCCTCCTCATCTTGCTCTATTATCTCGCCATCGATTATTTCTTCACTGGGGGACATTAGTGCTTTTACCGTACTTTCTGGTAAAACTCCTGCTATTGCCATAAGTTCAAGAAGTTTCTTAGATTCAGATTCGGGGTCAAATCCTTTTGCTGGTTTTTCTATTCCTGGCTGACCGGCAATCATTGCTCTTATTGCGTTATTTCCATTTATTTGCGCATCCAATTGCACGCTTATATTTGTTTGCTCTATTCCCAGTAATTTTGAACGTTTATCCATGATTGATAAAACTTGCTGAACAGCTTTTATGTCTGGCTCTAGTTGTAATTCTGTTCCGTCATCATTTATCTGCCTTCTATGCTGAGTGAGTGGCCATAGTGCCTGCTGAAGATTGTCGAGTCTTTCTAGCTCCATTCGTAATATCTCGGGGTACGCGAGCATAGCTTCTCGATTCATTTTTTCTAATTGTCTTTGAATCGACCGTGAAACAGTTTGTGTAGAAACTCCAAACCTTCTCGCTATTTCTGAAATCGCAGTTCCGGCTTGGCGCATTTTAAAAATGCGCATATCTCGCTCATGTACTGATTCGGCAGTTTTTATCAGTGAGGTGTTTCTTTTTTTATCATCGCTCATGTAACAACTTTATTCCATTCAACAACTTCGAAGGGAAAGCGTTTTCCGCGTTTTATTTTTAATGGCCATTGACGTTCATCCCTAGCTCCACGGAAGTGCTTAATGTCGTAAACATATTCTCCCACAATGGTTGGGTCTGGCTGTAGAGAAATGCCAAATTCGGGCCATCTTGACCAAACGGCAGAACCAAAAGGTCTCAAATCTCTGGTTGTTGAACTTGAACCAAGCGGAGCGTGGTGTTCTATCCATAGGGCACAGTTATATATGGTGCGTATTGTGTCAAGATATTTCGCTACTTCGACGGCCACTGCTTCGGATGTTCGACCGCCGGGGTCAACAAATGCTTTATACAGCGGACCAATTATCAGCATGTGCGGTTTCACCTTGTCCAATGCCTCCTCCAATATTGCCCTATCTCTCGCGTGAAGTAGGTCCATTCCAGATGGCTTGGTCAAAATAAATGCATCAAGAGAGCTTAGTTTTGAGTGATGCATTGCCTGCAATGCGATTGAACGAGATGTTCTTCTTATAATTCTTTCTGGGTTTTCAAGGTCGACAGAAAGTGTTCTAATCCTTGGAATTTCCTGAAATGAAAATGGATGTATTCCGGCACTGCACAAAATTCCCACCTGTCTTGCCAGCATTGTTTTTCCGACACCCTCTGCCGCAACCACTATCACTCGTTCAATTCTCTCTATCAACCCAGGTATGACCCATTCGTAGTTGTCTTTGTCGGACTCGTTCAAAAAATCGTTCCATTGAACCAATCTGCCCGAATCAAGAACAAAAGATACCGTCGAAGTGGCAATAATTAAATTACTTTTTGCGATTTTCGCTTTTGCGCTTAAATCATCTCTGTCAAAAAGTTCTTTTAGTTTGCCAACTACAACATCTTCTGGTGAAAGTTCAAGCACTTTGTTTTCATTTGTTAAAAGTGGGAGTTGACTTTCTTCAAGTGGAATTATTTCATCAACCGCTTTTCCGGTTTCTATGTGGTCGGTTATGTCTTTTTCTGATGGGCACACCCATGCTTTTGCATCACAACCAGCATCTTTTAGTTTTTTCAAAACATCATTTGCGTGTTTTATGCCAATATCATCCCTATCGGCAACTATTTCAACGATTGCTCCAGCAAGAGTTTCGGTATGAATGTCAAGCCATTTACCCGCACCACCGGGCATGGTTGTTGCGCAAATGCCCATGTCAATAAGAGTGTTTGCATCTTTTTCTCCCTCCACAAGCCAAATTGGCTGATTTGCCTCTTTTGCAGCCAAAACGGAAGGAAGGTTGTATAAAACTTTTGGCGTTTCGCCAAGCGCATAAATCCAACCACCATGACCGTCGGGTTTTCTCTGCCTAAATGTTTTTTTTCCATTTTCTTCAATGTATCTAACTTTTTGAAACAATAGTTTCCCAAACTCGTCAACATAGTCGTATGATTCAACAAATTTTGGTTTTGATGTTGATTTTTCCGTTTTGAAGCTGGCAGAAGACGACGGAATAAAGTTTTTTTCTGAGGTGAATGTTGTTAATTTTTCTCCATTATTTGGCATTAATTCAGAAATACGCATTCCAACCGAACTGCATATTTGCTCGGCATTGCATGACATTGCCCTATGGCAAGTTATGAGCGTTCTCCCGTCATTTCCCTGACCTATGGAGAGTGATGGATTATTGTCGTCATTTCTGCATGGACATCTTGCAACCCAACCATTGTTTGTTTGCCTAACACCACTTAGGCGCGACAAAAAATTTGCTGTTTGGGTTGAAGGGGATATGGACATTTTTATCTATCGTATTTTAGATTCATTCCCCGAATGTTAATTATTGGTTCTTTTCTTGCTAATTGAATTCCAAATTTTCGCCTAAGAGATTTTCTCTGTCTTTCGGTATAACCACCCCAAATTCCAAATTGTTCGTTTTGTAGACCGTAGGCCAGGCAGGGAATTCTTTTTTCACAACCGGAGCAAATTCTTCTTGCTCTTAAGCTATTTTGTTGTGATTTTTTGTATGTTTCATTGGTTGCTTGCTCTTTATCAAAATACGGAAACCACATCGAAACGTCGTGGCCTGCGCATGCGCCATTTGTTGGTGGATTTGGAGTTGGTGCTGAAAGCAATTCCACATCTAGGTCAATCGATATTTGATTGCGAAAATCAATATCTTCTTGTCTTTTCATTTCTCCTCCCGTGATGGGAGAAAGGTTAGTTTATTTTTGTTAACTTGTCCACATCTTGTGAGGAAAGATAAATTGTTGCGCCTCTTATTATAAGCTTTCCATCAAAATATTCTGATGAAATATCAACAGCATCTAACGGTATTCCGAATTTGGCGCCGAGAAGACCTCTTGCTCTTTCTATTTTTAGTTCTTCATTAATTAAATAGTCTTCGTTTCCAGAAATGAGCGGCGAAATGCGAGACAAAGCTCTTATTTCTTGTTTTTTTTCTTCTGTTTTTAAACATATAACACAAGCTATTTCGCTTGTCGGTGCTTTGCGTTTTCTTGTTTCTACATGACCACAAACAAGGTGATGAACGTATTCGTATTTTCCCCACGAACCTATTTTTTGTATATATTTAATTTTTTTTCGTGGTGCTTTTCTTCTTTCGGTAGTCATATTTGGGCTGCCCCCCGCCAGGGCAAACACAAACTAACCGAGAAGTTTTTTAATTAACTTGTCAAACCATTTAACAACCGAGTTTGACGTCTTTTCAAAAACCGGAATACTCGATACATCGCCCAACGCATTATATAGTGATGATTTTGCATCACTAACCGCAACCGACGGCTTGGAGGCATTGGGGGACTTTGTCTTTGATTTTGAAGACGTACTTTTTTTATTTGCCGACGGCGTAGATTTTGCTTTGGGCTTTGATGATTTTTTGTTTGTTGATTTTTTTTCTGTCATGCCCAACACCCTAGTGCTAACACACGACCCGGAATGCAACTATTTTAAAATATTTATTGACTTTTATTTTTTGTTCCGTGTTTTAGTATTTTTATCATGGACGAGTACGTCAATGATTTTGGGAAAATGGCTCTCGCTTTGACCTCTGCCCAATTAGCGAAGGAAACTGCGACTTCCGATTTCGGTATTGGTGAAGAAGTTGCCACACATTTTCTTGGATGGCAAAATTCAAAACTCGCAATTGTATGTCAAATGAGAAATGACCTATTTAGAGCAGATATCCAAGAAAGATTTATTCAAAGTATTGACCTTTGCTCCATATTGAGAAGATACTGGTGGGTAACATCAATAAGCATGGTGGCCGAAGGTTATTGTTCATTTGATAAAACAAAAACACTTGGTATGGACCTTGCAGATGCTTTTCTTAACAAAAAAATGCCGGTTAGTGAGTGTATAACGGTTAGTCATGTATCTATTGATTCTGACGGTCACATAAACCCAGCTGCGATGATTGCTGCGCCATATTCCGTAGATATTGGCAAAAAAATCACTTGGAAAGAATTACTTGTTTATCCAAGAAAACCAGAGAAAAATTTAAAACAATCAAAATGGCCAGTCATGTTGGAAAAATGTTTAAAAGAAGAGCCACTTTACGACATGAATGAAGCTCAATTGGCAAATGCGAGACAAGAGTTGTCCCTTCTTGGCTTTTTAATACAAGAAATATAATGTAAAATATTTAGTATGACGGCATTTTACAATAGTCCTGGTTTTTCAACGGAACAAAGCGAATATGAGGAAATTGGTGAACTGAAATATTATAGGGCCACAAGAAAACCATGCCCTGTTTGTGGGCACCCAACCGGAGATTGCACAGGAGAGTCGGAACCACTAAAAGAAATTTGGGGGTACAACACTGGTTCTAGTTTTGATTTAAATCAAACCTTTTTAATTCAGGAAGATTTTTATGAACAGCGCGAAGTGGGGCCTGGGTTATTTGTAAAAATTCTTGTTTATCCAAAAGGAAAAGAAATACCATTATTAAAAGCGAAAGAACTGGGTTTCATTAATTAAATTTGGTTGACGCTGGACCATTTCACTATTCTTCGATAAGTTACAATCGTAGACTACACAATATCACCTCGCACCGTTAGGAAACTTTATGACTCATCTTTTTTCGTTTAGGCTCAGCGAGGATTTTGTATCTGGATACAAAACAAAAATCCCACCCTTTGGCTACAGGGACGCTGCGGGAAATTCGGTCGGAGAAATTACGTTTCTTCGCACATACTCACGCCTCAAGGATGACGGAACCAAGGAAACGTGGGCAGATGTTTGCGAACGTGTCGTCAATGGTATGTACTCCCTTCAGAAAGACCATGCAAAACTCAACCGTCTTCCATGGAATGACGCGAAGGCTCAGGCTTCGGCAAAAGAGGCGTATGACAGACTTTTTAATTTAAAGTGGACGCCGCCCGGACGTGGTCTTTGGGTCATGGGAACACCACTCGTAAACCAGCAGAGAAATTCTGCCGCTCTCCAGAACTGTGCGTTTGTTTCCACATCGGAAATGACAAAACACAACCCAGCAAAACCATTCGTGTTTCTGATGGAGGCGTCAATGCTTGGGGTTGGCGTTGGCTTCGATGATAAAGGCGCCGATAAAGATTTTTTTATTTACGAACCACAGCCATCGACGGACATAATAAAAATAGAAGATAGTCGAGAGGGGTGGGTTGATTCTGTAGAAAAACTAATAAACTCATATCTCAAGCCAGAGCAAGCGGCCCCAATTTTCAATTATTCGATGATTCGTGCTGCCGGTCAACCAATTAAAACCTTCGGCGGCGTTGCCGCTGGACCGGGCCCACTGATTAAACTCCATAATCACATCATTAAGCTTTTTTCTGGGCGCAGTGGTCAAAAGTTGACGCGTATCGATATAGCAGACATGGGAAACATGATTGGTGTTTGTGTCGTATCTGGAAATGTGCGTCGGTCTGCAGAACTTCTTATCGGAAGAATGGACGATGAAGAATTTTTGAATCTAAAAAATTCAAAACGCTTTCCCGAGAGAAATTCATATGATGCCGAAAAGCCAGGCTGGGCATGGATGTCCAATAACTCGGTTGAGGCAAAAGTTGGTTCTGATTTTTCAAAAATAATTGATGGAATTGTTCTAAATGGCGAACCGGGTGTTGTTTGGATGGATGTATCCCGCCAATATGGTCGATTAATTGACCCGCCAAACAACAAGGACTGGAGAATTACTGGCTACAATCCGTGCGCAGAGCAAAGTCTTGAGTCGTTTGAATGTTGCACGCTGGTCGAAACATACCTAAATCGCCATGAAAATCTAGACGATTTCAAACGAACTCTCAAGTTTGCATATCTCTACGCAAAAACAGTTACCCTTCTCCCAACGCACTGGGAAGAAACAAATGCGATAATGCAAAGAAACAGAAGAATTGGAACTTCGGTTTCGGGAATCGCAAACTTTGCTGATAGTAACGGATGGACAATGCTTCGTGATTGGCTCAATTCTGGATATGAGACAGTAAAACACTACGACGAAACATACTCGGAATGGCTTGGAATTAGACAGTCAATCAAAATGACAACAGTTAAGCCATCTGGAACTGTTTCGATTCTTGCTGGTGAAAGCCCTGGCGTACATTGGGCGTCTGGCGGAAAATACTTCATGAGGGCTATTCGCTTCTCGAACAATGACCCAATGCTTCAGCTTTTCAAAATGGCGAACTATCGCGTCGAGCCAGCATCAGAATCACCAGATACAACATCTGTTGTTTTTTTTCCGATAAAAACCGATGCATTGAGAGCGGAAAAAGAAGTTTCCGTCTTTGAAAAAGTTGCTCTTGCTGTTGTGACACAAAGATACTGGTCTGATAATTCTGTTTCTGTTACCGTGACATTTGACCCCGAAAAAGAAGCAGAGCACATTCCGGCCATACTGCACATGCATGATGGTCAGCTCAAAACGGTGTCATTCCTCCCGATGGGCAATCACATATACCCCCAGATGCCCTACACACAAATATCCGAAGAGGAATACGAAGAGGCAAAATCCAAGATTTTCCCAATCGACCTTGCTGGAATATATGCAGGGCTCGCCATTGATGCAATCGGTGAGGCTTATTGCACAACCGACTCGTGTGAGATTAAGCTAATAAGAGACAACACAGGGGAGAGTCTTATTGGCGTCGGTAGCTCAGCTGGATAGAGCGGAACACTTCTAATGTTTAGGTCGGGGGTTCGAATCCCTCCCGACGCGCCAATGGAAGTGGAACAGACAGGGGTAATGATGATATAGAATTTTTAAATGCCCAAGTCTTATGTCATGTTTCATATTTCCGATATTGGCGATGTTCCGCCAACTCCCGCAACTCCGCTAATAGATGATTTACAAACAAAAACAGCAACAGAAACATTATTGAGTTTTGCAATACTTGGTGGATTTCCCATTTCCTACAAACAGGAACAGGGCGGAAGACTGATTCAGAATATAGTTCCCGTGCAGAAAACTGAATATGAACAAATATCGACATCTTCTAAAAACGATTTATATCTTCACACCGAAACCGCATTTCATCCCTACAAGCCATCATTTGTTTTTTTACTGTGCATGAGGGGTGATGAATCCGTTGCCACGACAATTGCCTCAGTAAACGACATAATTGAAAAACTTGATGATGAAACGATATCCCAGTTAAAACTTCCCGATTTCACAACAGGAATAGACGAAAGTTTCAAAGATGGAAAAAACGATAATTTTTCTTTGTTGACACCTGTTTTGCGAGACGGTGGCGAGAAGTTGGGCGACCTGAGATGGACAATGACGTTTGATTGGCAATTGATGAAAGGAATAACAAAAGATGCAAGCCTTGCTTTACTAACGATGAAAGATGCAATAAATTCCTCGATTGAAAATATTATTTTACGTTCTGGTGATTTGTTGGTAATCGACAATAATAGAGCAGTCCATGGAAGGTCAAAATTCCAGCCAAGATATGACGGAACAGACAGATGGCTAAAAAGACTTTTGACTATAAAACACATGCCGCCAAAGCAGCATGTTGACGGAACCACAATAATCACGGAGTTTGGAAATGTAATTAGAAAAAACTTTACCTAGTATCGCCAGAGCCAGATATTTTTCCTCTGCTTATCCTGTCTTTTAATTTTTCAATGTTTTGATTAGCTATTGTGCTTAGGGGTATATTTAGCTCCAGGGAAAGTTGAGCTAAATACCATAAAACATCTCCAAGTTCACTTGCGATTTCGTTTTTTCTTTCTTCTGTGATTTTGCTTTTATCGTCGCGAATTATTTTTTTTATTTTTCCAGCAACCTCGCCAGCTTCCGAAACAAGACCAAGACAAAGATATTCAAGTGCTGACTCCTTTGGAAAAATCGCAGTCAGGCTGGACTTTACTTGGTACTCGTCAAACATCGAAATCACATTCGCCAACTTTCTTGGTTTTCCAGTTATTTACCCAGAAAATTTATCACGCTTGTAAATGTTTCAAAACATCAAACCATCTTTTGTCATATTGTTCAGCGAATAATATAAGTTCCTTTTTTAATTTTTCCCCAAGTCCCTTTTGACTAAATTCGTTGAATATGTCGACAAATTCTTGGCTATTTGTCTTAAAGTGCAAATCTATTCCCAGAAATGGGTGGCGAACCTTTACGTATTCAGCATTCACCATGGGAATCAGGGTGTTGTAGTTTGAATTTTTTTTAGCAAGAAAAGCTGACTCTTCTGTCGTTTTTTCTTCTTCTTTTATTTTTTTATTCTTTTGTGGACCAGCCATTGCTTATCTCCATTGATGTTGTTTTGGGTTGTAGGTTGAATCTTATGGCTTTTGCTTTGTAATTGGCCCACCAGTAACCCATGCTCGACAGGTTCTCTTAGATGCACACTTAAAGTCAAACGCTTCACAGTAGCCAAGTTCGCCGGCAGCATCAATGGCATTCCACTCGTCCTGTCGGGTCTCGCCGGTCAGTCCAGATTTGATACAATTTTTCATTTCTGGAGTGATAACAAATACCGCACAATTTCCACATCGTTGCCTTTTGGCAGCAGATATGTCAACGTCCCATTCTGACGCAAGTTTCGTCCAGTAATCATTGTTTGATTCTGCTGGATTGAGGGGACCATACATGGCCGTCTTGATTGCTTTGCCACGGTTGCGGAGATTTACGGCAATATCGCTTGTTGCCTTGGGACACGATTTCTCTGCTTTTGTCTCAATGCGAATGCCCTTAATTGGGCCAGAATAATCTTTCCATAAAAATGACATAACTATCCTTCTTTCAGTGCTCTCTGGCATAGCCAGCTTGAACTATGTCTGTATTTAAACATGCTGTCTTCGGGTCATCCACTTTGTCGGACGAGTAAATTTTGGCAAGTACTATACCGTATTTTTCATTTTTGTCAAGGATGGTGTTTACGAAAACCCATTCATGTCTCGTTAGCCAATCATTAGTAAAAGACTTGGCCCTTAGGCCCATTTCTTTCTCGATGGGGTCTTTGGACCTTGATTCTGGAGCACTCGCTCCGTAAAGACGCACACGAACTGTGTGCTGAATATTAAATCCGAGGTCAATCATCAAATCGACAGTATCGCCATTAACTACATTGAGAACTACCGCTCCGTACCAAAAGCGCTGCATTTTATATCACTAGGCGTGGCTTCTTGCGAGCGTTTCTTGCATCTTCGGCCCTCTGCGATGAGTTGTCCGTTCTTTTGGGTGCCGGTGGACCCAGAGGTTTGGGGGCGGGCGGTCCAAGGGGTGGCTTTTTACGAGCGTTTCTTGCATCTTCAGCCCTCTGCGATGAATTGTCTGTTCTTTTGGGTGCCGGTGGGCCCAGAGGTTTGGGGGCGGGCGGTCCAAGGGGTGGCTTTTTACGAGCGTTTCTTGCATCTTCGGCCCTCTGCCATGAGTTGTCTGGCTTTGCCGGCCGCATTCTTTCCTGTCTTTCTCGCTCTGCTCTGTCGAAAAATTCAGCATCGAATCTGGCGCGTGCGCGGGTGCGAGCAAGCCGCTCCGCTTCTGTTCGCTGTGGACCCCTTCGGCGCTTTATACCCTGACGTGCAAGTTCTTGGCGAACAAAGGCTCTTCTTCGCTTTTCGTAATCCATTCCCTGTTCGCGCCCCCAAGAGTCGCTTCCCTTTTTGTATGGTTTTCTCTGTTCCTGGGGGGTTCCATCAAAAATCATGCCATCCATGTCGTGGTCGATTGCCTCGTCTGCACTGGGTTTTGCTCCGGCCATCTGCCCTATGGACTGTCCGAGTGCTTTAGAAAAAATTTCATTAACTTCTTTTGATTGAATATTTTCAAAAGATTCAAGTTCTTTTTTCTTTGTCTTTGCATAGCGTTCTAGCAATCTTCTACCTTTTGCCGCTAGGCGTGCTGCCGCTTCTGCATCACCCGGAACCGGTTCGCCCCACGCTGATGCCGACAAGGCCAGCCTGGTTGCTCTTCCTTTTTTATCCTTCATTGGTCCGGATGGATTTGTAAAAAAACGAGTCAAAAATGAACCTTTTCGGCGCATTTTTTCTGGGGTATTTGCCGGACCTCTTACTCCTGGTTTTAGGTTTGCGCCCTCTGTTTTTTTAAAATGCGCACGTCCGGCTGCCGTTAATCCCCCTCGTGGGTCTTTTAGTTTTTTCCCGGATGCTGATTTTTCTTCAATGTCAACAAACACAAATTTGCCAACTACTTTTGAATTATAGTACTCATCATAAATTGGATTAAATTCTTCTTGTTTCAATTCTACAAATGATTTTTCCGAAGCCTCTAGAATTTCATTTTCTATTTCGATTGCTTCGCCAATTGCTTCAAGTTCTAAAAACAAATTTTCGTCGTCTTTGTTTTTGTCTTTCATTGGTACACCCACCTATATATTCTCTCACAGTCAATACATGCAGATAGAAAGAATTGACCCCCGGGTTCAGGCTATGTTGCAGCCTTTGCCCAGGGGCCCGTTCTTGGTGATTTAGCCCAAGCTATTCGAATCAGATGGAGACGGAGGGTGCCCCATCGAATTCAACTTTGACGAAAGCCTCCGGACGCTTGACAGCCAGCGCAAGGCGCTGCTCGGCAAGAATCACGATTGCATTGCGAATGAAGAAGTCTGCATGCTGTTCGCTAATGCGTATGCTTGCTTCCTCTCTGTCGTAAAGTTGTGCAGCTGTACCGAATGCTCCAACAAGGGCGAAGCCCTCTGGCATGGCCGGCGTGTCAACAATCGGCATTCTCCAGACGCGTGGCGCGCCACCCTGTGCGATTGACACAGCAAGGAGGTACTGACCGTTTGCGTCTTTTGTCAACTCGATGTCTTCCCAATCGTTCGGGTGCATCACAATGCCAGATGGCTCGTAGTACGCGAGGAACGAGAGGGTTGCGGCGCGACGGAGTGCGTCGGCTTTTGTGTCCGAAACTGGCTCAGTGGCACCATCTGACCATGAGTACTCCTGAATGCTCGGCGTATTCATGACACCCATGAGGTTTTCGCCGGCGCCGTTGCCATTGAGAATCTGTGCATCCTCAAGAAGGCGCAGACCGTACATCAGCTCATTGTCAATGATTGACCGCAACTGCGGCTCATCGGCAAGAACGTTGCGATGTGCAGCTTCCCAGTGCGCCATTGTGCGAACCGGTGCCTGCTCACCAACGAACTTGAATGACGACTGCGGCTTGGCTCCAAACGCGTTCCCGGAGCGCTCGGCAACTGTTGATGCTGCATTGTTTGTTGAGTATGTTACGCCATTGGCGTGGTCTACGCCTGGGGCCTCAAGCGATGTGAAGCCAATCTGACGGAAGTACTCAATTACAGCAGCCGTTGTGCGACGAACTGGAAACAGGTCGCGCACGCGACGTGTTCTCTGTGGCGGAGTAATCATCGCATCGCGCTGAACACTGCCGAAATCACCAAGGCCACCTCCACGGGTGAATCCTGAGAGATTGCCGACTGTCGGCATCGCCGTGAAGACATCCTTCACTTGCAGGCCGGTCAATGAAGCCTTTATCTGCCATGGGGATGACATGTTTGCACCATTGCGACCGTTGTTTAGAGCTTTAAATTCTGGCGATTCCGTGAACATTTCGCCAATTGTCTTAAGCTCACGTGATGTCAACTGACCAACTTCGGCATTTGCAGCTGAATATTCGGCACCAACACTTGTCTCTTTCTGCTCCGAGCCCCATGAGGAAACTTCCTGCATTGACTCGAGGTCGGAAATGAGTGACTTGATTTCTTTGATGTCACGCATGTTTTTGTCGAATGTTGTTTTCTGTTCTGCCGAAACAACGACAGTGCCGTCTTCAACTTTAAATGAATCAGCGATGTTTTTATTCTCTGCCATCTTTGAGCGAAGGGCTGTTTGAAGCTCATCGATTCTTGCTTTGTCTTGCGACATTTTTTTCTCCTGTATTGAGAGGGTTGGATTGATTTTTTTTTTACTCGGCTCAGGAAAGCACCCAGCCCTGTGATATTCCAAAATAACAGATTATTTACACTTAATAGTGGAACTATTTAATTTTGTTATCAAAAGTGTGTAAATAGTCATTTTGATTTTAATTGTTGGAATAAAGAAACTTTTCTTTTTAATCTCACTTTGTCTCGTGCTGCAAGAATTGTTCGCACTGCCCTGCTGGTTTCATCGTTTCTTCTTTTTTCAATATTTAATTTACCCAATGGTGTTGAACCTGTTCTATTTGCATAATCGGTCATATTTGTGCATGGCATCCAGACCGACCGACCGGTTTTACTAATTCTTCTACTAATCCCTATACAACCGATTTGCCTGGCTCTCGCTCGCGCCGATTCGGCATCAATAAAAACATCGGGGTCATTATCTCGAACATATTCTGGACCCTTTGCAGATTTATTGTCGACAGGAACACAATTCGGCACCAGCTTGCCCCTCTTCCCAATTTTCATACCTACCTGTTTGTATCCGGGCCAACACGGGCCATTCGCTGATTTCCCGGCAAAAAGGTCGCCGGAAACAAGACCGCCGCCGGGTAGGGACTCTATTCCCGATATGGGCTTCTCCCTGAGCTCCTCCCACTCTCCCTGGTTTTGTTTTTTTATTTCTGCCCACTCGTCTTGAAATCTTTTTCTTTTATTTTTTCCGATTTTTCTTAATGCTTTCTTTGATTCACCAGGAACAACAGTTCTCCATTTTGAAGTTTCTGCCAACTCTGATATTCGAATTAATTCTTCGTGAGAAGAGCACGGCATCCAATTTCCATTTTTGTCTTTGTGCGCACCACTGCATCCTATTTCACGTGCGGTTTTTAGAGCTTGCGCTTTTTTAATTAACTCTTTCATTTTTTCTTCCCGGTTTTTCTTTTAAGTTTTGTTCTTATTGAAGTATTAAACTTTTGAAATCCGAAAATGTTTTTCTCTTCAATATCGTCAAATAATTTTTTTTCTGATATTTTTGTCGCTCTTCGCAATGTCCGTCTCTTGTATTTTTTCGCCATATTAATAAAGTCTTCGTTTTTTTCACCGAAATGTCGTCTAAGCAGACGAATATTTTTTGAATCTTGATTTATTAAATCAAGCGTATTTTGAGAAAATAAATCGTTTTTTTTCGCGGCGATTGTATTTGTTTTTCTGTCAAATGCAAGTTCTCTTGATTTTATTTTTTCAACCAAAGCACTTGTTGTGTTGTTATCTTTGAATGTTTTTGCTTTGTAATTTAAAATATTTATCTTGTTTATTTTATTTTTAAATTTGAACAGAGACCTGCTTGAAGGGCTCTTAAATGAGTTTGATTTCCTTATATTTGCGTTTCTTGATATAAAAGATTTTGTTTTTTGATAATTAATTATTTTTGTTGTCATTTCGTTAACTTTTTGCGTGTTCCAGCCTATTTCGTCAAATGCAGCAGAAAACATTTTTTCCATGTTGGGAGTAAGTTGCTTGAAGTCTGTTTTTACGAATCCATCTGGAACACCAGCATTTATATACCCATTTTGATAATTATATTCCTTAATTATCAATTTTCCATATTCGGTAATTGCTTTAATTTTTATTTCTTCGTCGGACGAAATTGCCATAACGTGTGGGGTGTTTGTAAATACGTCTTTGACTATTGATATTTTATTAATTTTTTTCATTTTATTTTCTTTCCGTTAAAATTTCTCTGAGTAATTCTTTTTGAGTTGACAAAACTTCAATTCTGTCATTAAACAATTTTGTAATTATTTCAAGATGTATTCTTTCACCTTCAGAAATTCCATATACATTTAGATTGTCTGCGAATTTTGATGGATTAAATGATTTTGCTCTGTTAATCATTTGTGAAATAAACTTTATGAATAAAATTCTTTGTTCTGCTCTTAGTTTCTGATAGTAATCCGAATATGCAGGGACAAGACCAGACTCGTAAAAATCAGAGAGTCTGATTTTCATTCTTTTTGTTATTTCCAATTTCGACAAATCCGCCAATCCGGAACTTGTATTTTGTGCCAAAACCGCACGCGTACCCTCATTTGTGTCTACTGCGTAAATTGATGTATTTGGTCTTTCTCTTTGGTCTGTCAAAAAATCTGCAACCATAATTCTGGCCACATCATTCATATCTAATTCATTAAAAGTTTTTTGAGGATTGAAAACACCGTCGGGAATAACAGAAGAAATATCATCTCTCAAATAGCTTCTCACATTCCCCTGTTTCCCAATGAAAAATACATCGGGCGATTCCAGTCCCAAATGTTGCTGAACATCAGAGGCAAATCTTTCACCGATATGTTGAAATTTTTTCGGTTTACCGTAAATCAAATAACCCCTTCCGTTCACATCTATTGCGGTTATGTTTCCCTGTAGTTCTCTTTTTGAAACATTTAAAGAACGTTTTAGCACTTCCGCTATTATTGATGGATGAATATCGGAAATGTTTCCACCAGACGCAATATGCCTTAGTGCGTATTCGGTATTTTTTATTAGTTTTCTTTTTGCAGCAAATGAAATAGTTTCTCTTTCTGTTCCGGTCATTTCTGGTTTAATCAATTTTCTATTTTTGAAAAGAGTGTTGACCCAGGCAAGGTTTTTTCCGATTCGCTCGTTTGGATTTTTTATACCGACGAAATTTTCTGTATAAGATATTCCAGAACCTATTTCCGACGCAACAAATTGAAGCCTTTTTGCCGGGTCGTCTCTATTGTCTAATTCTGCAGCGGAATTTACGACTCTGCCAAGTTTTCTTCTTTCGCCAATCGAAAGCTTTCTTGCTTTTTCTAGTGTTAATGTTGAACCACCGGGAAGAACATAAATCAAAGATTTAATCCCGGTGTTTGAAAGCAAACCCAACTCTTCTCCCCCTATGCCCGCCGCAGAGATTGCCGACATCAACATTGTTGCGCCCTCCATGTCTCTGTTATCTGGTATTGCACGTAAAACCTTATTTGGCACAACCGGTTCTAGAACAAATCCATCACGCCTAACCATTCTTCTGGCTATTTCGTTTGAAGATTTATTAAATTTTCCTATTTGGTTCACGAGGTCTAAGACAACTCGAGAAACTTCTGCCCTGTTATCAGAAGAAACTTTTGGAATAACCGGAGCTCGCCGAACTATTATTTCACTATCTCCACGAATTCCCGATATCGGTTTTCCGGTTGTTCTTGATACGTTCGGATTTATTGCATTTCTAATGGCTCTCAACGCAGCGCCAAGCGGAGATGGTATATCGAACAATTGTGCACCACATGTCGACAATCTATTATCGGTAAATCTTCCGCCATATTGATAGCCCTCCGGGCATCTATATCCGCGATTTTCCCCAGGCATTGAGCCACCGCGCCTACCCCCACCAAAGCCCGGTGTTACCGTTCTCCAAAATGCCGACCTAACCGGAGAGCGATACGGACTCATGTCCCCGGGAACTATTGTGCTGATTACGCTTCTTGCAATCTGCCTACCCACATTTGCCTTGAATTGCATCCCACCCAAATCAGCCGAAACAACTTTTCTCCTATTATTTCCGTGTCTTTTTGAAAGAGCTTTGAACATAACTATGTTTTTGTCATTTCGAATTGTCATTCCGCGCAAATGGTCTTTGGGTTGTTGGTTTTCCATTTTCGCAAGTACAACCCTGTAAATATAAACATTGTTTTTATGGTTATCCACAGCATTCCTCTTCCAAAGATTTTGTTTTGATTCTTGGAGAAGATTTCATTTCTCCGTTGTTCCCTTCCCCCACCTGTTCCCAGTTATCATCATTTCTTAAATAATCAATAAATTTTTTTTCCATTTCGATAAAATCAAAAAGAACATTTATTGCATGATTGGCGTCCTCCTCTGTTACCACGTTTTGTTCGTCCGACTTGACGGATGGGTTGATATATTCATAAAAGAAAACCTCATCATCCTCAATAGACAAATCTTTTGCGTTTCGCATCAGATTTTTTGGCTTCTTTTTAAAACCACTTCTTATATATGAAGAAAATTGACTGTCGTTCCAATTCATCAATTTGCGAAGTTTTCCTCTGCAATTTCTCATGCCGGGATGATGGCACCCCTCGTTTGGCCAAACACCAGTTACTTCGTGATGGAGCCATGCACAAATATTGTTTAATGGGTACAGTTCTGGGTGATTTGCAAGTATCAATCTGCATCTTCTAAATCCGCCAGGTTTTCTCATGATTGGTCGCCAATAGCGCAACAGTCTTTCCAAATTTCCCCTGCGAGGCCCATATCCGCGCAAGATGTCTCCGGTTATGAGCTCTTGCGGAATTATTCCACCAAGTGGGTCGGCTTTTATTAAATTTTCTTTCATTTTTAATTACTTTCCAATTGGCGAAGGAGAATCATGGCTGTCCATGCTTGCTTTCTTGTTTGGGCATCCCCGAAAACAAGATTCTTCATATCAAACTTTACCATTTCGTTATCGCAGCAGGGCTGCGCAGATTTTGTCTGCACCTTTTGTTTTGATTTTTTGTCAACTGTTTTTTTGAAAGCTTTTGCTTTTTTATCAGTTTTCAGCATTTTTTTTCTGTTTTTGCCCAAAGACTCAAACACATCGACATTTTCCAAGACCGACTCGCTCACATCTTTCGTTTTATCAATAAAAACACTTTTCCAAAGGTTTGCTTTTTTCCCTGCCGCACCATCCCACATGAATTTATGAAATTTAGAAGTTCTTATTTTTAATAGACCGCCACAAGAATTGGCAAAATCAAAAAAATCTACTTTTACCATTGACCCATCTGGCCTAACCAAAATTGCATCTTTTTGTTCATTTTTTGCATCTAGGTCGTAATAGATTTTGTCATCCTCGACTGCCGCAACAAGTATTGCTCTCATTTTTTTCTCCCAGTCAAAATCTCAAAGTTGGGAATTGTATTGCTCCTCATTTCTCTCAAAACCCTTTTTGCTTGTTCTGCTATTTCTTTTGCAATATTTTTCTTAAGAACTTCCTCAACTGATTGACTAGGTGTGGCATTTATGTTGTATGTGGCCGGATTGTCGATATTGATTCCTTGTGGGTGAGCAAAATTAATTTTATTGAATCCTTGTCTTTTATATTTTTCTCTTATTTTTTGAGCTGCGCGATATGACTTCAACGCCTGCATGCTTTGTGTGTTAAACGGTTTTCCATCAGATATTGAATAAAAATATTTTATTTCCGCTTCCGTGAAACCGGCTTTTCTCAGCATCGCTGCTATTGATTTTTCATCTGCTATATCTTTTAAGTCTTCCTTTTGAGAAAGTTTTTGGATTTTTGAAAATGGGTAATTGATTGATTCGACTTCGTCTTTATCAAATCCCCCGAGAATGTGTGCCTGTATTTGTTCATGTTCGAAATCTTCTGGAATTGATTGACCAATCTGTTTATATCTTGAGCCGCTCGGCTTCCTGGACGCAACTGCGGAAAAATCATTATCAAATGAAGCCGCCAGCATATTTATTGCCGCCTGTGTATCCATCGATTGATTTGAGCCAACTAGCGCTTGTGCTATATCTCTTCTTGATGCAGACCTCATCGATACTGGTTTTTGTCCATTTTTTAGCGCTGAACCCCTTCCGTAAGCAGTTCTTGACGAAACCTCTGGAGACAACACAACTTCTATCTCTCCCTGTGCTGTTAGGCCATCACCGAAAATATCACTATCTCCAATTTCAAATATTGCGTCATCGTCGATGTTTATTGAACCATTCTTTTTAATCATTTTTTTCTTTGCTTCAATTTGTGAATTGTGAATAAGGTAGCCAGATACTGGCATTTCATCATCTTGAATATTTTCGTTTAATCCATTATCCGCCCAATATCCTCTTCTCAGGGCAGAAAGGGACATGTTCGTTGAGACATCTTCTTCATCTATATCAAATTCATCCGGCCCGAATTTTCTTTTTGCATAGCCATATCCAACTTTTCTCCCGGAATATTCTTCTTTGTCTTGGTTTGTTATGTAAAAATCCAAAGCATCGATGCCATCATTGAATGCATTTTTGATTGCTTTCGATTTAGACTCCATTCCATCAAAATCGTTTATATTTAATCCGAGTTTTTCTATCATTACTGTTTTTTGTTCTTCTGTTATTTTGTCTGCGTCAACAAGTTTTTCCATCATCATTTTTGTTATTGTTTCACCAGAGTTGAATTTTACTCGGCGAGCCATTGTTTCTAATTCCGTATTTGTGGAACCTTTTTCATAATTTAAAATTCCGGAGTAGGCAAACATTATTTTTTCTGAAGATTCTGAATTGATATTTGTTTTCTTCAAAATTTTTTGTGCTGAATTCAACGCATTTCTTTTTCCAGGTGGAGCCAAACCGGAAGATAGTCTTTGACCGGAATCTGATGGAGATTTATCTTTTTTATCTTTCTTAAAATATTTTTTAAGTAATTTGGTGGCTCTGGGTCCCCTCGATATTCCAAGGACCGCCGCAATCACCAACATGTCAATTACTGATTTAATACCTTCGGATTTGGAGATTTCTCTTGCGCCGGTGTCAATCCATGCATCAAGAAAAGTAAAAGCCCCTTGCCCGCCAGTGCCCGGCACCATAATCGCCGACATCGAATTATTAAAATATTTATTGTCGAGAATTATTTTTAATGCGGTAATAATCATTCTTGCTGCAGATTTTGTTCCAGTTCTCATGGTTTTGCTTTCTGCATATTTATCAACCAATTCTCCAACAGCTTTAGTTAGTTTTCTAAAATTGCTGATTTCTTCTTCCGGAATGGTGCCGGGTAAGCTTTTTATGAATTTTTCTGCGTATTCATTGAATTGTTTATTTCCAATGTATTTACTTTTTGCTCCATATATTTCAGATGCTGAAAGTTTGTTTATCTTTTGGAAAACAGAATCGACGGAATTTTTAAATTCTTTGTCTATTGATTTTTCAAGTTTGACTCGCTTTGAAATGTAATCAATGGGCCGTAATTGTTTTGCTACTTCCCCCGCATCCAACTGTTTTTCGGCCCCAGAGGAAAGCCTTCCCGAACCACTTTCGACCAATTCTCCTTTTTGTGAACGCTGTTTTACCTTTTCTTCGAATTCTTCGACTGGCGTTCCGGGTGATTTTTTCCTTCTAAAGCGTGTCTTTAGTGAAGCTACTCTTCGTTTTTCTAGTAATGCGTCCACATATTCGCTGCTTTTTTGGCGTAGGCCAACTGATTCAACTTGGATAAATGTTCCCTTGTCGTAAATATCTGCCAGTCTGTCATCGAGTTCAAAAAGAAGCTTGCCGTGCATGGCGTCAATGGTGTCTTTGTCGATTTCTTGGATTGCATCTATTCCTTGTTCGATATATGTTTCTGGAGCACCCTTTTCCAAGCTTGCAGGCTTAAGACCAAGATGGTCCTGATATACGCGAGAGACAGTTAACAATTCAACAATCGGCATGTCGACTCGTCTTATCGTCATCCCAAGTTGAAGAAGTGGATTATCCTCAACTGCATCAGAAAGAACTCTTCCCACCACCCTGTGGTGTCCATCAACAATGTATCCGTCGCTTGAAATAATAATTTTTTTGAAAAGACCGTGTTCCCTTCTTAGTTTCGCAATTTCATTTTCTCTCCACAAATCTGCAGCTTCTTTTCCGTCTGTTTCAAGTATTTTTTCATATTCTTTCAATATGTCCTTAAGTGCATACTTCATCACCTCGCCCAGCATGTCGGTTTTTCCAGCATCTATTTGCCGTTGTGACGCTTTTAGTGTTTTTGCTGAAACGATTTCTTCACTATCGACTTTCACATTCAACAAATCCAAGAAATCAATAAATTGGTCAAGTCCATCTGGCTCAACATATGGATAATCGAGATGACTAAAAAACAATTCTTTTTCTTCTTTGCTCAACGGTTGGAAAACAACAAATTTTTCGAGTAATTTCTCTTTTTCTTCCCCATCGGGCATGCTTTTAATTTTTTTAAGTTCTCCTTCTCGATTCCATCTTTCACCAAGTTCTTTTATATCTTTTCCGGTTAATTTAACCCCAAAACGCTCCATTACTGCTCTGGCTTCTTCCGGGGAGATGGTTTCTTTTATTTTTTTACCATCAATTTTGTATTCTATTTTTATTTCATCTTTTCCGTTTAATTTTTTTGAACTAACGCCATCATGTTGATGGCATATTCCCTCAAGTCGACCCCATGCTTTTTCTAATTCATCCGCTTCCGCAACTTTTCCATCTTGTCTTAATTTTTTAATTTGTTCTGTGATTTTCAATTCTTTTTTAAGTTTTTTGCCGTCACTGTTTACGAAGTGAGCATTTATTGTTTCTGCTGTTGCGAATTGCGACTTCCACAATCTCATGGCAAGACTTCGGTGGTCTGCTGCCATCCCGCCGACCTGTGGCATTTCTTTTCTATCAACGCCTATATTTTCTGAGCACCAAACATTATCGCCCTCAGAATAAACTCTACATAAATCAATAGTTTGCAAAATTCCTTTGGAGTCTTTAACGTCTTTCAAAAGTTTATTTATTTGATTTGCTGCATTTTCCACCATTCTGGGTTCATCTTTTCGCTTTCCGTCGTCAATCCGAACAGTCTGACCCATTGCCAACATTGCTATTGCCATTTCTGCGTTTTTGACTGCAAAAACAATTTGACCCGTAGTGACGCTCACTTTGGGATTTCCATTTTCGTCGTATAGTTTTTCTAGGCCCATCGCTGAAAGTTGAACATCAGTAAGTGAGGCAAAAAAATTGTTTAGGTGATTTCTCTTAATTTCTTCTCTTGCCGCCGGGGATGTTCCTTCTGGAATTACCGGGGGGTCAACTTTTTCATAAAGTTCTATTATTTTTTCTTTAGCTTTTTCAGCAAACTCAATTTCGTCTTTTATTGCGCCCGGTTTGTATGTTCTTTCAGCCCCAGATGAAAGTCTTTCTGTTCTTCTCGATATACCCGAAACAGCAGATGAGCCAGTGCGTTTTGTTGCTCTTATTTTTCCAGTTTCAGCAAAATCATCAAGTTCTGATTCGCGCATTCGTACTCTTGGCCTCGAATCGAGACCTTGGTGAAATCTTATAGCTGCTTGCTCAATTATTTTTTCTATTTCTTTTGTGGAGGAAGTGGATATTAAATTTTCTACTTTGGGGTCGAGTTCGTCTTTGTCTATTTTTTGAACAGGAAAAAACGGTGTTGGTTTTCGTCCGGTTCTTCCAGTTGGAACCCAACGCCCCTTTCCGCCTCCCCGACTTGTCGTTACCCATCCATATTCAACGCCATCTTCATCAACGAATTGTTGTTCTCCGTATGGGTCTTTCCCCAAAAAATCTCTAGTTGTTAACCTAACAAGGTTTTTTTCTATTTCTTTTTGGATTCTAACAACAAATTCTGGGGGTTCTACCTGTCCCATGCTCCCCTTGGTTGAACTTCTGTCTATGAGTTTTTCTATTTCGCTCATAGTTTGTTCGAAATGTTTCATAAATGATTCTCTGTCCCCCTTGGGCACTGAGCGTTCAAAATATGTTCTTAAATTATTTATTTTTACATCTGTGTCCCCTTTAAGTAAAAACATTGGGCTGTCTGGGTCTTTTATTTCGTCCATCATGTCGTCAACTTCTGAATATGAACCAAAAGTGGAGCCTTTATCTTTTAGTGATTTAACCAGCTCCCTGGACACTGCTTCTTTGTCTTTTGATACTGACGTTCTGCCAGACGAAAGACGTGATGGAACATCAACGACTCTTTTGTCGGAAATTTTTTGGATTTTCGCAGCTGCTGATTTTCTCCAGATTGCATCACCGGAACCCTCTGCCAAATCCCTTGCCAAATCATCAAGAACTTCGGTCGTACCTTTTTGCGAAGAAATTTCAACTCTTACTGTTCCATCTGGGTCTCTCCCGATTACCCTCATTTTTCCTGGCGGAATAACAAACATTTGTTTTTCATCGGCTCCAGCCGATGGGAATATCCCCCTGTCACCTTCCTTGACGGTCACAATAACTCGATTTTGCTTTTTGCCCGTTTGTGGATTTTTCTTTTTAGAGACGTCACCCTTCTTATGGCCTTTGCTGATTACCCTTCCGTTAACAAAGCCCTTATGGTCAAATTCTTTACCCAATGCTTTTCCGCTTAATTCGCCTGGCTCTAATTCAATTATTGCTTCCATTTCGAATGGCTCGGAAGCCGACGATAGGTCCATGGCCTCCATGGTTGGAATCAAAATATTTTTTACTTGGTCTTCCATTGACCCGTCGGAAGTTGTTTTTTTATCTATCTCGAGGCCAAGTCTTCGCAATCTTGCGTTTGCCCTATTCATTGCTCTTCCGGATTGTGCATTTGATTCTGGGTGCAAAATTCTGGATATTGAATTCGACTTGAAATCCCCCATTTCCCTAACTGCCTGCGCTTGCTCTTTTGATATTTTTCTGCGAAGATTTTTTCTTTCTTTTTGAGCATGATTTTTTGCATCTGCTCCGCTTTTAAATTTTTTAATTTTTTTGGATTTTGGAGAAGATTTTTCATCTACTTTTTCAAGCAGACTTTTTCGTATTGTGCTTTTTCTTCTTGTATCACCAGCAGCTCTGGCTCTTCTGATGTATTCGTCTAACAGTATTTCGCTTTGTTTAAGCATCTCATCGTATTCTTCTGGCGAAGAATATTCACCCTTGTCGATAATGGACATAATATTTGTGTAATCGTCAACCAGAGATTTGTCGTCAAGTCTTTCTGCTTGAGCTTTTAGCTCTTGTATTTTTAATTTTTCAACAATTTCTGCTTTTTCTGACCCTTTCAAAATTCCTTTTTCTTCTCTAAATTTGTAAAGAGCATCCTCAAACTCTCTTGAGGCCCCCCTGTCGCCAATGGTGTTTCTGCTCATCCATTCTTTTTTAGTCATTTCTCTTATTTTTTTAAAATATTCAAAATCTTTTTTAGCGTTTTCCTTGGCGCTTGCCAAAACATCAAGTTTTGAAGCCGAATCAAAGTCAACATCTTCACCCTTTTCAATTGCTTCTTTGATTCTGTCATATTCCTTACTCGCCAAGTCGTAATTATTTTTGGCATCATCCATCTCAAGTTCGGCCACTGCGGCGATATTCAATAAATCTGAATTATCAGTTCCCTCTCTGTCCTTAATTCTGTCTTTAATTTTTTTCATATCAGAATCTATTTGTTTATCTGTTTTTTCCCACGGCCTCTTCATGCTTTCTATTTTTCTTTTTTCTTTTGATTCTTCGACAATGGAAGATGCTTTTTTGAGCCTTTGTTTTCTTAGTTCTGCGTTTTCGTATTCGTCCATTGAGGAGAGCGCGAGGTCAATATCATCACCATGTATTAATCCCATTTCTCGCATAGCCCACATCTCTGCTTGGGCTTCTAAAAGAAAAAATCCACTCCCTCCGTTATCAAGGTATCCACGGGGGTATTTGCCGTAAACATCGGCAAGTTTTAATAATTGTTCTTTTAATGCGGGGTTTGACTCAATCGCATCTCGCGAAAACGCCACGAGAGCGCTGTTAAAATCACTGGCTGTCATTTCTGTAATTGATGTAAATGAGCGCAATTTTCCTGCCGAATCAACAAATTCAAGTTTTCCAGTTTCGTCAAAGTTGCGTTTCAAATACGCAACAAACGCTTCGCCCTGAATAGAGTGACCTATTTCGTGCAAAGCTATAAATCTGGAAAATGATTCAACTCCAGAAACAAGTGAGGCTCTATTTTTTGCAAAATCATTTGCACTTGTTATAAAATCTGCTACTGCTTCAGCCCTTTCGGCATCAGACATTCCATCAATTGCTGTCACCAAAAGTCTTTCGTCAAATTTTATTCCAGGAACATTCTTTGTTTGATTTTCTAAAATCGTGTCAAAATTAAAAAATATCGAAGATGCTATTTCTCCCGTTTCTGCGTTTTGCATAAATCCGAAAGAACCTTCATCCGGATGTTTTGTGCCAGGTTCATTTTTTGTTAAACGAATAGTTTTTATTTTTTTCATATGTTCTGGCATTAACGCAAATTGTTCAAGAATGGTGCTGGCAACAGCTCTTTCCGTAACTCTGAATCTTGCTGTTTCGGATTTAATTAAGCTTTCTTTTATTTCTGGTGGCAGGGAGTCGAATGTTAGTGTTGTTTCTCCTGATGCTTTTAAGGCTCTAAATCTTCTCCTCAGTTCTTTTACAACCAATGCTCTAACTTCGTTGTCATCTAGTCTTTCTATTTGAACATCCCACTGTCCGTTTTCCTTGAGTCTGTCAAAAGTTTCATATATATCGGAGTTGTTTTCCCTTGCTGGAGCAGAAGTATCCACGCCAAGTGATGACATTAAATCATCTACTATTTTTTTTGCTTCATCAATTCTTCTTTGACCTTCAATCATTGTGTTTTTAAAAGTTCTGCCGCCAGCAGAATCTGGCACATCGGCAGATGCCCAGTCCGGTCTTGCGGTTGTTCCCGTGACGGGGTCGAAACCTGGTGTTCTTCCAAAAAAGTATTCAATAGGTCTGTTGACTGGAAGGTTGCTTATTCCTTGGTCGTCATCCCATGAGCCACCATTAACCCAGTTCATGGCCCTACTTACGAATCGCTTAAAACCTTGCAATTCTCCTGCGTCGGTTAGTTCTACGGCTTTTTCTGCGGCAAATTTTGCAAACCTTGATGCACTAAATCCAAAACAAGTTGTTCCACGCATATCGGTGAATTGATTTGCTGCTGGAGTTCCCGGTGGGCATCTAAATTTATTATTTGCGTCTGTTATTATGCCAATCATTGCGGCTGCTCTGGCAATGAGCCTTCCTCCCGGTATTCTGTCTTTCAGGGGTCTGCCAGGGAGTATTTTCGTATTTATTTTATTACTTTTTGTAATTCCGTTTATAAAGTCATCCATGCTGTCGCCGGAAGAATGATTTAGGGGATTTAAAATTTTTTCAGTTGATGGAATTATGTCGTCAGTTTTTGGATTTACTTTGTATTTTTTTAATACAATGACTGGTTCATTTTCTTCTGATTTTTCAACATTTTTTTGAGCGGGTGGAGAAATCCAACCAAAATTTGGAGTCTGTGGTAATCTGTTTCTTGTTAATCTATTCGGGAAAAGAACAAGCCTGTCACCCGGTGTGTATTTTTTATTTTTGTCCCAAATATTTCCCAATTCATCTTTTTCTAAACCTGGCGGCAAATCTCCGCTGAAATCTCTTTTTCTATTATCCGTATCTTCGTACGTTGTTCTTTTTTCTCCTCCGCCGTAGGAATCGCCAATCGACATTGCTGCTTTTACGGCTATATCGGGATTCAATATTTCTGTTTTAGCAGAAATATATATTGCCCTCTTAAATGCAATTGCTCTTTCATTTTGTCCATCGCAGCATTTTTTGGGCGCGAATAGACGCTCTGAAATAATGTGACGTGTTTTTTTCATTTTCCACCCGATAATGCGGGCGACGTTTTTTTAATTGTCGCTGTCGATTTGGTCTTCGAGAAGCTGGAATTCAACAAGTGAAGCCATGAATGAAGCATCATCCACCTCTTTTTCACTTTTCTCGCTTGCGCCAGCAAGCCAGTTTGCAGGAATTAAGCTCTCGAGTTTTAGCGCTCTTGCGCGTTTCATTATGTGCTTCTTTGCGGATTCCTTGTCTTTGGCGCGACCAAATGCTTGAATGGCATTTCTCAAGTCAGTTTCCGAAACTATTGGATAAGAGCCATCCGGTAACGCCATGCCGGATTTAGCCAACTCTTGCCGCTTTTCTTCAGAAAAAGCACGCTTCATCGCTATTTCTGCCGCTTCGGCTTCTATTTCAATTGCTTCATCTTGCTCGTATCTGTCGTATCCAAGAACCTCTCCATCAAGAGAAACAAAAACATCATATGATTTCCCGTCAAATCCCTCAATTTCAACAGCGTATGTATCAAAACCTTCAAATACGTCCGGTTCGACAGCCACAACATGGCCGTCAATTGATTTAATCGCTATTTCTGCGGCTTCGGTAAAATCAATAAGTTTGTATTCTGAATAATCCGATTTTTGTTCGAATTCGGAAATGTCTAGTTTATGAAATCCCATTATTTCGGCACTTGTTCCGTCAACAAAGACTTCTTTTACTACACCATCTTTTCCTTGTACGTCAACGACAAACATATCCGCATCTGGCGAATATCCAGAGTCAATGACGACGCCGTCAAACATTTGTTCTGCCACGCCCTCGGCGTGAAGAATGCCGGGCAGACCCTTCTCCGCAACGCAGCCACCAGGGCAATCATCACAAACCGGAGACGAACCCGGATATGCCTTTCTTTCAAGAGCACACAAATAACCAAAAGCACCCAGGTCTGCCGATTTGATTCCAAGTGAATTTATTCTTGAGCGACGAACCTCTTCCCAATAAGTATCTGATGGAGTAAAAGATTTTTCACCCATTTCCTCTTCTTCGTCCGTCATTTCCTCTTCTTCGTCCGTCACCTCTTCGTCTTCGAGCTCTTCTTCGTCTTCCGCCTCCATATCAACGGCTGCTTTTTTGCCCATTTTTCGGCGACGCGCATAACTGGACTTCATTTCGTCTTCTTCAATTTCCTCCTCGTCTACCTCTTCTTCAACTTCAACTTCCTCGTCTTCCTCTCCCGTCTCTTCAACGACTTCCTCCTCCTCTTCGGATGGCATTTCCTCTTCGTCCATTTCCTCTTCGTCGTCCATGGATGCATGGGCGGCTTTTCCTTTTGTTCTTTTCCAAGATTTTTTAGACTTTGTAGGAACTTCTTCCTCTTCGGTAACTTCATCCTCCATCATTTCGGAATCATCATCATCCATTGCCATTTCCTTTTTGCCCATCTCCTCCCCCTCCATGTCTTCCTCGTCATCATCCATTGACGCATAAGCACCGGATTCTTTTTTAAGTTTCTTCTTTCTGGTTTTTTTCGGCATTTCCCCTTCGGTTTCTTCCATCATTTCTTCTTCTTCAACTTCGGAAACAGGCACCATTTTCATTTCCACTGGTATTGCGCCGCATTTAGCACAAATCGCAGCACCCTTGACAAAACCGCATTCGCCAGCGTTAGCGCCTTTGGCGCATTTGAGTACATTCCCGTCCGCGTCGACGCTTACATTTGCCTTTTCGCTGTAGCTCATAGAACTCCTGTGTGTGCAGGAAAATACCGTTGCTGGCATTAACCGTTATTTAAATGTCTCTAAATTATAACCTATCACGACCAACTGTCATGTATTAGCAATATTTAAAAAGTTTATTACTTCTCTTTACTCATTATTTTCATTTTTTAGTTTTGTTCTTACATTCGGTTTGCCGATTGGCGTATGAATTCCATCTTTTTCTATTCTCTCTCTTGCCTGCCGAATTTGCTCGTCGCTAAAAATATCATCAATTGTGTGTTGGGTTCCAAAAATATTATTGAAACGATTTACTATTTGCTGCAATTCGGAATCTGAGTACCTGGGAATATCGCCGACGTTTGCAGAATATGGCATCGAACCTTTGGCTTTTGCTATTTGCGGAAGGTAGTTGTAAGCATCAGTTGCGTCAAGTATGTCGGAAACTGTTTTTCTTGTATTTTTTGGCGAACTACCTTGTGTTTCTTTAATAAAATTAAGCAACGCTTCATAAACTGAATATTTTGGTCTCGACAATTCCATGTCAAGCCTTCTTCCGACATCGGTATTTTTAAACACTGATGCTGCGTCTTTTATAATCCCGGATTTAATCATTTCGGAAATAACGGAAGTGGGAACACCCATCGCTTCCCATCTTCCAATAGTTTTTCTCGATTGTTCACCTATTGAACTTCTGCTAAGAAATGAATTTAATTTTTTATCTTTTTCGGCAATTGTTTCTTCTCCCGATATTCCCAGAGCTGCCAATAATTCGCTCAATCTGAATTCTGCTCTCATTGTTTTTGCATTTGAAGAAACGGGAGAAATTGGCGTTGTCGTATTTGTTTTATTTATATTTTGCGTGAATGGAATTGGGGAATCAGACCGCATTCCTTCATACATCAATTCCGTATTTGCATCTTCCGAAGAACCATCATCTTTAAAAATTCCACCATATTCAAATCTTTTATCAGAGTCCATTTTTTCATATTCGGATTGGGATATCCTATTTTTTTCGTTTCTCCCGATGTACATGGGGAATGCATCTTTGCCAAATGTTTCCAGAACAAATCTCTCCCTAAGTTTTGCTCTTCCTAAATTATCTATAGCTCTCTGCATATAGTCTGATTCGGAAACTCCAGATTCATCAAGAGTTGTCGGCGAGAAAAGTCTCCATGAATCAAATCTTGGCTCGTTTCCGATTTCTGCAATCAAATACATGACATCATTAAACGACAATCCCGCATTGGGTGAATTTAATTTTCTGGATTCGCTAATAGTCAAATTGAGCATTGTCCCCAATTCTGCGCTACTTAATTCCCGTCTTTCAATTACGTCGCCAGTTTCGGGGTCCCATTTGGTGGGTATTCGTATCATTTTTTTAAGTTTTTCAACAGGAAGCATCCATGTTTCTTGATTTGCTGAATCAGGATTATTTTTTGATATGTCACCAATTTTTATTTTTCTGTTTCTGGCGGCTATTCTCGAACCAATATTTGCCATTCCAATAGATGTTGATTCGATTTTCTTTTTGTCTATTCCCTCGCCAGTGACACCCGATGGGTCAATCAACCAACCTTTTTCTTTTATTCTCTCCCATGCGCGTCTCGCCGATTCATTTTCATCATTGTCAGCACTAAAGCCGTGCATTTTTTCTACGATTCGAGCAGACACCGTGTCGCGGCCACTGCTGATTCGCCCATCGCCAGAATCGTCAATATTATTGTTTTTTCTGTTTCTTCTTGCCAGCCTTCCCTCTTCTGTCGTTTGGTCAGCGCCACTTTGCAATCTTTTATCTCTATCGATAATTTGTCTTTGTTTTACTTTTGCCTGTTCATCTCCAGCATCTACGTCTCTTTGGTTTATTTCCTTTTCTATCTGTCTCCTGCTCTTTTTGTCTCCTTCTCTAATTCTTTCGTCTACCTCATTATCCAGGCCCATTTCATATTCGTTCTGTCTACGCTCTTCCTCTGTTGCGATTGGATAATCGGGGTCAATTTCAGAACTTTGCAATCTTTTATCTCTATCGATAATTTCTCTTTGTTTTACTTTTGCCTGTTCATCTCCAGCATCTACGTCTCTTTGGTTTATTTCCTTTTCTATCTGTCTCCTGCTCTTTTTGTCTCCTTCTCTAATTCTTTCGTCTACCTCATTATCCAGGCCCATTTCATATTCGTTCTGTCTACGCTCTTCCTCTGTTGCGATTGGATAATCGGGGTCAATTTCAGATTCGTCTCGGTCTCTGCCAGACGAGACCCTGTCATCCCCCTCTTGTGTGTTTCTATTTCTTCTTTCCGCTCTTCTTGTTGGTGTCTTTGGTTTCGAAATGTCCACTTTTTTAAATTCTTCGTCCTCATTGTCGGTGACGTCGAATATCCATGAAAGTGAACCCGGAACAAGTCTTCGCATTGCCCTTGTTGCGGCAACATATTGCAATCGAATTTCTTCAGCTCCCATCGATTTAATTATCTTTTTCTTAAATTCTTCTCTCTCTTTGGGTGTAAGAAGTTCCAAAAATTCCTTAAGAGAACCAATGTCTTCTTTAGATATAACTCTTCCATCTTTTTGCATTTTTACTATTAATTCCTCAGCTAGTTCCTCCCATTTCGGTGCCTTGAAATCACCCGCCAAAATAACATTGTCGAATTCCAGTCCTTTGGACCTATGTGCTGTTTGCGCAACTATGTCAACACTATTCTTCGCCGCCCCCTGCAATGGTGTTGGTTGCAGCAAGAAGGAGGAACCACCGCTTAAATTATTAACTTTTCGGAGGTTTTCAAGTTTTTCGTACAATTCCTCAATTGTGTCTGCTGAGGTAACCCATTTATTTGGTTCGCCAAATTGGGGTTTATCTTTTGACGACCATGCAAATGTTGACTTTTTGGTTTTGGGGTCTTGTCCCTTGAGTACGTTTTTTACTTGGAATGTGTTTCCATCCGCCACGGCAACAAATTTTCCATCTGCTCGCTTGAAACGAAGTGTTATTTCGGAGTTAACTGTTTTTGTGTTTCTTTTATCATCGATGTATTTCGCGCCGCTCAAATAATTGGGTATGCTCCCGCTCCCCTCAACAATGGGGGAAAAAGTTTGAAGTGAAGAAAACTCCGGAGAATCACCACCCGGTATACCAATTTCAATATCTTTAGCAAGATTATTGAGAGTTGAAGCAGCAGCATCAACATTGGGAACTTCCAGGTGCCATCCTGGTTGTTCTGTTTTTCTGCCGTATTTACCGGCTGGGTCCCCCCAGGTAAATTTGTATTTGCCTTTTATCAATAGGTCTTTGTAAGCAGTGAATTGCCCCCAATCTCCCCCCTCGTTTTTCAAAACAATTTGTTTTGTTCGTGGGTTCCAGCTTGCCGACAAAACTCCGCCATCAACAATTTCCACTGGTTCAAATTCATCGAGCAAATCTGCAGCAGTTATCTTTCTACTTATTACATCTCCGCCATCAAGTGTTTGTATATTTGCTACATGTTGTCTCATTTTTGACCAGTTAAAGTTATATTTAGCAAATAATCTGTAAGCGGTAAGTGCCTGTTGACTTACGTCGACATTTTCAACTGATTCTTCCGGTGCTCCCCCTCCTAGCTCGGTTGCTCCCCCCTCTCCAAGTGGGCCTGCGGCCTTGGCAAGTTCGTCCCAATTTTTTACGCTCCACAGCGGCGGAAATACATTCTTAGGTTTTTCAGTCTTCTTACCACCCTGCAACCATTCCATGTGGTCAATCATTCCGGTCAGGTCATTCTTAAATGTAGTTGTTGACCCTGTTTTTCGACCATTGTCTTGTTCATTAATTATTCTTTCAAAAGATTTTGCATTTGTTTGTGACAAAAATGCAAGTGTTTCCTTACTTCCATTTTTCTTTGTTTCCCTAGTTGCAGAAACGGCAATTCCTTTGGGAAACATTTCCTCGGAATCGAGAATTATTCCCTCTGGACCAGCTGCGTCGATTCTCAATTTTGCGAATATTGGTGTTTCGTCTTCTTCGTTTGTCAGTTTTGTTTCATGAGCTTTGAGAAATCTGTTTGCAATAGCCTGTATTTCTTTGCCAAATCTAAATGTTTTTGTGAGCGTTAGTTGATATGGAGCTTCAAGGTCTTCCAATTCGTCAACGGCGCCCCTGAATTCATAAATTGCTTGATTACTGTCGCCCACCGCTATCCATTGAATTTTTTGATTTCTAATGACATCAGTCATCACCGGATTGGCATCTTGTGCTTCATCGAAGAAAATTATGTCATTGCCATCAACATTTTTTTTCATACCAGCGCCAGTGCCAAGGTCGGGGTTTGTTAATGACCATTTTTTCAAAATATAACTTCTTGACATTTCCAGTGGACTATTTTCATCGAATGAATCGTTCCAAAATTTTTGAGCTTGACGGACGAGTTCTTCGATTTGTCTGTCACTGAGTCTATTTATCCCCATTTTAGAAGCAGCGATTCCAATTAGAGATTTGTTCATTTCCGTATAGGGTCTGTTAGTTTTTTGATTTTTTCCAGTTGAAAATTCTGTTGCCGCTCTTGCCATTAGTGCAGCTCTTTGTCTTCTGGTTAAGCCAACAGTTTCTGGAACCAAATCTCCCTGTTTGTTTTTTACTTGAATTTGTTCAAAATCATCCTGAAATCCGTAATGGTTAGCAACATCTTCATTATTTCCGACGCCGATTATTCCTGGATTTTGTGAATTTGTTTTTCGTGCAAGTTTTTCGTTTGTTCCAATAATTCCAAATCCAACGGAGTCCCAAGTTCTAACTTCAACATTGGGGTAATCTTTAAATTTTTTTCTTGCTTCTTCTGCCATTTTTCTTGTAAACGTCAAATAGACAATTCTCTTGTCTGGCTCTTGGTCAAGCAATCGTTTTGCGGTCGACAGCAAGGTTGAGGTTTTTCCAGTTCCCGCAAGGGCTCGAACAACAATGTTGTCCCCTGTCATTACTGCATCGGATATATTTATTTGCTCGTCCGTCATTTTGTAATCCGCAGCCCTGCTGTGGTCATACTTCATGTTTTGTTTGACGTCGTCAAGACTCTTAATTACTCTTCTGTCGGCCCTGCCAGATGAAAGTCGGTCATACCGTGCATCATTGAGTATTTTTTTCGCAGCCAGCTGTGTTTTGGGACTTGAATTTTTATCGTTTGAATTTTTCAGTGCCCAGACAACATTTGATACTTTGCCGACCCGATTAATTAACTTGTTTGCTTTTTCAAAATCTTTTTGGTTTACATTGAAGAAATCAAACTCCGTCTCTTCGTGGTCTGGGTCCAACCCCAAATCCGGGTTCTCCGAAAAAGTCGATGAGCGATTTTTTCCTCTATATATTTTTGATATTTCTGATTTTGTTGTATCTGAATAAAGGGACAATACATCATTTTTATTGTTATTTTTTATTATTTTATTCAATTGCTCGGGGAAGTTTGTATCCCAAATTTTTTGAGCTTCCCGAGAGAGAACTCCTCGTCGTGGCCGGTTGCCCAACACTGCCACTATGTTATTTTCTCTTCCGGAGCTCACCCTGCCAGAGTTGACATAAGAGGTTTCATCCTCATTTTGTTCATCATCCTTGCCGGCAATGTTGTCTTCATCAACAGTTGGTTCCCCATCATCATCATCATTATCTTTGTTGGGAACTATGTTTTCATCCTCTTCTAGTTCGGCATTATCTACTTCTATTTCGGCATTATCTGCCTCCTCATTCACCCGTGTATCGTCATCATCCGACCGTGAGGTGGGGGTTGGTAGTCCTGGTCTTCTCGGGTCGTCGTCATCAATGCCGTAAAAATGATTTTGGGGAATTTCGAGAGCATCTGCAAGTGTCAAATCTTCTGGCTTTCCAGATTTTCTAAGTTTTGCAATTTCGTCATTTATGTGGTCTATGGCTCGCCGCCTGCTATCTCTATTAAAATAAAGTTTGGCGATTCTTTCGCCAATGTCAATTTGTTTTTCTGCTCTAGTTAAAGCGACATATACAGTATTCAACATTTCTCTCATTTGTGGTGATTTTTTACCGACTCTTTTAAACGCTTCTCTTTCTTCGTCAAATGCATTTTGGAAAGCCTCACCTATCACGATGGTATGTGCTTCGAGTCCTTTAAATAGTTGCGCTGTCGTTATCGTTGCATCTGCCCCATTTGTGTTTGCCGCTTTGAGTATTTCCTGTGAAACTTCCCGTATTATTTCTGACAGTCTTTCTTCGCTTCCATCAACGTCTTTTATGTCTATCGCATATTGGTCGTTTCGTGAAGTTGTTTCACCCTGCCCTGCAGCGGCGGCACGCCTAATCACTCCCATGCTTTCTTCATAAACAAAATATTTTTTGAATCTGGGGTCTCTTGTGGTTATTCTTTTTACATCTTCTTGATAATACCCAGCTGGTCTTCGTTTACCTTGTCCGCCTCCCCTTAACTTTGAGCCACTGAGTCCCTGTCCAGTTAGTATGACTCGCCCAGTCCATCGTCCTGGTTTTTTGGAGTTGTGGTCCCATGTTCCGTCAATTACTTTCCATTTACCACTGCTATCTTGTTGTTCCATTTCAAGATGCCAGTGAATATCCGACTGTTGCGCAGAGTCGCCTTTGCCTTTGCCAGCCAACACGGTCACTTTATTAAGAGAGGTGTCGGTTACGTCTGCTCTGTTGCTTAATTTTGTTGTTGGTTGATTTTTCAATTCTTCGATGCTTAATTCGCCTTTTTCTTTTTTTGCATGAAGAAAATGAAATTGTGTTTCAATTTTTAGTACCTTGCGTTCAGGGAGAATGACTGCTGGTTCGAACACAAGTGTCTCTCGGCCGTCTGGTCCCAAAACACCAGTTCTTCGCATTCCTCCCTCCATTAGGTGTATAAGTCTTCGTGGGTGCATTGGTTGGCCGTTGCGGGGGTGAAGTATTCTCCACATTGTTCTAAGCTGTGTTTTGCCCGGCCTTAAAGCTTCTCTTTTAATTTGTTCTCTAGTCCACAGGTTTCCTATAAATGGAGATTTGGGCGGTTTTTTTCCTGCACGTCCCTTTGCGCTATCCAAAACCCAGGCGTAGTGCTTAAGAAACGTAAGAATATCGTCGAATTTTTTGGGAGCGATAGTTATTTGAGGAACAAGCCCTGGTGGTGGAGTCTTGCCGGGATTTCTAATAATCCATGCAAGTGTTTCCATCTGGACTTCGTTGTTCAAAAGTTGGGCGTACTCAAATGCTTTTTGTATTAATTCCTCATTTGTGCCAGCAAGAAATGCAAAAGTTTCTCCAATTTTAGGAAGTAGTGGGCCAACTCTTCTGTACACAATATTGTGGTCTTTATCTCGTTGTGGTTGGCCATCACTGTCGAGTTCCGGTATTCTTTGCCCATTTTCATCCAGCACATAGGCAAATCGATTGTGTATTCTTCCTTCCGATTCTTCTACGGCACTAGCTTTTCTTTTTTCGAGAAATTTAATTTTGTCTTTTGCTGAAATACCCTCATCGGTAATGAGAACATACTCTGGTGATTTTGTTTTTTCTGTGAATTCTTGAGACAATTTGAATTCTTTGTCCAGTGCGCTCAAAATTCTCAATAGCGTTGTTTTGTCTCTTTTGTCTAATGAATCTGATTTTTTAAGCAATTCTATTGCGTCATCAAATTGTTTCGCAACAAGCATGTGATGATGACCCGTCACCCATTGTCTTCGCGGTGGTAGTTCGCCCCTTGTCGCCGCAAGTTCTTCATCGTCAAGATTCAAATATGCTTGAAGTATATTTGCTTGATGAGCTAGCCTATTACCAAATCTAAATGATTCATTGAGCGGCAAAATATAATCTGGGTCCATTAACTCCATTGCATTTACTGCATTTCTGAAATTGTAAACGGACTGTCTTTCGTCGCCAACGAGAATTATTGGGAATTTATCTCTGTTGTTTTCAAGAACTGACATGAATGTTGGGTTAAGGTCTTGTGCTTCATCAATAAATAAAGCATTCAATTTTCTTAATGGGTCGGCAAATACTCTTCTGATGGTTGCAGTTCTTTTGGACGATTCAACGCTTGGAGTTTTACCTCCTTTTTTGGGTTTTTCAATAGCACCAGCACCATCTATTGCAGTAACAATCCACAACGGAAAGTCTGGAGGAAGTTTTCTAACATCTTTTATAACATTGCCGTCTTTGTCTACTACGTCCCCGACTTTAGCACTTGTGCGAACTGCATCACGCCTTGTTACACCTTTTGCGTGACCGACCATGTATTTTGCTTCTGAAAGGTCCGGGTTTGAAAGAGCAAATATTTTTGCGATTTGCCCCTGGCTCGGAAGAACAAGTGTTTTTTGTTTTTTACCTTTTTCGTCTACATAAAACTCTTGCAATATATTCTCGACAACTTTTTGGCCCATTTTTAGCCATTCTTCAGGAATATTTGCTTCTGGGTCCTCCTGTACGCGTACCCAAAAACGCGGGTTGAAATCTGTGCTCCCGATAGCTTCCTTCGCTCTCACCATTACTGGTTTGCCCTCGTCATCGAAAACCGGGTCACCCACCTCATCAAGTTTTTGTTCATATCCAACATCTAATGTTGCCTGTCCCGTTGCAACTCGTTGGTTATAGCCAGATTGCCTTGATAGAATGTCTTCTTCATCATAAGAAAAATGCTTTGCTGACAATTTTTCATCTGTGCTTAGTGTCCATCTTTCTACTGCATGCCTAATTATTTCGGCGAGTGTCATTCCATCCAGGTCTGGCAATCTGTCGGAACCCGGAAGATTTCTTGAATCTGGTTGTAATTTTAGAAATCGCAGGAAATCATCTGTTGTTTCTAGAGTTATTAATCCCGTGTGTTCAAGTGTTGGCTTTTGCCCAGCGGGTGAACCGTCTGGCAATTTTGCTGTTGGGTGTGGCCCTGTTTGTTTTCTTTCGCCAGTTGCGTAGTCGACATAAGTGAATTGATATGGTGTTCCATCGTTTTTGAGTGTGGTTACAGCGCCGCCTATCGGTTTTCCTTGGTCATCAAAATCTCTCGCCCTGTCGACTCTCGCCCCAGCTGCCGTAAGCTTTCTTGCAATATGGTCTCCAAACTTTTCGTTTGCAGCACCCATCATCACGCCCCATCGTGCCAATTTGTCGAGCGTAGCTACGCCGGTATTTTGTGGAAAAACAGCTTCGGCCTCTTCTTGGTTTTTTACGTTGAATACGGCGTAATAAAGTGATTTAGAACCATACTTATCCTTTAAGCTTTCGACTGTCTTTTTTATTTGCTCATCGGTCATTTTCGAAAAATCAACATCAAATCTTTGCGATAGAAAACTTAATTTTTCTTTTCTTTCTGCTTCGTTTCCAATTTCCAAATTAAACAAATCGTCTAATGTTCTAGCAAGCCATTTGAGTGTTGTTGTTTTTCCCGTTCCCGCTGCGGCTTGGACGGATATGACCGGGTACACCATTCTTCCCTGTTTATTTTTATATGGTCGCAATTTTCCGGTTATGGCCATCATTGCAGTTTCGATAATATCTTTTTGCTGCTGGGTGGGCTCATTTGGAAGCTGGTGAGCAAGTTGAAATGAAACGTCTTCTGTTCTTTTGATTTGTTTGTCTTTATCTTTGGGGTTTTTTACGGAGTTTATGATTCCCCCGCCGCTCGAAAGTCTCCCAGTTGCGTCTATTACTTTTCCATTTTCATCTTTTTTCGGCAAAGATACAAATCTGTCATCATCGTCTGTATTTAGGTTTGCAATTTGTTGAACTCTTATGGCATTTTTTTGCCCCAAAGCTCTAAGTATTTTATTTATTCCCTGTTTGTCGGAAACAGAACCCCACCCATCGGATTCTTGGTAAAATGCTCCGTTTCGTATAAAACCCATTTTTGTTGAGTAGTGGTAAATTTCCCTATCACCATTTGCCAAATCAAAAGAGCTCCAGGCCCCACCGCTACCTGCTTTTATTCGCCTGCTGGGGACGTGTGGTCTGTTTGCAAAATCTTCTATCTTGCCAGAGTTGAGCCTGTTTGTAATTTCTAGTTCTGCTGCTCTTCTTGGTTCCTTTTGCCCCAGAGCTTTGAGTATTTTATTTATTCCCTGTTTGTCTGATGTGGAGTCCCAGCCCTTTGAAATTTCAAAGTATTCATTGCCTCGTATGATTCCCATCATTGTCGAATAGTGATAAACCTCTCTATCGCCGTTTTGTCTATCTATTGCGCTCCAGCCTCTTGTTCCTATCTTGTGCGTTTTTCCAGCTTTGTGTGGTCGAGTTGCAAAATCTTCTATTTTCCCGGATGAAAGTCTTGAATCGTCATCATCTATTTGTTCAAATGTTCCGCGAATAACCCCACCCCTGGGCACCGAAGGAGAATCAACCATTCCCTCAATAAGTGGAATTTCATACTTGAGGTCACCTTCGCTTCTTCTTTCGTCGGGTTCAAAACCACCAAGTCTTCTGAGCGTCGCGGAGCGATTTAGGACATAGTTAACAGCTTTTTGTGCTTCAACCATTGCTCTCCTAATTGCGGTTGGGTCCGTGCTCAATTGGCTTGCCCATTCTTTTAGATATGTTCCATGGTCTTGTCTGAATTTGTGCGTTATTCCGAGCATTCCCATTATCAAAGAAGAGCCGATTTCAGCAATTAATTCCTCAAACGCATACTGCCTGAATTCGTCGGAAAACTCCGGAGCTGTCATTTTCCCCTTTTTCCGTCTAAGTCTTGATTCGTGGCCGGTCCAGTGTGTTATCTCGTGCATCAAAGTGGCGTAATAATCAACAGCGCTATCAAATTGTCCGAATTTAGGCATGAATATGGTATCTCTTGTGTTATTGAAGAATGCACCTCCGAAATTTCCTTCTTCAACAACTGGCCCGATTTCGTTAATTATATTTTGAACGTTTTGTACTCTTTGTTCTTCTGAAATCACATCTGGCATTGCCTTGTACATTGCCTGTGGCAATCCTTCCACTTGGGCAATGTTGTACACCGCCGTCATGTGGAACTCGCCAGTTCTTCTCCCGTTTTTTATTGTTGGGGCAAGAATCCATGTTGGTGCTTCGCCTTTTCTGATTCTCCCGCCAATTTCTTTCCACTGCTTTGCCCCAGCCCATTTTGCCACTGGGTATTTTTGCGTGAAACCTTTCATGGACAAAATTAACTGTCCGCTGCCCTCGTATGCCCTTCCCGCTACGTTTCGTCTTTTGTTTGTTGGGTTTCTTGCATAATTGTCAGTGCGCGCCCATGGTCTATCAAATTTCAAATCCGGATTTTTTAATGCTTCCTGTATTGAAGAAAGAATTTGAAACTTCATGTTGTCATAATATTTTTCCAATTCAGCTTCATTTAGATTGGCCCCAGAAGAAAGTCTTTCTGCTCTCCGAGGGGAAACCTGGCTGAGTACGTGACCAACCGGCCCTGCGTTATCTAATTTTTCATTTCCACCAGAGGAAAGGCGTCCGCGATTTTCTTCTCTGTCTAATTTTTCTTGAGCGATTCTTTCTGCTTCTTCTTTTTCTTTGGCGATTCTTTCTGTTTTTTCTTTTTCTTTTTCCGCTTTTTGTTTTTCTTTTAATGCTTTTACTTTTTCCTTATTTTCTTTTCTTCGTTTTCTCAATTTATTAAGTCTTTTTGGTCTTTCGATTTTTTTGCCGCTTCGCAAGAAGTACATGTGTCTTTGTTCTGCTTGTCTAACTTCCTGGCGACTCCAGCCGAGAATATCGGCAACCTCCTGTAGGGTTGCACCGCTCATTCTTCTTCGATATATTTCCTCATCACTCCAGGCTTGCGGTTCGTCTTGTTTTGGCCTAAATTTCTTCGGAGTTTCCTCTCCCAGGAATTCTTCAATTATTTTGTCGTATACATCAAAGCCCAAGTCGTATGGCATATTTTCGTCGCCAAATGGATTGTCGGGGTCAAAACCCCCATCCAATCCTTCAATTTTTGTTTGTCCCCCCCTGGCGGTTCGTTCGCGCAAATCACCGGAGGAAAGCCTTCCGTCGGAAACATTTGTTTCATATCCGAATTCATTTAGCCAGTTGTTGTATTTTTTTGTTTTATCAATATCCCAACTTGAAGTATCTGGAAGCTTGTCTGCAAAATGTTCAGATATTCCCTTTTTTATTCCCTTATCATATTCTTCTCTGTTTTTTATTTTTTTCGAATCTAGAGCTCGTGCAAAATTTCCAAGGTGACCGGCATACATAAAAAACCAGTCTGCATACTCTTTGCTCGATTTATTTTTTTCATTGAAACCTTCCGGTCGCTTTCCGCTCCCCCTATTAGTTCCCCTCCATGCAACTCGAGCTTGATTTCTCCCCATTTCTTTACCACGAAGATAATTTTCTGAAACTTTTTTGTCAGATGAACTTCTTGGTGATTGTTCCCAATTGAACCCTGAATCAATCCAATTTTGAACTATTTTGTCAAAATCTTCTCTTCTTTGTTTTTCATCTCTGCTGACACCAAATTTTTGTTCATGTTCCCTGCCGAGTCCATGTCGTGCCAGATTTCTTCCAGATTTAATTCTTCTTTGTTCATTTGATTTTGGTTTTTGCGGCTTGGGTTTTTCATCAAGCGGCTGAACAAAGTTTTCATCGGTGGGGCGCGCTGGACCGCTCCGCAACTGGGGCTTGTCCTCTGGGCGCTTAACCAGGTCCGTTACTGCACCATCTCCCCCAATTGGCTTTCCCTCTGTCCCAATTTTCCCGCTGTCTATTCGTTGTTCTGGTGTGACGTCTGTGTTGTACATTGAGCCGGGTCCGTATGGAGTTGGGTCTGGTTGCTCCCACCCCGGAAATCCATCGAATAGCAAACCGTTTCTATTTTTGTCTACGCGTGTATCTGGGTTGAGGTCGCCCTCCGGAACGCCAAATCCGCGCTTGCCACCCCTGCGAGAACGACCACCAAGATTGGGTCTATCTATTAAACGAGCGGCACCGTAAGAAGCAATTCTTCTTCCGAGGTTTTTTACCTGAACGCCAGACTCAACTAATAATTTTTTTTTTATCTCGTTGTTTTCGAGCGCGTTATCTACAGCTTCTATCAAATCGTAACTAATGCCAGACTGAATTACTATTCCATCAACATCTACAAATGTTTCAGCTTTGTAGTAATCAAAGATTGGGTCAAGGATTTGTTTGACCGCGAATGCATCTTCTGGGTCAATTCCAATACAATAACCCTTTTCGTCTATTTCGTCTTCGTTGAATTCTGCTAAGTCTTTATATTTTTTCTTTCTTTTCTTTTTTCTCAACCTACCGACAGCACCACGTAAGCCAGCCAAAAGAAGTTCACCTGGATATTTTGCTTCCATTTCAATTAGGTAGTCTTCCCGTTCATCGTCCTCAAATTTTTCGGCTGCTTTTTTATCAGATTCATAGCCTTTTACGACGCCATTCGGTATTACCGCAAATCTACATTTGCCCTCTGGGTGAACAGGGAGAGAAATTATTTTGCAAGATGAACCACCATTGTAAAGAACACAATTTGCGCATTTTACGCCGATTCCCGCAACTGGATTTTTTTCTGGAGGATAATACCCAGCCCAAACACCAGTTCCATCTTCATTGAATTTTCCATGTCGTTTTACAATTTTTAACAACGCGTCGCGCAATTCCGCTTCCTCTTTGTCCAGATTATTTTTATCTATTTGGGGCGAGTCGCCTTCATATTCAATTTTTGGAAGTGGAACCATCACTGTTCCCGGTCCGATTGGATTTGGTTTTATTGCAACCGGTATTGCCGGCATTTGCTGTGGTCTGACAATTCTTTGCGGCTGCGCTGGGTGAATGTGGGGTGATGGCGGGGAAATGACAACCTGTGGCTGCTGGGGAAGCTCTTGTGGCGTAAAAACTCTTTGTGGATTTCCAAACATAAATGTTCCACCGTTCCTAATCCAGTGACATTTATATTTTTCATATCCCCCCTTTTCTCCTGGTTTAACGAAAGTAACCGTTTCCGCATCTGCATCAACAACATGTATTTTTGAACCATACATATTGCAGAGTTGCTTTTGTATTTCTTCTCTATCAATCGACTGTTCGCCTGGTAGCACAACCGAAATACCTGCCGGGGTTGTTTGCTGCTCTGCGAGCATGTCGTTCTTTACAGAAATAGTTCCGGTAAGTTGATTTGCTCCATGAAGAACTGGTGAAACTTCATAAAGTTCAAGTTCAAAAATTACATTTGCCTGCGATTTCTGGTCAAACTGCGCTCTCAGTGTTTTATAACCGATTGACCATTCTTGTTCTTCTCCAAAAAATGCAACGTTCGCAAAAGCTTCTCTTCCTTTTTCTGAGTTAAGATTAAATTGAACTTTTGCAAAGAGACCACCTATTCCAGCAACTTTCATCTTCATTGGCAGACGTGGGTCAGAAGATTGAACTTCATATATTTCCAAAACCTTGCCGATTGGGTCATTCCAATTGTGTCCCCAGACAACTCTTGGTTTTCTGCGCTGCAAGCTCTTTGTGAAGGCACCAGCCGCGACAATGTCGCCGACGCTGTCTTTGTTGCCTATTCCAGCAACAAAACATTCAACTATTCCCTGAGCCTCATCCAGATTGAGCGAGCTTGACTTTGGCCCCAACGTAGCAATATGGCTAGATTTGTACTGAAATTTTTCCTGCATCAATAATTCTTTCTATTTTGTTTATTTATAATACGGCAAGTATTTCTGCCCCATTGCAAGTTTTGAATTTTTGATGTCTCGTATAAAGAAAATAATTTCTAAATTTGTTGACCAAAATTCCAAGCGAGGATTGTTTCTGATTCAGCAACAGCAACTTGTTCTTTTGCAAAAACATTTGCATACATTTCAATTATTCCTTGTCTAAATTGAATAAATCTTTCTTCTTCGTCTTTCATTGAAAATGATTTAATCATTAAAGAGGAAATTTCCGCATGAACGTCTTTGTTTAATTTTTTAATTTCAGAAATTCTTTTGTCGGCAAACATAATTATTTCAACTGGTTGAAGAGATTTGGTTTTTATTCCCTTTTTCTCGTAAAAATTATTTCTGTTTTCAAGGCCGTCATTGATTATTGCCACAATTACTGGTTTTATATCTTCCTCTATCTGCTTGTTCCATGTGTCAACTGAAATAATTGAATCGATATCAAGAGTTCCGGAGGATAATGCTTTTCTTGATTTGGCTCCGCTTGCTTTTTCCAAAACAACTCTTTGTTGTCTTTCGATAATTCTCTCTATTCCACGTGAAAGTATTTCAGACCATCTCTCCATTGCAAACTGTGAATTTTCTTCTTGTTCGTTTGATTTTGTTTGAATTCCCGAATCCGACGCCGTCGTCATTGCTTGTGGAACTTGGCCAGTTTGTGGTGCCGCTCCGGTTGCCTCGGGTGGAAGAGTGCTTGGGGCCAGCATATCCTGGGCCATTTGTGACTCGGCGTTGGCAAGCCCAGCCATTGCCCCCTGCATTGTGTTGGGGTCTAGGGGTTGCTGTTCTGCTCCGGGCATTCCGGGCATTCCAGGCATTCCGGGCATTCCGGGCATTCCGGGCATTCCGGGCGCTGCCCCTTGGGCTCCGGGTATTTGTGCAGCGTTTTCTTCCATTTTCTTTTTTGTATTTGCAATCGGTATCAGGTTGGGATTCATTAGTAATGAATCTGCCAAATCCGATTCAACTTCTTTTCTTGCCGAACCAAGTCTATATTCATTGACACTAATTAATCCAGCTTGAAGTTCTTGCATTAAGTAGCGTTCTCGTTCCTGTTTGTAGAGCATCAGAATTGGAACTTCCGAAGTATCAAAATCTATATAATATTCTTCGTCCAGTTCATCTATCGCTCTCGCAACAACTTCTAAATGGGGGCTCATTGTTTCAACCCAAAACACTCTTATTTCTTCGGCCGCATTTGAGAAAGTTCTTCCCGCAGCATTTCCAATAACAGACTCGGGAACACCAAAAGCTGAAAGTATTTCCTCTTTGGTTATTTGTCGCATTTGCATGTAGGCGGCATCTCTCGGAGATGCTGACGTGTCAACAAAATCAACACCCTCATCTGAAGAAATTACCGTTGTTTGACCGGTTTTCGCCAAATTCCCCCTAAACCTACTTCGCAATTCCTCTTTATCGTCGTCATCAATTTCGCCACGAACAACCAGCAATCCACCCGGACGACCGTCATTGAGGAGGTAGTTTCTATTATAAAGTTTTGCTAAATTTTCGATTTCTATGGCCACTCCAGAAGCCTCAAGTGGAGTTAAGGATAAATATGGGTCAAGTGGGTGTGGTCTTCTAATCCAACACACGTCGTCTGGTTTTAGTATTTTTTTTACTCCGTACGGCATTAACACTTCATATCCGGACACAAAATTTTTGACGTGTGGTATTGGCGCTGTTGATTGTGGGGGAAGCAAATTTAGTGCGACTACCCCACCGTCTCGACCCCTAACTTTTTCTATAAAAGCCCCCCTGGTGCCAAGTAAAAGCTGTGCCGAGAGTCTGTATCTGAAAATGAAAGAGTTTTCACCGATGTTTGCTTTATTATTTAGCAATTCAAGTGTTTTTGACCTATCGGCTTCCCTCCCTTTTACTTTTTCGCCATATTTGGAATTGTCTTTCCTCAACATCACTGGCAATCTTGCCTGATTTCCCGCTATGGCATCAATACACCTATTGACCCACGTAATTTTCGACATGCCCTCGCGGTAGGCGCGCTCGATATCCCAGCCATCTTTATATGGTTTATCTGCAAAAGAGGGATTGGCCGATATTGGCAAGCCATAACCAAGAGCTTTAATTCGCTCTCGACCCAACAATTTATTATTCGGTGAACTATTCCAAGCCATAATTTATTTAGTTATTCCGAACCTAAAAGAAATCCAAATATTCCGCATGTGATACCCACAACCACCAGACCAGCTGGAGGAAATATTAATCCAGCACCAATACTTGTAAATATTATAAATGAAACCATTAATATGTTGGCGAAGGTGTTACGATTTGTTTTGCTACGTAGCCAAAAAACAAACTTGTTCCAATCTTGGGTAAATTTTGGCATATAACATACAGTAGCGCACAAATCGATGATAAAACTAAGAGAATCAAGAGTTGTGCGTTTTATTAAAGTTAGGATTTATTTGTGACAGAAAAAAAACAAGATTGGACCAAAATTTGGGAATTTCTCCAGCCCAAAATGCCGATATTCTGTCCCGAGGAACCGTCAATAAATCAAAAAGTGTTTTTGAGAACGAATTCAATAGAGGCCCTATTTGGTGGCGCTGCTGGTGGTGGCAAATCATCCGCATTGCTCATGGCCGCCCTTCAATATGTTGATGTTCCTGGATATTCTGCAATTTTGTTTAGACGCACGTTTGCCGACCTGTCTCTTCCGGGTGCGCTGATGGATAGATTTCGTTTATGGATGAATGATTACGAAGATGTTCACTGGAATAGCAATACATTTATTGCAACATTTCCATCCGGTGCAAGAATTTCTTTTGGTTATTTAAATAATGCTAATGATTATTTGAGATACAAGGGCTCGGAATTTCAGTTCATAGGAATGGATGAAGTTACGGAAATAAGGGAATCTGACTATCGCTATCTCTTTTCCCGTTTGCGCCGACCCGCTTCCGGTCCTGTTTCTCAGGTTCCCCTTCGAATGAGGTGCGCCTCAAACCCGGCACCAAATTGGGTTAGGCAGAGATTTATTGTCGAGGGCAAAGAAGAAGGTAGGATTTTTGTTCCCTCTACCCTAAAGGACAACCCAGGGATTGACGCGGATTCATATAGACAATCTCTATCCGCTTTGGACCCCGTGGAAAGGAAGCGGCTCGAAGAAGGTGATTGGTGGTCAACGACTTTGGGGAGTTTATTTGATAGAACTTCTTTTATAATAATTGACCAAAATGAAATACCGTTAATAACAAGCTCGTGCAGAGTGGTTCGCTATTGGGACTTGGCCGCAACGGAAGTTTCCTCCACCAATACCGACCCCGACTGGACGGTTGGAACACTGATGATGCTAAATGAGGGTATTGCCTACATTTTGGACGTAAGAAAAATAAGAGCTCGTGGAGAGAAAGTTGAGCAACTAATAGCACAAACAGCAGCCGAAGATGGCCATGCCGTGTCAATAAGAATGGAGCAAGAGCCAGGCTCTAGCGGAAAAGCATTGGTTGACCAATACGCCAGATATGTATTAACCGGTTATGATTTTTCTGCCATGCGCTCAACCGGAGACAAAGAAACAAGGGCTAGGCCGTTTGCTGCGGCTGTGGCAAATGGGAATGTCCGAATTGTTCGAAGTCCGTGGTTAACATCATTTCTTGACGAATTTAGCTCTTTCCCCGAAGCAGCAGTTCACGACGACCAAGTTGACTCTTCCGTTGGTGCATACACATATTTGACTGGATTGGGGTTGCCACAAAGAAGAAAGGTGTCTATACTCATTTAACAACCTGCAAGAAATTAAAGGGGCAAAAATGATTGATAAAATAAACACGATTAAAAAATTTTTGACCGAACTTGATGAAGAAATATTTAATTATGTGTCGAATTCACCAGACCTAATACAAGCCTGCGAATACCTTGCCGAAATGAATCTCCTTAAAAGAGATGTCGGTCTTGTTTATGACACATTTTCATACGCGATGATTGGAATAATGGGCGACCAGGAAAATGTCGCTTTGGCCAACGGCGCCCAAATTGAAAAAAAATCAGCGTATGACAGAAAGGGGTGGGACCATAAATCCCTCGGAAATGCAGTCGCGGACAAAATCGTTAAGCTATCGATAGACATGCAAACGGGGGAGGTTTTGAAAACCACACAAGAAATGATTGCTGATGTTTTGACATACTGCGCACCTTCGTATTGGCGAATCAAAGAGTTAAATAAAATAGGTATTAACGCAGATAACTACTGTGAGGTTGGAGAGTTAAAAACAAGTATTATCGTCAGAAAGGCAAAGGACCAATAAATAAAAATGACCGAAACAACAGAAACACACATAAAACAACTAAACGAAGTAACCCGCTCCCTTTATGCTCAATTTCCTTTAGAAATGGAAAAGATTTTTACAGTTTCTGGAGTTGAGTTGCGATTTATTCCAGTTAGTGAAGTTATCAATCGACTCAACAAAGTTCTTGGTGTTGACGCTTGGTCGTCTGAAATAATTAAACTCGAGCGAGACCAGCACGAGCCAGATGAAATTATTGCACATGTGAGCCTGACTGCCGAAATAGCTGGAAAAAAAGTTGTAAAGCACGGCGTTGGCGGAACAAGCATAAAAAGAATCAAATCAACAGGGAAACCCGTAGACCTTGGAAATTCTTTTAAGATGGCAGTTTCGGACGCTCTCAAAAAGGCAGCCCAACAACTTGGTGTCGGTTTATATCTTTCTCGCTCCATGGATGCAATTGATGCAGAGGAAGCAATGTTAACCACATACGAAGAGGAGCACGAGGAGCAACACCAAGTGCAACATCAAGTGCAACAAAAAACAGAATTTGACGAAAAATGGAATAATTTCGTAGATTCAGCAAAAAAGCTTAGCGCTGACAAAAAAGCGGAGCTTAATTCCTTTTGGGAAAAATATTCTGGAGGAAAACCAAAACCAAAGAAAAACACAGTCACCCCAGAAGAGCTTGATGTTTTAATCACCGAAATCATTCGTCTAAATTTTGATGGGACATACGTAGATGAACAACCAAAACAGCAATGAGCTTGTAGCTCCAGAATTTCTTTCTCCCAGTTCAATAAACACCTTTCGTCAATGTCCACTAAAATTTAAATACTCGAAAATTGACGGCCTGCCAGACCCGAGTGGACAGGAAGCAATACTCGGAAATTATGTTCATGCCGTTCTTGAGCAGTTATACAAACTAGAGCCAGACGAAAGAACACAAGAAAGAGCAAATCAAATTCTTCGCGAACTGTGGAATTCCGAATGGGGGAAAAAAGCAAATGGGGTTATATTCAGCAAAAAAGACTTAAATCTATTCATGTGGTCGGCGTGGTGGTGTGTGGAGAATCTTTGGCATCTTGAAGACCCAACCCAAACCAATCCATGGAAAATGGAGTGTTTTGTTACCGGGGAGATTGGTGGTGTCAAAGTTCGCGGCTATATCGACCGTTTGCTTTTAAATAATAAAGATTTATTCACAAATAACAATGATGAAATTTCTGATGTAGTAATTAGCGACTACAAAACAGGGAAAACGCCCACCAGGGAAAGCGACTTTGATGAAAAATTTTTTCAGTTATTTGCCTATTCAGGACTTTTGTCACACCTGAAAATAGGCAAAGAAAAAAGGGTTTCGGTTGAGTTGTTATATTTAAAAGATGGGGTTAGATTTAAGCGCCAGGTTACAGATAGTGACCTAAATAAGACCATAGAAATAATTCAACAAACGAAAAGGGACATAGATGACTGTTGTAAATCGGGAAACTTCCAACACAAAAAATCGGTTTTATGTGGATGGTGCTCGTTCAAACCGCTCTGCCCAGCGTGGGGTGGGCATTATGAGCGGAAAGGTTAGCGACGATGAGTTTGCTCGCCTTGTCGCTGAAGAAGTAAAGAACAAACTTTCTCCAGTTCATAAACAATTTCTTCTCAAAAAAGAAAACTGGACTAGATGGCGTGATGCACTTTTCGCATTGTCTGAAAATCTTCAAAATCAAATTGACGATGTCGAAGCCGACGCAGAATCGGACCGAGAGCGCTACTCGTCAATGGGGAGAGATGGAAAATTTCTTTCAAATGATTCAAACAATTATTATGACGCAAAAGCAACTCGCATCAAGAGATTCAAGTTTCATGTAGACAAAAGACTTGATGAAGTTTCAATAATGATTGAAACTGGTTCGGAAATCAAAACAGACGGCTGGGAGAAAGTTGAGTTTTATCGAAGAGCTATCGCTCAACATAGAAAATTAATGAGGGAATTCGATATGGAAGAAACAGCGATTGATAGAGCTCTTTGGGATGCATTGGATGATGAATGGAACTTTGATTTCATAAACGAAAACAACCTTTGAGATATAATTTCATCTCTCCATGGAGATGAAAATGTTTCAAAAAAATAAAAAAAATAAAACGAAAAAACCCCTAAAACAAAAAACTTCACTTGCAAAAAGAAGCAAAAAAACGGAAGAAGTTTATGTTGAGCGGCGCAAACTTGTTCAGAAAGTTCTAAAAGAACGTCCACTGTGTGAAGCATGCAAAGTCTTTGCAAAACACGATGGAAAAGTTACATACAATCACCACCTGAGCAGGGATTTGCACGAAATGGTTCGCAGGTCGCAGGGTGGCTCAATACTCGATGAGTCAAACATTCTTGCTGTTTGTCGTCCATGCCACGTCAGAATCACGGCAAATCCTGAATTGGCTTTTGAATTGGGTCTTGCAAAACAAAGTTGGAATAAATAATATTAGTTCGAAAATTAACACTTTCATTATTTATTAATTCAATACACTGATTATCACTTAGGACCGTTATAGGTTCAAAAGCGGGGTGGGGGGAAATATCTTCTGCCCTGCTTTTGGGCGTACCGCATCAGATGTAGTGTCGGTTCGTGAATTTTCTCGGAATTGACCTTTCTTTGACTTCAACTGGATATTCAAATAATAATAATTGTGATGTTATTTCTGTTGACTCCACTGGGCCAAAAAGACTTATAGAAATTTCAGAATCAATAGGAAATTTAATTGTTGAATTTAAAATAAAGGCAGTGGTAATAGAGGGGTATGCGTTTTCTTCCAGAAATTCTCAAGCCCACTCAATAGGTGAGCTGGGCGGTGTTGTCAGAACAATGCTTTATCGAATGGACATTCCATATGTAGAAATACCGCCAACCTGTCGCGCAAAATTTTCAACCGGAAAAGGAAACGCTTCAAAAAATGAAGTTGTTTCATTTATTTCAGCAAAAACTGGAATTATATGGAAAAATCCCGGCGCCGACGACAAATGTGATGCGTGGATTTTGGAGGAAATGGCTAGGGCAAAAATCGGAAAACAGCGTTATGAATGGCCTAAATCAAGTTTGGATGTTTTAAATAAAGTAGATTGGACATCAATTGAATCAATAGAAAAGGACGACAAATGAGAAGCGTTCCAATCAGTCAAGTTGAGGTGGAACAGGAAATTCTTCGCTTGATGGACCGACTTGAAAATGAAACTGAACAATTTGAAACAATTGCTATGGATTGTTCCAAAAAGGAAGCGATGTATAAAAGCAATTGGGCGAAAGAATATTTGTCCGCAAAAGGTTCAATTAAAGAAAGAGAAGCATGGGCGGACTACAAAATGGACCAACAGAATCATGAATATAGGTGTGCAGAAGCTTTAGTTAAGGCAAAAAGAGAAGCTTTGCTATCTTTGCGTACGTCAATTGACGCACTTAGAACTTTGAATGCAAATGTTAGAACACAAGTTATATCATGAACAATATTCATGAGTCCCTTTTGCCACTGGCTATTGAAATAAAACTTCTTGAGCCTCTAGAAAAAAATCCACGAAAAGGAAATCTAAGAGCAATTGTTGCTTCTTATGAGGAATTTGGACAAATAAAACCCATAGTTGTTAGACCCAAAGGTGACGGTTTATTTACGGTGGTCGCTGGCAATCACCAACTTGAAGCAGCAAAACAGCTTGGATGGGACAAAATAGCTGCCGTTCAATACGACGTTGATGATGAAAGAGCAATTGCTTTTGCAATAGCAGACAATAGAACGATGGAGCTTGGATATACGGAACCAGAAATACTTAACGAGTTGGTCGTGGAGATAAGCGATTACTACCCAGAGTTGGTGGATAGTCTTGGTTGGGATGAGTTTGAACTTGCGGAAATGGAACAAACATCAGTTCGACAACAAAATCAAATTATTCAATCCGGTTCCTATGTTCCTCCAGTAATTATTGATAAGTCGACCTATTTTTCGGAAGAGGAAAAATCAAATAACGACGAAGATTCGACGAGTAAGATAGTTCCTGTTTTTGATTCTTCTGCCGTATCTATCAACCGCACAAAAGATGGACAAGAAATTAAATTAAATTCTGATTTTGACCATTCCGATGCGGCGATTCGCGGTTCTACAACGGCATTGAAAAGCTCTGCCGCGCCAAGTGCAGCAATAACAGTACAAATAACTTTTGACACCACAGAACAGCAGTCTTTGTGGTACGAATTTATAAAATCACTAAAATTGAATCCAATTTACCCAGGTTCAACTACAGCAGAAAAATTAATTTCGTTTATCACAAAACATTCACAATGACCAGACAGCGCTTATTTCTTGACATGACATGTGTCGAGGCTGCGCGAAAAAGAATCAGACACGTTTACGACATATTTGATACTGTTTGTGTCCAGTTTTCGGGTGGAAAAGATTCAACTGCTGTTTTGTATCTAGCAAAAGAGGTGCACGAAGAAAGGGGTCTCGGCCCAGTGAAAGTTATTTTTAGAGACGAAGAGATGGTTAGTCCGCTAGTAATTGATTATGTTCAAAAAGTCAGAAATTACGAATGGATTGACATGGAGTGGTACTGTCTTCCATATCCGGCAGAGATATGGGTTTTGGGAAGAAGAATAACCACACTCTTATGGAGTTATCAAAGAATGCTTCAGGACAGATGGGTTCGCGACATGCCCGATTGGGCAATAAATGCAAATGATTTTGGACTTGACCACACCGTTTCTCTACCGGAACAAACTGATTACTACACAATGCAAGGGAAAAGGGGAAACGTTGCTTTCCTAACTGGAGTAAGGGCAAGTGAATCAATGGTCAGATATCGCTCCCTTGTTCAGAAGTTGCACGAAAATTACATAGTTACTCCATATAAATTAAAACGCGGAATACCTTTAAAATTTGCAAAAATAATTTATGATTGGAATACAAACGATGTTTTTAAATATATAATCGAAGAGCACAACGCTGAATATTGTAAATATTATGACTTGGCTTCAATAACTGGAAGCAATACCAGGGTTGGAATTCCGCTTCACGCAACCGCAATAAGAAGAATTGGCGACGTAATAGCGACAGAGCCGGAATTTTACGACAGGCTTTTTGAATGTTTTCCATACATAGATGCACAAAGAAATTTATGGCCGGATTTTGATGTGGAAAAACTTATCATGAGTTATTCAAAAAAGGGGTTTGACGGAGCGTCTGAGTTTATAGAAAAATACCTAGTTGGCGAAAGAAGAAAAATGGAAGCAAAAGTATACGTTTCAAAATTTAGAAAAAAACATTCTTCTGACCCAAGGGGATATCCACTAAGCCTACTCATAAGAAACTTATTGTTACACGAAATCGATGTAAACTCACCAACGCCAGTTGGTCCGAAAACCAGAGCGCACACAGTTCGAACAATGGAAGAAAGTGAAATAACAGAATGATTGAAATCAAAGAAATTAAATTTTCCGAGCTATCGGTTCCAAGTTGGAAAGTTACACACACACTCAGACCGGAGCTTATGTTGATAGCTGGTTCGTTAATTGAATTCGGTTTTATTCACCCCATTCATGTTAGAAAATCAACTGGAGAAATAATTGATGGTTCGGAAAGATTTTTGCTGGCAAAATCAATAAAAGAAATATCCGAGCGCTGTAATTCTAAAATTCCAGCCGTTGTTCACGACCTGGATGTGATAGATTCAATGATGCTTCACATCAGACTGAATCGAGGACATTCAAAAATAGTTACAGAAAAACTGTCTAAAGTTGTTAAAACAATATACGAAACTGGTGACTATTCTGTCTCCGATTTGAAAATGTATTTGTCAATGGGCAATGAAGAATTGTCAGTTCTTGTTGATGGTGACTTGATAAAGCAAAGAAATATAAAAGAGCACAACTATTCAAAAGCCTGGGTTCCGATTGAGGCACCCCCCAATGCACAATCGTCAAAAGTGATGGAATTTGAATCTCCGCCCAATGCAGACAGGTAAATTAAATTTTCTGGTATTATCTAGATAGCAATACAAATATGTAAATATTTACTGGAGTTAAAATGCCCGGAGTACGCTACGGCCCAGATATAACGGATGATGCAGCACAAATGTTGTCTGACATTCTTTTATTTAAGGAACAGACAAAAGCGGGAAAAGTCGAAAGGGATGTTCGTCGTAGGTATAACCGCGCAGCGAAAATGGCTAAGCAGCTTTTTGGCCTAACTGACAAAGACATAGAAAAGGGACGTTACAAAGACCTAAAAATTTTGGCCGAATATGGCGAAGGGGCTCGCAAAGTAGGCTCAAAAAGAGGATTTTATAAACGCGGAAAAATGGCACGTAATAAAAGAACGGGAAAACTTATGAAACGCTCAATAATGGAAGAAGGCAGACGTCAAACTCTTTTTGACGAAAAACCTAAAGGAAGAACCATACTGTCAAGGTCGGAGGCCACAAACAAGGAAATTATCAGAGAGGCAAATCGAAGAATAGCGGTTAGAAATCCAAGAACCGGAAAACAAAAACGCGACAAAAGGGGAAGGCTTGTATACAGAAAACCAACTAAAAAAGAAGTAGAAGATAGAATAAATTTGGCTACGGCTAGCAGGGATTCGGGTGGCCTTAGCTACCTTGGTCGAACAAATCCAAAACGTCTGAGAGATGCGATGTCTCGCTTTGACAGAAGAATGAAAAGAAACAAGCAGGGAGTGGTTAGCGACAGGGGAACCCAAAGAATAAAAATAAGGCCATATATGAAAGGCGGAAAAGCGGACATTGCAAGATTGAAAATTTCCAAAGGTAAGGAAATTGCTAGAGGTCGCTTAACCGCATTGCCCCAAAAGCCGCCAAAAGCGAAATCAGCGACTAGGGCGAAAGCCGCCAACCGAGCGAGAAAAGCAACCGTAAAGAAAGCCGGAAGAAAAACAAATGTAAGAAGAGGAAGAAAAAAGTAATTTACTTAATCGAAAATTTCTGAAAATTGTCCCCAATCAATTTCCTCTGGGGAGGCCGTGACGTCTTCTTCGTCAATATCTTCCATGTAAATATCTTCCTCTCCGCCCCAATTGCCATCAATCAAAAACTTTTTGACACTTTCCACCGGTTTTAATTCCGCAACTATTTTCCCATCTTCTGTTTCACCAATTACACGCAATCCCAGGGCTGCTGCTGTGATTATTGCATTGTCCCAATTGTCTAAAATAAAATCATCAATATCCGTCTCTTCAAAATCTTCATCACCTGAAGTAAAGAAAAAATAAACAGACGTAATGTGATTGATTAGCTTTGCTTGGAGTTTTTTTTGTTTAAGAGAATCTATTTTTTTTACGTTTTTGATTGGGTTTGACATGCGGATAACACTATCACGGTTGTTTGATTTGATTGGTGTATCATTCATTTAGATGTGATATTGATGTTAAAATTTAATGTTTTAAGTATTTAATCCCAATATCTATTTACATCCGGAGAATTCATGAGCATTGTTTCACTTTCTGATTTAAAAACATACATGGACATATCCCTTACGGCACGCCAGGAAGATGCCGCAGAACTGATACTTGCTGGTTTACAGGGTGAACTTGAGGCATTTTTGCGTAGGCCGATTGAGGTGGAGACTTTTATCGAAGAACAACGCCTTGATGCGATGCATTCCGGAGTTCCGATGGGAACGTTTTTGACAACCGCCGAAAATACGTATAGTACAAGTTTCGAACAAAGTAATACAAATGATTTAACAAATTGGTCGACGCCACCGCCTGCTGTGTATTTAAAAAATACTCCGATTGTTTCTATAACTAGAGTTACAGTTAAACCACCATTTGGCTCAGAGAAAGAATTAACAATAGAAAAAGATTATATAAAAAGACCATACGGAATAGATTTTTATTACGGATATCCAAATGATTTAATCACGGTTACATATACGGCAGGCCTTGATGGAGCAAACATACCAATTTTCAAACTTATGATTTTGCGAGCCGCCACGAGAGAGATGCAAAATATGCACGACGATGTTGTTGGAGTAAAAGATTTAAATCCTCGCGGTGTTGCAATAGTTGAGACTGGGTTTTTGGATTCCGAATTGGTTTCTTTAAGAAAATATAAACGAAACAGGATTTAATGTGGGAAAAACTTATAGCATTGATGTAGTAATAACAAAAGTTGACGCCAAGCAGGCAAAAGCCAGATTAAAAGATATAAAAGATAGAACACGAAATGTACGTCCTGTATTAAAAAAAGCAGCAGAGGACCTGGAGCGCGTATGGGGGGACAACTTTACAACAATGGGACTTCTTTCGGCAAAGGCAATGCTCAAGGGTGGATGGAAACCACTGAGTCCAAGTTACTACGCTTGGAAAAAAATAAGATATCCAGCAACGGCGGAACAAATTCTTGTTCAAACCGGAAAACTTTACACACTTGTTAGCAATGCTTCGTCAAATCCGGAAAGCGATATAGACGACCAATCAATGGAACTTGTCGTTCCGGGACGAATAGCAAGATGGCATCAATTTGGAACAAAAAATATGCCAGCTAGACCGATTGTTTTTGTTCCCAGAGATTTCGATAGAACAATAGGAAAACATTTAGCAAAGTACATTGTTGAGGGAAGCAGGGTGACATGACTTCATATCAAAATTATCTAATGAACGGAACTCATTTCGCAAAAGATTTCGTTAATTCGTATTTGGAAAATGATTTACCGACTCGATTAATCAGATATAGAAATGGCTGGAATCTCGATAGTGGTCTTTTGCCGAATCCGGAACAATATATTGCATATGAGCCATTGGCAATAGATAGATGGCCATCTATCATTACGATTGTATTGTCAACAAATCAATTAAGCAGAATTGGTTTTGAGTTTGGACACCCCTTGTACAGAGTTTCTTACAGTATGAGAACTTACTGCTGGGTTAGAACAGAGGGAATAGAACAATGTCCATTAATGAGGGATAGGTTAACCACGGTTGTTCGTTCGGCAATTCTTGATTATCCATGCCTGAAAGCATACGACGCTAGGTCTAATTTCAGAATAATTATTGACGAATCTTCAATAAGAGAAGAGTTTTCCGATACAACACTATTAAAAGGTGACAGATTTATGTCTGGTTCTTTTATTGCTTACACTCTTGAAATGGATGAAGTTGTTACAAGAACAGACCTTGGTGTAATTGATGAAATACATCTTGGTGCAAAACAAGTTGGAGTTGACGAGGAAATGCCATCGCTTGACAGTGATTATGGCGTTTCTGCAAGCGTTATCATTCCGAGACCATAATGAGAATGTTAAAAATAAAGCAATTTGATAGTTGCACAAAATAATCACTTCTTGTCTGTACAATTGAAATCAACATAAGGGATTCCAACCCGAACAAAACAAAATAGGAAGGTCCTATGCCTGGTGTAGTTATATCAACCTCAGTTAGAACCGGCCCGTCGACAGCGACGGTTCGTGAATCGTCGCAGCTTTTTGTTGTTGGTCTTGCTCAGCGTGGGCCGAGCAATGAGGCAGTGCTTGTTGAAAGTCTTGCTGAATTTGAAGATATTTTCGGTGAATATCGTTCAGACTCATATCTTCACCCAACGGTAGAGACATTCTTTGAAGAGGGTGGTACGAGAGCATATGTTGCTCGTTCTGTTGGGGCTTCTGCAACTGCTGGTGAATTAACGCTTTTGAATGGCGACAACGATGTAATAACACTCACGGCTAACGGAGCTGGCAGCTGGTCGGAAGATGTCGATATACAGGTAATTAACTCGAACACCTCATTCAGAATACTTGTATATTTTGAAGATAATTTGGTTTACTCAACCGGAAATGTAACCAGCTCATCGCAGGCCGTGGGAAGAATTAATTCAAGTGCGGTTGCATCTCGTTATCTTAGTGCGGCAGTGGATAATGTAAACTTATTGCCATCCACGATTGCGGCAACGTCACTAAGTGCTGGCAGCGCACTAGACACCTCCCTTGATGAAGACGATTTCAACAGTTCACTTTTGCTGTTCAATGACGCATTGGGTGTTGGTGCTGTTGCATGTCCAGAAAATCAAACAGAAGCAATGAATGAATATTTGACAGAGCATGCAAATGCATATAACAGGATTGCTTTGCTTTCTGGTCCAGAAACACAAACGGTAGCACAGGCCAAAGCAGCTGCATTTGCAGTTCGACAGTTGAACCATGCCGAACATTCCGCTTACTACTACCCATGGGTGGAAATTCCTACGTCAATTGCTGGAATAACAAAAATGGTTCCGCCGGTTGGTTACGTCGCAGCGAAAAGAGCCGTTGCTCATAATCAAAGCGGAACTCACACTCCAGCTGCCGGATTGATTTCAACCTCGCGATTTGTGACTGGCGTAAAATTTGATGTAGACAAAACTGTTGGCGATGACCTCGATGAGAATTCTGTTAACGCAATCAGAGTAATTCAAAACACTGTAAGAATTTATGGTGCTCGCTCCTGCTCAATTGACACTGACAATTTCAAGTACATCACACAACAGGATGTCGTAAACACGATTGTTGCTGAATCTTATCTCTCACTTGAGGATTTGGTATTTAGTCCAATTGATGGCAGAAACGAAATATTTTCAAATATTTCAGCAAGATTGGTTTCGGTTCTTGCAACAATGCGAGACACTGGAGCCCTATATCCAGCATATGATTCAAGTGGAAGGTTGCTTGACCCGGGATTTGTGGTCAAGTGTGACAAAACAATCAATCCAACTTCACAGCTAAACGATGGTCTTATAAAGGCAAGGATTGGATTGAGAGTTAGCAGCGTAGGCGACCAAATTGAAATCGATATTGTTAAATCAAATCTAACCACTTCAGTGGTGTAACGGAGGAATAAAAAATGGCAAAAATAGCGCAAAGACAAGTATTGGCAGACATTGTGCCGTCATCATTTGGTGCCGCAACCAAGCAACAACTCAACGTGCAGAAAAACCTTCCAAAATGGACTCTCTTTAAATTTGCACAGGTTTCTGGTGGGGAAATCACTGCATCCGTAGAAAAAATTTACGAGGGTGGCAAATCTCGTCCAACGGTATTGTGTGCGCCATCAGAAATTGGCGATATAACACTAACCGCACACTACGACGATGATATGGTCTCGGCGGAAACTGCTGCTGGAATTGGGGCAAAACTTAAAACTTTGAGAAGATATGTTGGAATTGCTTATTACAATATTACAGTATCAGTTTACGACTGTGATATTAAAGACCCAACAAACGACCGCGTATATTACAACGCATTGTTGGTCGGCTTGACTGAACCAGAGGGCGACTCATCTTCTGGCGCTCCGTCAACATTTGCCCTCACGTTTGCGATTTCCGATGTAGAGAATGCGTCATAATTAGATAGTTGCAATAATTGGATACGTAGTGTGATAGTTTTCGTGTTATGAGCGAAACACTTTATACATCAGACAATCAAGATTCATCAAAAAAGAAGCAATCTTCAAAAGATACTTCATTGCCACAGGTCAAGGAAGAAACACAACTTGACCGGCTTCGCAGCATAATTAAGAAAAAAGTTGAGCGCCAACATGTTCTTATTGCTGTTCCCGAACGTCCTGGCGTAAGTATTAAGGTAAGTCCAAATATTACACAATCACAAATGAAAAACTGGCGCAAAAATGCTGGTGAAGATACGAGAAACGGTCTTGATGCAACAAAATTTGCATGTTTGGTAATCGGTAATACAACGGTCGGAATTTTTATCGATGACGAAGAAGTTTTTGATTCGGATGGCAACTATCTGAATTTTGCACATCCAACGATTTTGGAAATGACAGACACGACACGACCCGTCCCGGATGCGGTTCGCGCCATGTTCGGTGTTGACCCACATGTGGAGTCAGCTGCTTTGGCTATTCTTGATGCCGCAGGATATTCCGATACGGTCACGGCAGTGGACCCTACGAAGGAGTCTACGACGAATTAGTCAAAGACTCCCGCGTATCTGCCGCCGCTCGTCTTGGCGAGTTGTTTGGCCAAAATCCACTTTCTTTGTTAGATGTTGACGACGATAGCTGGTTAATTCTGCTTGCCTGTGCTAGAGTTATACGTAACGACCGCGAAGAGCAAGAGCGCAAGTCGAAGACTGTGTAGCATACTGGCCACACAGCTCGGCGCTTTTACACTCACGTGATTAACCATCACTTGGAGACGTAATGGCCGACGAAAAAGTAAGCATAGTAGTCAAGGTAATAACCAAGACTAAACAGCTTGATGCTCTTATTGCAAAACTTCGTGCAGCAGAAGCGATGGAGAGTCGTCTCTCCTCTGGAAAAAACGTACAAAAATATGCAAACGCAACCAGCGCTGCACTAAATAGAGCAACAGGCAAATGGAAGAAACACTTTGACTTTGTTGATTCAGTAATACGTGGTTTTGGAAAAGTATTAACTAAATTTTTAACAACAGCCATAAAGGGTGTCATAATTGAAATGGGAATACTTGCTGCCACCATGCTTGCGTGGCATGCCTTGGTTATTGCTGGACAGTATGCGGTAAAAGCGTATAGGGGGGTAATGCAGTTACTTGCCGGTGGTGCGGCTGCATTCACCGTTGCCCTAGCAGGGGCGTCTGCGGCGATAAGAGAACAGCAGGCAGCAATGTACGCATACCGAGGAAAGGGCGCTTCTCAATACAAAACTTCAATGAATCAAACCGTAATGGCTATGCGAAATTTGCAAATGAATGCAGACCTTGCCTCCCTTGGAGTGGAAGCCCTAAATGGTGCATTTGCTTCAATGTCAAAAACGATGAATGTATCTCAAATAAATGCAAGTAGCAAATCATTGAAAGCGCTTATGGACTTTGGCGCTGCAGGACAAGACCCGAAAAAAGCTGCTGCCCAAGTTGGGACAGTAGTAGCTGCATTGGAAGACGAAAAGAAAACGATAAGCAATGTTCTTTCAGAAGCAAAAAAACTTGGCCCAGAAATGGAAAAAGCTCTTAAAGACACAAAAATAAAAACAAAAAAAGAATTTAAAGAACTTTTGTTCTCTGGAGAATTGGCTAAAAAGGGAGGCGTGCTTGGTCAATTTGAGGCAGTTAATACAACATTAATTAGTGAATTGACAAGATATTTTACTTTATTGCGTGGTCAATTTGCCGATTTTGGAATGCAGTTCTTAAAACCAGGAAAAGAAGCGTTTCAAAGACTTTTTGAAATAATTTCCAGAGACATGCAAAGAATTCTTCTTACTGTTCAAGCTCAATTCGGTTCTGAGGGAATGATAAAAGGATTTGTCGACGGTGTAGAAAAAGTTAGCAATTGGATGGTTAAAACAATTCGTCAGTACCTTCCGGGTTTTCAGGGAATGTTTAAAAGACTTGGTGAATGGATGAGCAATTTTAAACGTGGCTGGAATATTATTATCGAAAAATTAAGACCCCTAATAGATGGCGCGAGAGTTGTTGAAAAATCATTTGGTCAAATCTGGCTAGCGATTAAAGATGGTGTCGAAAACATGACCAGGTTTAGAGAATTGCTCATGGGCAACGAGGACACAGTTGTCCAATTCGGTACGAAAATAGGCGACCTCATAAGAGATGCATCTGATTTGTTGTTCAAAATGAAAGGAGTATTTTTCGAAATACTTCCATTCTTAAACGATGTTTTAAGTGGAATAGGAATGTTGATACGCGGCATGACCCAGCTGCTTACCGGTTTTGGTGGTGGTAATGGTGGATTTATGAGAGCACTTGCGCCACTATTGGCTTTTCAAATATTTGGCAGAAGAATGATGGGGGCAGCTGGAAAAATGATGCCTATGGGAACCGGAATAGGTCGTTCTCTTCCGTTTTCTAATTTGCAAAATATGCCGATTCAAGCACAAAATGTTTATGTAAACGGAAATCAAGTTGCAGGTGGGTCACCCCAAATTTCTTCTCCAGCCGCTTCGTCTGGCAGGCTTTCGAGTGGTGGGTATCCGGCAGCTCCCATGGCGCCATATCCAGCCCTTGGCCCTGGGGCACCGGGTGGCGCACTTCCGGTGTATGGACCAGCAATATCTAATTTAATGCATTATCGCGGACCATTCCTTTCAAGAATATATGGAGTTTCATCTGGTAGTCAATTGAGTGATTTTGCAGAAAAACAAAATGTCATGGGTGGAAGAATGATGTCAAGCACATTCCAACAAGCCGATGCACGCCAATATGGTGGGGGTATTGCAATATCATCTGGCCAATTTACGCCTGGCGCACAATCAATAAGGGCAACAATGATGATGGACCCAGCAACGGGATTGCCATTCACGAGACAGATAGTTTCAGATACTGATGCAATAAAAACACAAGCGATTACTGACACTAGCGTTATTGGAAAAGATTCCCGAGGGCAGAATAACAGGGGTGCAGCTGTTTATAGAGACACAAGACATCTTGGTGGTGTTTATGTCAACGAGAGAGGAATACCATTAACTTTTTCTCAAAATAATCAATCTTCATTTAGTCGACTTCTGGTCGACGACAGAATGCGATTAAGTGAAGCAATGCAGGTTGGCAGATTGGCAAAGCAGGGATTTGCAAAAGGCGACAGATTTAGGGCAGGAATGGACCAGAGGGCGTTTGAGCGTCGGGAAATACTGAATGCCGGTTATGGTGCAACGCCTCTTACCGGCGTTCACACACCCGGCGGACCAGCCGCAACACCAGGACGACCTTCACTCGGGGTTAGTAAGGGTGCGGATGTTGATTATTCACGCATGGGCGACAAACGTCTTCGTCGCTTAGCGCGCGCTCGCGGTCTTGATGCCAGTGGCTCAAACGCTGACATTGTTCGATTGTTGCAAAAAAATGATAGAGACAGAATGCTTGCCGCTGAAGCAGTTAAAGTACAAGGCACACCACAACAAGCGCGGTACGAAGCACAAATGAGTCATGCATTCAAATATGGACCGGCTTATAAGAGATATTTCAAAGATGTAACCACAACAGCACCAGACGGAACAAAAACAACCCAAAAAATAATGAGAGACCCCGGTTTGACAGCTCGGGAAAGTCTTACAAAAGCGGCCATGCGGGCAAGGGGGAGACTTCAGGATGTTGGCGCGTATGTTGGTAATAAATTTGCTGGAGTAGCTGGTTCAGCGCAGGGTGTCATGGCCTACGCGAATAGTGGAAGATTCGACCCAACCCTAAATGACGGAAAAGGAGATTTCGTAAATGTTACAAAAATGAGACAAGAAGCCCTTCAAAGAATGAAAGACCAAAGAGAGCAGCAGAATAGGGGAAGATTTACCACTCGACTTTCATACATGCGAGAAATGATGAGAATCTCTCGTTCTGAAACAAAATTTGGCGCAGCAAGCAAACGATTTGCACAAAGTGGAACTGGCCGAATGGGCACAAGTATGGGTCTTTCTTTGGCTAGTCAATATGCCCCAGAAGAAATGAGGGGGGCAATGGCACTCGGCGGAATGGTTTCGATGATTGACCCAAGACTGGGTTTGGCTGTTGCTGGCGTTGGTGGTGCACTAAAAGCAAGAAGCGCGGGCACTGGTGCAGCTGCTGGCTTGGTTGGTGGAGCTGCGGTCGGACAATATTTTGGACCATATGGCGCGGCGATAGGAGCGGGGATTGGAACTCTTGTTGGTGCTATTTCTGGTGCCGTAAATAAAGGAAAATATGAATTGAAAGAAGCCAAAGAAGCAGCAGAATTCGCATTGTTCAGCTTGTTTACTGGGATTTCAGAACGAGCATCTAGAACTTTCACTGTAACCAGAGAAATGCAGGAAAAAGGCATAGATATATCCCGTAGAAAACGAGCTTTTCAAGGTTTCGGTGCAAAATTTATAGCGGCTCGAGCAAACGTGGCGGACAAGCTTAGAGATGTTGCCGGAATAACAGCCCAAGACCTTGTTGACGCGGATAGAAAAGGAATGGAGTTCAGCTCGATACCATCGTACGACGCGACTCCGGCTGAATGGAAAGCAGCAAGCGACGAATATTATAAGGGTTCTTCTAAAAAAAGGACTGCAGAAAAAAAGGTAGGAAAGACAGCCTCAGAAACTCTTCAGTATGCATTTGATAATCAAACAAGATTGGGAATAAGCATTTCAGAAGAACAATTAAAAGATATGAAGAAAAGACCAGAAGAATCATTGCAGGGATTGATAGGCCGAGCTGAACAACATGACAAAGTAATGACGATGCTTGACAATATTGGTGATGCAAGATTTGCGCAGTTGGCTAAAGACACCGGAAAATCAGAAGCTGAACTTGAATTACTGGCACAGGAACTTGGTGTGGATTTATATAATGCAACCGTAAAATATAAAGACATAGCTGTAAAAATGGGAGCAGCATTAATATTAACTTCTGGTCAAATGAATAATGCAATAACGGATTTAATGTTGCAAACCGGAGACAAGTTTAGAAAAAAGAGAGAGCAAAGAGAAGCACAAAAAGCAATCAACTTTGCCACAACCGAACTAAGAGATAAATACTTAAGCCCGGGCGCAACAGACGAGGAAAAAGATATTGCATCAGATGCATATTTTGAGAATTATGCGGCTCAACAAATAGCTGCTACTGGTGGAGATGCATTTGCTGCTTATGAAGCTGCTCGTATGGGATTTGGCTCCATAGATAAAAAAACTGGCAAGTTTGTTGGGGGAACAGCATTCGCTGAAGGTGGGTCGCTTTCGGGTTTGGGGGGAACTGATGCCCAGATAAAAGGTGTTCAAACAGCTGACGAAATGCGAAATGCCATTGCAAAAACCTATTCCCAGCAACTTGCCGCAATGGCGCAAGCGAGTGGGTATTCGATAGATGCTGGAGTTTTGCAAAAACAAATAGAAAACATGGATGATGCTAAGTTGAAAACTCTAAGCACAAGCATTATGTCAGAGGGATTCGACTTCAGAGATTCAGCTACTGGGGAAACAACACAAGGCTCAATAGAAGCCGTATTAAAACGCTTGAATTTTTCCACAACCATGCCAGGTCGCCTAACATCATTGGTTGACCCACTAGAAGAAAACGCTCTTGACCCATTTGTTGGGGATATGGAAGCAATAGCCACGAAATTTGGAATTGATTATGAAATTTTTAAGGGAGCAGTCAATAATTACAAGTTAGTTACGGAAAAGTTTTTCACTGGAGACAGTGGCGCTCCCGATTGGTGGAAAAAAGGACTTAAAGCAACAAATCAGGGAGGAACATTTAGATTGTTGCCCGATGATGGTGGTGATACCGCAACTCCGCGCGGTGGTCAAATGGGTGACACAACAACGTCTCGCCTTTCACAAACAATGGCAAGACATCAAGCAATAAATGCACAATTAACCGGAAAGAGACAAATTACATCTGCATGGAGAAATCACAATCTTGGTTCTGTTAATTCTGACCATGTGACTGGAAGAGCATATGATTTGAAGGGACAAAATCTTGGGCAGTATGCGAAATTGATACACGCCAATGGTGGTTTTGCGGAATTTCATGGCAATCTTGCATCTAGACATTTGCATGTTGTGCCTGGTCCTGTTCCTGGTGTTGGTGATACGCCAGTTCCAGCAAACAATGGGGGAGCTTCCTCCCCCATGAATTATTCCACCGGGCCAGCCAATTACACAATTAATATCAATGGCGCAAATGCTTCGCCAGAAGCAATAGCAAGTATGGTTATGGCAAAGCTCGACGACAGAGAAAGACAGTATCGAGAGCGTTAATCTATGGCTTACGGCGACATAAAACTTTTTACGGTTCAGTGGACTTCAGCAAGTGTGGCAAGTCTGTACAAAAATTATCCCGTGAAGAAAAAATTTAAACAAAGTATTGTTACAAACACACCAGAATATCCCAATTCATACACGCTTTACAGTAATCAAAAATATTGGTTTCCATTTCAAGACATTTCAACATGGGAAGCAAATTACATTGAATATACAGATGGTGATGAATTTACATTTGATATTGAAAAATATGCAAGAGCGGCAGAAGCCGCAAAACCACAACCAAATAAACAATCTGTTTCTGCAATCGCAACAGGAACAAGAGTAATTTTTGCAAATGATATATATCAATCATTGGATAAAATATTCAAATGGCAAGACACCGGTTTTCCGGAATCAAAAAATCCATACGATTCAGAAAAAATACCACTGTGGAAAAGAATTAGTGATACAAGTTTAACTCCAGTATATTTCTGGTATCATCCTTTGCTAAGAAGATTTTTTCCAATTGGACAAAAATACGTAGATTCAACAGCAATTCCGATTGTGAAAGAATTTGATAATTCCAAATGGGATTCCTTTACGGGTGATGCAACTGAAATAAATCTAGAAAATTTTACAATTAGACAAATACAAGAACTTGTTTCAACGGGAGTTCCATTTCCTGGAGCAACTCAGGTTATAGAAAATTTGAACTCCAGCACCATGCGTTCAATGACTGGAGAAAAAATTCCAGGTTCATGGTCGCTTGATGGAAGATTCTTAAAACAATCACCAGATGATGCTGAACAATATGATTCGGATGACGGGATGGGAAGTTCAAGAACAACAACAGTTAGGGTTACGCGTCGCGTTGGAACTGGAATACTTGGAGGGGGTAAATCTCTTGGTGAATTTGGTAGTTTTTCAATTGATAAACCACAAATGATTCAGTACTACACAAAAAAAGACGGTTCAACGGCATCGGCACCAGATAGATTTGTTTTTGATTATAGACCGAATAACGTAACTTATTCAAATCTTGGCTCTGAGTGGACAGAGATAGAAAGAATAAACAACACTCCATACATAGATTTTAAAAATTTTAGATTAATGAAAATAAATTTTGAGTTTGTTGTTGGGGATGCGGGCAATTTGTATAGCTCAGTTGACAACAAATTGAAATTGCTAAGAACAATGTCAATGAGGCCATCGCCAGTAACTTTTCTTGGTTTTGATGCGATGTTTCAAGAACAAATTGTCATTCCCAACATGACTGGTGGAAGCGGAATAGTTTTTGCAATAGTAGATATGCAAATAACCTCAGCTCAACGTTCGCGTCCTGGTGACGGGTCTTCTCCGCCTAATCAGGGCGATGCTCCACCCGGAAGCATAAATAGAGCAACTGTGAGCATGACAATACAGGAACTTCCATTAGAGGGACCGAATTTAATTGTTATGCCACGTCCACCAAAAGATATTCCACAAGTTCCGCCTCCCCCAACAAATACCGATGAGCCATGTGTCAATCTGTGGACAACAGACACAACACCCGGTCCCCTGGGTCAACCACAAACTGATTGCAAACCAAAGGCTAAGTGATTTTTATGCCGTCAGCAGATTCATGGGACAAAATATTGGAAATAAGAAGACAATTTGCCGAACAAGGGAAAAATAAAACACAAACAGCAATGAGCGGAAGAAACGTTCAAAATATTTCATTTTCCGAGTGGCAAATGGCAAAACAAAACAGGGGGCCATACGAAAGAAAAATACTTATCGCTGATTTGCCAAATCTTCCGAATAAAGCATTTACCGATGTATCATCGCTTGCAACAAGAATAAGCGTCAGCTACACAATGGATTTGGCTTCTGAACTTTCTTTTGAAATAGTTGACCCAAATTTACAAATGGCGGAAAAGAATTATTTTACGTTGACAAGAGATGTCATTTATCAAACTCAAACACTTGGCAGAATTCAACCATACGAACCAAACATCGTTTTTGTTCAACAACTTTTTGAAATAGCTAACGTGACAGTTTCCCAGGGTCCGGGAATGAGTCCGAATTTTTCAATTAAGTGTTATACAAAAGCAATACAGCAAATGAAACGAGACAGAAAAAGTGCATCATCCATAAAGGGAACTGGAACAGAGTTCGTTAGAAACGCTGCAGCAAAATTTGGTCTTGCATTTTATGGGCAGCAAACATCAAAATCACAACAAGTAAAATCTTCTGGAAACAAGCAAGCCGACTCCCTGTGGGACATAATGAAAAGATTATCAGACGATGCAAAATTTGTTTTGTTTGAAGTTGACGGTCTTTTAATTTTTGGTTCAGAAGAATGGCTTATTGACAAGTGGGGAAATAATTCAATGGTTATCCCAAAAACAAAAAACAAAAAAGTAACCAAAAAAGTTCTTATTGGATACGAAGAAGATAAGGGAAAAAATTCTCCAATTTACAAAACAGTAACAGAAGTAAAAAAAGAAACAGTAAATAAGACTGTTCGTTTTATATCTTTGCAGTTTCCAAATAGCGGAGAAAATTATATTGGCAGAGAGGGAATTTTCAATTTAACAGAACATCCATCAATAACAAAATCTGACAACGACCCTCGCGAAGCTGACGGAAGTTGCACTGTCGAAAGAATAAACGGAACACAAATACGTCCAGGAATGACCGCATATGTTGGAAACATACCGTGGATGTCTGGATACTATTTGATTGACAGTGTTAGTTACAATGAAATGGCCCCAGACCCGGTTAGCGTAACATTTAGAACACAACAAAGAGATGAAGAAAAATACAAAAAGAAAGAATTGCCAGTCGGAATCAGATATATACAAACATATGCAGACACGGAAATTTCAGTAAGAGCTGTTCAGGATAAAACAAGAAATTCTGCAGGGCAATCACAATCTGGAATAAGACAAGACGCAAGACTATTTCCATTTCCACAAGCCGCCGGTCAATTAGACAGATATCCCAGAATGGAATATGCTGATTTGACAATTGCTTATCCAGCCTTTATAAATTTAATAACAAACGACAAAATTACAGAAAAAAGCACTGGGGATAGAAATAGTCTTATCTATGCCGGCAATTTAGATTTATATACCAGACCAGTTCTGCCGGATGGAAACGAAAATCCAAAAACAATTTATTCCTACACAATTACGGAACCGTATGGCAGTGAATATAGGGCAATTCTTTTGCCACTAATCTACACTCAAAACAACGTTGCTGTAACTTTAGAAAATTCACTTCAAGAGGTGGAGCAAAAATTTTGGAATGCTGGTGGGTATGAGGGTTCGGGAAAACATCTTGGGGTTCTTCGTGGAACAACCAAAAAGGACGCAATTAGAAATGCAAGAGATTATGCAAAATTAATTTCATTGCAGCAAACGCTTGTTTTAAAACACAGGTTTCCGCAATATGCAAATTCAGTGGGTGGGTTGGGAACAATACCAAATACCCCCGGGGGTTCGGATTCACTATGGATTTAGTAAAATTGTTAGTAGGTTGGGAGTGTAAATAGATGTCATTAAAAAATAAAAGACCAGATATTATTTCTACAGATAAAGCTTCGTCGCATCCGCTGCAACCCGGAAGATTTTATTCATGTACAGTCGAAAGTGTTGATTCTGTTGGGAGGGTGACCGTACTAATACACGAAATAAATGTTTCATTCGGCCCTGTATTGCCAATAGGAACGACAACAAGAAATAAACTGTCATTTGGTGATTCTGCTGTGTGTACTTTTACAGATGAATTTTTCAAAGAAATTATTGTGTTTGGAACAGAAAAATTAAAAAAGGATACATTTGCTGGTAAAGAAAAATTTAACTTGCTTATTGACCAACTGCAAAACCAAATAAATTCTTTGCGTTCTGCTTTACAGCTAGGAAATATAAATCTTCAATCTTTTAAACAAACGGATTAACAGTTATGGACATGATTCAATTTCCATTAAAATTTGACTCAACTGGGTTAAAAAAATTACCGGAAGGGAGTTACGAATACTACTCACAACTTTTGTCAATTTCGATACTTACGGAACCACTAACACATCCAATGACTCCGCAATTTGGTTCATATGACCCAGTTTTTAGAACAATAGATAAAGGTTTGTTTATATTAAATGCGGCCAGATACGTTCCGGAGATTCGGATAATTGATATATCAACGTCGGAAAGTATAGATTCAAAAGTAAACATTTCATTTTCATTCGAAATAGAAAGACAATAAACTATGCCATCAGATTTTGCAGAATATATCAATTTGAAAATTTTTGACAAAGAGCCGGGAGATATATATAGGGACGCTCTGGAAATTGCGCGATTGGCTCTTCCGGAATTCAATTTAAGAACAGGAACGCCGGAAGATGCAATATTTCAGGCAATGGCTTATATTTCTTCACTAAATATTGCTGCGATAAACAGACTTCCCAATAGATTAATGGCTGGGATAATTTCAATTTTTGGATATTCACGGCAAGAATCTGTTCCAGCTGTTGTTGACGCAACCATAACGCTAAATACATATGCCGGTGGAATAATTCCAGCAGGTACAGTTTTTAGTTATGAGACAACATTTGAAGATGAGTTAATTGAAATTGCATTTCTAACAACAGAAATGCTTGAAATAGACGAAGTTGATTTAGAAATAACACAAAATTATCCATCTGCATCCACAACTCTTGTTTGCCTTCAGGGCGGGATTGTTCCACCAATTAATGATAATTTACAGTTAAAGATTATTTCCTCTGGTTTGTCTATTCAATCATGTATAACAAATACTCCAAATAATTTTTTAAACGGAATAAATGCTGATACGGATGAAGATTATTTGTCAAAATCGGCAACGTATCTTCGCTCTTTGACGTCTGCCCTAACGAAAGATAGCCAGGTTGATGCATATCTTTTGACTTCATATCCGGACATTATTAGTAGAGTAAAAACTTATGATTTGACAAAAAATAGTCAAGCAGAAACAAAAAATATAACAGTAAATAGAGAATTTGGCATAGACACAATCTTTTTAAATAACAATCTTGCAACTGTAAACACAGAAGAAAATCATCTTTATGTAGTGGGCGACGTTGTTGATATAACAATTTTTGGAAACTCGGCTAGTGCAACATTTAATGGAACTCATGAAATTGTTGCTACTGGAGATACGACTTTTTCATTCAATAAAGTTGCAGCAAACACTGCAAGCACAAGCGTTACAGCTTCTGCATATGCTGGGGTGGAGGCAGCTGGATATGTTGTTATTTTTGCTTATGGATTAAATGATTTTTTAACAAATTTACAAAAGAGTCAAATTCTTTCAGATGTTCGCTCAAAATCAGTTGCTGGTTTAACATTTGAAATACTTAACCCAACATTGGTAACTTTCAATATACAGGGAACAGTAGTGGTTGACGAAAGTTATGATGTGGATGAAGTTGAAATTTCTATTCAAAACATACTGATTGATTATTTAAGCCCAAATAATTATCCGTTTGCATTAGACAGAGTTAGAAAAAATCAAATAATTTCGCTTATTGCTTCTACTCCTGGGGTTGTTTATGTTGATGACATAATTATTTCTTCAGTTGGTAAAGGTTGGTTGCCAAAACATGGAGACGATTTGTTATTTCTTAATAAAGGAACACTTCCAATAATCGCAGCAGAAAATCTTAATTTGACATTTAATGTTTGGGATGTGGAATAAATGCCTGTAGTATTTAATTTATTGCCGAACAATGATGCATTGTTGAATTATGATGAAGCCAACAATAACGTTTTGGTTGCTGATTTGTCAACTTCATGGACTGCTGTATCGGGACAAAATACTGTTACCTCTGAATTAATTTCAACTGATTTTGTTGTTTCGTCTAGATATGTGATTGCCGTTTACCCGGCGAATATTAATCCGGTAACAATAAAACTTCAAAATGTAGATTTGTTTTTGAGCGATAACGGTAGAGTTTTGTCCTTTAATTCAAAAATTAAATGCGATTCCCAAATTTCAACATCGTGCAAATTATATATAGATAATGATTCCTCAGTTCAGCCAAACGAGCAATTTTTATCAAGTGGAAAATACAATGCTATTCAGTCAAATATTGCTACAGTTGAAGACGACGACACAAATCATACAGCAACAATAGAATTAACAATATCAGGACATTCACAGCGACCGATATTTTTTACATGTCCTCATCTTATTCATGATTTAGCTTTTAATAATAATCCTATTATTGGATTAATAAGAAGATATCTTTCAGATTTTTATTGGGAATTTGATTCTCAATCTTCTGCTCCGTCATTTCCATTTTTTAAATTTATAGATGCTCTTACACATTCTATCGGTGACACAAGAATTGAATACGGCGCAATGTATGGATTTGAAATAGAAGAGCTAAAAAATCCCGAATGGATTTCAGATTACTGGACAGAAAGTTCTCTTGTTGACGTGTCAAAAGTTAGAGATGAATATGTTCCTTGGATTTCTCAATTTACTGGTGAGAATGTTATCAAAAATATCCAAAGCGACAACGGTAGTTATTATTTTGATAATCATTTTTTATCTAGGGACTTTATTGAATGGCAGTTGAGGACTAGGCGTTATGGAAGCAATGGTGGCACCAGGGAAGCAATGATTGATTCAGCTAGGCAAGTATTAATAAAAACGAAAAATGGGGAACCGTCAACTCGTGTAGTGGCTTTGACACCATATTTTGGTGGTGACCCTTTTTCTATTAGTATAAAAACTTTGACGAATGAGACACTTGATGTCGCAAATGCTGGAGATTCAAGTTCTTTGGTTCTTCGCGCCATAGAAAAAGCAAGACCAATGGGATATAAAATAACTCACACAACAGAGAATATTTTTTTATTTACACTTGACGACATATCCCTCGGTGTTATCGGCTCAAACTTTCCATTAGATTAATAACGTGACTAGTAAAATTGATTAGGAGAATATATGCCGGGTTTGGGTACAAAATTATTTATTCAGGGGGACGTTCTTTCTGCTGATGACGTAAATGGCTATTTCATGTCTCAGGTAATCATGAAATTTTTAACAGCGTCAGCAAGGGATTCTGCATTTGGTGATGGGGTGCCCATTTCTGTTGGGGGTAGTGGAAAACCGTCTCTTTCTCCGGGAATGGTGTGTTTCGTACAGTATCAGTCAGATGGCACAACGCCATTAAACCAAATTCAATATTACAACGGGTCACAATGGCAATCGGCTGACCAGTTTACGGTTGAAGATAATGCTGTGACAACTGCAAAAATCGCCAACAGTGCCGTGACATCGGCGAAAATCGCCGACAGCGCCGTGACATCGGCGAAAATCGCCGACGGCGCAATCGTCAACGCCGACATCAACGCGGCGGCGGCGATTGAATTGGGCAAACTGGCAGATGCCACAATCAACATGAAAACCGCCAATTATTCGCTTGTATTGACCGACAAAAACAAATTCATCAAAATGAATTCGTCAAGCAACAGAACCATCACGGTTCCCTTGCAGGACACCGCAAATTTTCCCGAAGGCGCGCAAATTCATATCATCAGATACGGGTCGGGCACTTTGGAAGTTGTCGGGGAATCTGGCGCCGTATTCATCTATGCCACTCCGGGCAAATTCTTGAGGGCGCAGTATTCGTCGGCGACACTCCTGAAGTGCGCCGATACGAACGTCTGGATGCTGATGGGTGATTTGAGTGCCTCGTGATTCCGGGCAATACATCTAGCCAGGGCAAGAAGCCGACGACGCCGACCATTGGCGGTGCTTCTGCGGGCAACGGTCAGGCGACTGTATCGTTCACCGAGTCCACGTATCGCGGCAAAAACAATTCGGGAACGTATCGGGCGACTGCGGGTGCCGTATCTGGAACGTGTTCTTCCCCCTGTAACTCAATCACGGTTACGGGTCTGTCCAATGGTACGCAATACTGTTTCACTGTCGCTCTGGAAACTCCGTACGGGGTGAATTCGGATTCTTCCGCGCAGGCGTGTGTGACACCAGTTGCCCCCACTACTACTACCACTACTGCTGCGCCCACTACCACTACCACTACTGCTGCGCCCACTACCACTACCACTACTGCTGCGCCGACCACTACCACTACCACTACCACTACTGCTGCGCCGACCACTACCACTACCACTACTGCTGCGCCGACCACTACCACTACCACTACCACTACTGCTGCGCCGACCACTACGACGACCACAACACTGCCGCCGCCGGTTTGCGACGGTAACTGCAGTTCTTTGGAGGGTTACAGCCCTGGTCCGGTCATTGAGGCTTACGACAATCCGTTTGGAATTTGCGGGTGTTGTGAAGCGACCCGTTATCAACAATACGACAAGGCTGGATGTCCATCGTTGGCGTGCTTCCTATTCTGCGTCGAGTGCGGTCCGCCGTATTGCTAGTATTTTGACGTTGTAAATACGAACACTTCAGGAGAACAAAACATGAGCGATATCATCCAAGTTGCAGCCGACAATCCAGACGACTACAAGTTTTTTGCTTATGTCGTAGATGGGGAAGTTGGGCATGTGCACATATTCCAAGTTCACGAACGCTCGGAGCGGATTATTGCCTGTATGCAGTCGCAGCCAATAATTGTGGAAATCACGGGCGATTTGCGCGGACGGGTAAGCCCAAGCACGGGCTGGCAATACGACGGCACGAATTTCATTCCTCCGAGTGAGTAAACATGTCTGCTTGGCAGGAATACAAAAAGAAACTCGGCAACACAAGACCCTGGGACGTCGTCAATCCCAATAATTACGCCGACGAAGAAACCGCCAATCGCCGCATGGCGATATGCGAGGAGTGCCCCCGATTATTCAGGGCTACGAAACAGTGCAAAGAATGCGGATGTCTCATGAATCTCAAAACAAAACTAGCGGCCGCAAAGTGTCCGATAGACAAATGGGGTCCGATAGACAAATGAGAACAAAAGAAAACCGATGACATGTCGGTATTCATTCAGATACCGGCATACAGAGATTGGGAACTAACCAAGACGGTAGCCGACGCAATCGACAAGTCCTCCGGGAAATATCCCCTGCATTTCGGCATCCACAATTGTTTGCTTTTTGCCGGCGAAACAGAGAGACCAAAACCGGAACGTTCTTCGGTCCGGGTGAGTTACCACGAGAGCATCGCGCCGCAAAATATAGGTCTGCAGACCGCGAGATACATAGCCAACGAATTTTACGACGGCGAAGACTATTACCTGCAAATAGATTCGCACATGCGATTCGCGCGCGGTTGGGATTCGACGTTGATTGAAACAATCGACCGATACAAAAAACTCGGCATAGACAAACCATTGATAAGTCAATATCCGCCACACTACGGATATGACGACCACGGAAACGAGATGCCGAGGGACGACCACAACTTCAGCAACGCCAGAATAAGTTTCCGCGAAAAGCCCGAGCAATTCGCCGAAACTCTCATTCCGTCCCAAACCGCAGTTCACGTCGAACCGCTGTGTGGTTACGTTGCCTCCGTTTCCGGCGGGTTCATATTTACGCTCGGCGAATTCGCTTCCATAAAGCCCAACAAGAAGATAGCCTTTTGGGGGGAGGAGCCACTAATCGCGGCCAGGGCGTTCACTCACGGGTTCGATTTGGTGATGCCGCTGGCGCCTAACGTCTGGCATTTGTATCATTCCAATCAGCCATTCCACAAAACCCGCAGACATCATGTGTGGACTGACTTCCCCGCTTTGTGGGGCGAATTGGACGCCGCATCCAAAGCGGAGTACTTGTCGATATTTACGGACCGACGAATCGGGGAAGGCGCGCTCGGTTCCGCGAGGACGTTGCGGGAGTTTGAGGAATTCAGCGGGTTGAATTTCGCCGATAGAACAATCAAGTCCTAATCCATCAAATTTGCTTGAATCTCCCTGAGTATTCCTTTGCTCAATTTTGCCTGTTCGAACAGACGGTACTTTTCTTTTAGTTTG